GTCCATGCCCTTATGGGGTCTAAAATAAGGCTTGTAAGCGTAAATAGACCCCCGCCAGGGGGTTACCTAAATAAAACCCCGTTTTGTCGTATATTATAGTGATGGACCTAAGTAGTTCTGGCTCACCCCAGTACCCACATCTCCATCACCCACCAAGACAACCCTTGCACTTCACTGTGCAAGGGTTGTCTTGCTATAGGGGTCCGCTTTGGATCCCTGTGGGTTCACCTCGTTATGAAAGGACAGTGCATGAAGAGCATGATTATTATGACAGCGGAGGCCGTTCTCGCCAGCTTCCCGAAACCGTATGGAGCCTTCGGATCAGATGCTCAGCTGGAGCACGATCTGTATATGGTTAAAAAATGGGGAGGGGACCAGAACGTAAGGAGCTGCGTCTCCGCGCTGGCAAGGATCGCCAGGCAGAAGGACATCACTAAAGGGGATGCCCCGTTTGTATGGGACGACGCGGAGTGCACCCACCACATCGACTGGACAGCGTGCCAGTCGATGTGTGAAGCGCTGCGACGTTCTGCCGCAGCGCAGGGGGTCCTCGCAGCAGGCTGATAAGGCTTTGACCTGAGCAGGTCGTTAAAAGGCTTGGAATCTTATTTATTATTAAGGCAGGGACTCGTCCCTGAAACAAGGTCACGCCTTGTATTCCGGCAAGGTAATTGGCTACCCTGGGTTATCGAGGGGGTAGCTGGCACCAGGACAGACGCGTCGCGAGACCGTGCTGGGTGCCTGATAAGGTGGGCCGTACAGCCCACTGAACTCACTGTCCACTGTTGAGATACGTGGTCCCGCCGTGTTGTGCCGGCAGCCGAGGACTCAGGTGTACGAAACACCACGACCTGGGTAGGTCGTTAAACTGCCCAAGTTTTTTATGACGTAATGCGGCCGATCTGTCTGATGTCAGATCGAGGGTTCCAAGCCCCTATAAACGCAGAGGACGTCGCCGCCCCCGGCGTAAAAGACGAGCGCATTGGCCGGCCGGGCCTAAAGCGGCGGAAAGGGTACGCCATGAAGCGCACCCATAAGGGGAGCCAGCCTCCCCAAGCCCCGAATGGGTACCACTGGGTATTCATTCGGCAGGACACCGACGGGGCGGTTTGGAAACTCAAACCCCTGTAGGTGTCCTTGTCCCCCTTGGAGGGACGTTAAAGATAATCCATAAAAAAAGTTATCGTCGCAAGACGAACCTTTTTATACGAAGTCACGCCCACCCAACTATGACCGCTCTCGAAAGAGGCGTCATAGTTGGGTGGGCGTGACTTTCTTTTTTGCTATGACTCATTGTCTGGCAAAGCGGAAGTCATGCTCACCCACCCAGCTTAAAAAGGAACAGACCATGGATTATCGAAATAACTGCGAAGAAGTCGATGATATCCTGCGTCGACGGGATATCCAACTGCGAATCGAAGAGCTCGAGGCCGAATACGATCATCGCAGTGATCGCGGCTTAGACACGTTCGCGATCTCTGAGGAGATCGCTGAGCTCCGGGCGCAACTCGAACCTGCAGTGGCGGCCTAGGCCGTCACACTAGCGAAATACCAATAAGGAGGCGTGTCATGCAAGCCGCCCTGGGAAACCAGGGCATCACAGACCCCGGGGGCCACGTGCCCTCGGGGTCGTTTTATTTTCGTCTCTAAACCGCGCCGGCGGATCCCGGCATCACGGCCCCTTTGGGGCAAGGAGAGTAAAGTGGAAGCAACCGCACCGCCGGCCCTAAGTGGCATGGCACAAGCCTTCATCACGGGATGGAAGGAGTTTGACCGAGACTACACGAAGAATCCAGACGACCGCAAGTGGTCAGCTGGGCATGCCCAACACCACATGCTGCGCCATCTCTGGCGAAAGCTGTCGGTGCGTGAGCAGTTCCAGATCCTTGAGGACATGCCTGACCAAGCCATGGGACCCACGGGGATTGAAGAAATGTTGACGGTTGAGCGGAGATTTTAATCCGAGAGCAACTCACCACCCCTGAGTTGTAAGGCCTCCACGAAAGTGGACCCGGTCTCAAGTCCGGGCATCAGGGGTGGTCCCCCCGAGTCTTCTTGTGTGCACCACGCCGTTGTGTGTGCGCCTTGCTAACCCTCAATGCGCCGCGTGCGCACAAAGGAAAACACCATGTCGAGTATCGAAGCCCTGCTGTCCACCCATGAAGCCCTGATCCAGGTCCTGCCTGGTGCCCACCCTGATGTCGCCTTCCGCGAGGCCTTGCACCTCGTCGAAGAAGCTGTTGCACGGTGCGAACGCGCCGTGGGTTTGAAACCGAATCTTAAAGGGATGCCCCACTGGGAATCCCGTTTAACATTTGCGAATGGTGTTGTCCGTGGCGCCGAGACTTCCCTGCGGCGTAAGCAGGGCACCCCGGCCTACAACCCCAGGAGTGAGTCCTGGCTTCGCGGCCGCAAGGCCATGCTCGCCAAGACCACCAAGGCGGCGACTCAAGCCGCCCGCCTGTATCTCGCAGTTGTCAGCCACAACCGTGGAATCCTGCCATGAGCGACAAGGAAATAACTACGATGGACGCCATCAAGACTATGGGGTGCAACTGTGCCGTCATGGCTGGTGTAGCCTTCGTAGTCGCCATCGTTGCCTGCGCCGTCGTCGGGATCTGTCCCGATGAAGCCGCATTCATCCCCGTTGCGATTGTTGCCATTGGTGGCGGCATCGCCGTGGGAGGCCTCGTCACCGCTCTTGGTGGCGATGTCCGGGAAATCTAAACCCGCTGCAACCCCACGGGGTCAGCACAACCTCACTGCGCCTTAGCAGCGCAAGAAGGAGTCTATCATGAACTCAGTTAATACATTCCCTAATCGGGACAGCGTTGAATCCCTCAGTAGTCTGGCCGCGGAGACCATGAAAAAAGGTCTTCGTTCCAGCAATCCCAAAATCCAAATTGGAAGTGATCTCTTGCTCCGGGCATCCGGGGCTACCAAGATTGTTTCCCGGATCGTGGAATCCGGAAAAGTTCAAGTCCCACATGTCGGGTGCCTGAATGTCTACAAGGTCTACGCCGATGGCGTCGATCTCGGCTACCAGGTCTCGGAAACCGTCGACGACCAGGAAACCCTGGTTGGCGAACGGATTCGTACCATGGCGGCCGGAAAGGCCTTTGCGGCGAATCCAGATGCCGCGGAGGCCAACGAGTTCGTCTCGCTGTGGTCGTCGCCTCGCATTGGCATGGCCACCCGGCGTCTCCGTATTCAGCGGAGAAGTGAAGACCGGGTGTGGGCACCCGCAGTCGGCGCTGCGCTGGTGTCCAGGAAGCAGCCCCGGGGGTACGTTGATATCAACGATCTCCCGAAGACTGAAGTCGAGGCATTGGAAGAGGAAGCGTGTGTCCTCCTCGAAGTCGTGGCATCCCCGGAAGCCCTGGAGACCATGCGTCTCCTGGATCTCCGTCGTATGGCCACTGCCCTCGGTGCGGTTCCCAAATTGGGTCTCGCCAAGGAAGACTTCATTGCAGTGATCATGCCGCGGATTCGTGCGGCGGTAAACACGGGGCGGGCACCCGCAGGCGTCATCGATGCCCTGCGGGTTTTCGCAACTCAGGGAGTTGAAGCGGAGGCAGTATGACTATTACACGTAATGTCCAATGGGCGAAATCACAACCAAACCACCCGCCCTCGGGATACATGTGGGTGATCGTCAGGGGTCCTCATGGGGAGCCCATGTGCCGCAAGGGAGCCGCGAAATGGCAGCTCCGTCGGGTCGACACCGACAAATCGGGCCTCGAGGCCCGCCCGGCTCTCGCCGGGACATAATAAGCCCTCGGGCTTCATTATGAAAAGTTAAACACGTGCCCCCTCTGATATCGCTGGTGTCCCCAGTGGTATCGGAGGGGGCATAGTGTTTTCTTTACCTATGACCTCTCCTGTCCGCGAAAGTCTCGACGCTGGAGACTTTCGGGGTAGACAGAACTAAGAAACATGATTTACTGGGAGTCATGTCGCAGCCAGATCTCATCGTGATTGGTGGAGCCGTGGGAGCCCGTTGGGGTGGTCCTGTCGGCTGGGCTGCGTTCATTATTGTCCCGAGTACCGGGGAGAAGAAAAAGATCGTGGACGGCAGTGCCGAGGCCACCCAGGACGACGCCGACGTCATGCCGTTTGCTGCTGCGATTCAGTGGTGGCACAACACGCACAACGCGGATCTCAAGAAACTGCACCCGCAGGTTCTTTGCATCACGGATGCCCCGGATGTCATCACTGCTGGTGTTAATCCCTGGAAGCGAAACCTGGCCTCGGACTGGAGATTCATTACCTGGTTTGAGACCCGGGGCTACGAGATCTCGTGGACCTGGGAGTCCAGATACGAACATCTCCCCATCATACAGGAAGCCCTCCATGCTCGTCAAAAGTTCCAGGCTTGCGGAGCTGTTGCCTCCTGACGCCTTCAACATCGTTGATCTCAGACCCACGAGGGTTCGGGGCCCCCAGAAGGGCTCCGACCTCCTCAAGATTACTCCGACGATCATCAAGATCCCTCGTGAGGTCTTCAAGGAGTTCGGGGAGCGCTTCTACGTCTCCGTGGTCGTCCGTGGCAACAATATCTGGCTAGTGCGCACTGAGGGCGGCCGCTTGGTCACCGTGATGTCCGCGAATGCCTATAGGATCTATAGATGCCCCTCGGACTCCAATGTCCTCAAGGATGGCGTCTATACTCCGATTAAAGGGGAGATCATCGCTGGGCTCCCCGGGATTCGTATCCCGGGTGCGGTGGCCGCGGGGGCCCGAGAAGTCAGCGAGATGGCGATTCCACGTCAGCGGACGTCTTCAGGTAACCACTGACGATCCATGGATTCCATGGTGCCGTCTGAGGCCACCATCTCCCGCATCTTGTGCCAGGCCTGCGCGGTATCCGGCCACTTCTGGCAGTGATGGTACAGCGCCATGACTGCGAAGTTCACGGCATGCACGAAGTCATCGTGTCGCTTCGAGATCCGGTGTACCAAGCGGAGAGCTTGACCCCTGGGGTTATCGCGGACTTCCTCGAAGATTGACAGGAAGTCGTTCATCAAGGGTACCATGGGGCCCTCGTAGGCCGCGAACTTAATCTTCCCGCATTTTATGAGTTCGCAGAGCATCAGGAGGCTTCTGGCTTTATCGAGTGCCCAGTAGTCACGTACCCCGGCTTCACCAGCCGGCGTATAGCTGACCACGTTTTTATTGGGGCACGACATATACGTGAATGGGCACAACATGTCGGTTGGCCAGCCCATGTGGGTTAAAATACTTTCGTGAACATTTCCGGCACCGCCGTAGTCATGTGCGATATAGTTGACCCCAGCGGTCACCGCGGCTTCCTTGACCATGCTGGCCTCGGCGAAGTGATCGGCGGCATAGGGTACCGCGTATCCCCAGGATATCGTGATGGTGCCATCCGCGGTGATCCCTGCCAAGGCGAGTGCGGTATTCGAGATGAACTCTTCGGTGTCCGTTGTCTTCTCACGCCCCTTGCCGCCCCAGTCGACCCCAAGAATGCTGGCGACCCAGTTGTTCTTCACGTACTGTGAGGGCCGAATGTATTTCGCGGTGCCCGCAGCGGTGAGATCCTTGATCGTCATCAACTTCTGGCCGGTGTCATAACTCTCCCCAAGGACTTCGTTATAGAAGATATACTTGGGTTTGTTGTGCATGGTATCCATGATCTTATCCCACGACAACGGCGACGTGTAGTGCATGGGAAAGACGACCTGGGGTTCATGGTACCCCGCGAAGGTCAACCTGCGTTCTGGGAATCTATGGATGAAGTAGCCAAGCCTGGAATCCAGGGCACCCCCGCACTTCGCACACATCAGGGTGCGCACGGAGCCGTCACGACGTCTCGAGTTATCCCCGATCATATTGAGGAGGTCGCCTTCGACACTGCACACATTTTCGTGCTTGCACCCGGTTTCCTGACACGGGATATGCCAGATGCCCTGGGATGACTGTTCCCAGTAGACTTCTAGGGGATTATCAAATGTTTTCGGGGTCCCCGCATATCTCTCGAGTTTGTACTGTGAGGCGTCCAGACAGCTCTGGATAACCGGGAGGACATCGATGTCGAAGTCCTGACATTCGTCTATAGCGATTTCGTCGGCACTCGTGCCTCTTATGCGGTCAGCGGAGTTCGCGGCATAGTTGTAGAACAGGTTACTGCCGTTGCCAAGGGTGCGCTGGAGAACCTGCTGATCCCCTCGATTATCCATGAGCCGGGACTTCACGATGGATTCTTGCAGGAACGGTCGAATATAGTTATTCGAGAACTTGCGGATCTGCTCGAACAGTGGGGTCACCGAGAGCAAGTTGTAATAGGGGTGGCATGCCGCCCTGATGATACTCCCGGCGGCCTTGTTGGTGGACTTGGAGAGCTGACGCCCCGCCTTATCGATCTGGCGTCGTGGAATGTTGTGTGTGGCGTATTCGTGCTCGAAGAGGAAATGGGTATTCGCGATTGAGTATGGTTTACCCTTCAACCTGAAAATCAGGGGCAGCGCAGCCGACAATGGCATATTGGGGCTGGCCAGTCTCATCTTTCTAATTTGTTCAAGGGCGTCGGCGTATCTCGGGGGCACTGGATCGTGCCCGAGACTCGCGACCTCCTTGGATGCAAACTCTACCATGGTTGACTCATGGTAAATCGGTGTGGCAGCAATGCCAGCACCCTCACCTCCTGTGGCCCCATGGCCTCAAGGAAACCTGTATGGCGCCCGTCATCAAAGTGCTCGTGCTCGTTGCACTCGCATATATCGTACTCAAGTTTGCCATCTTTGCGCTCATCGTGATCCTCGTGGTCTGGGCGCTAAGAGGCTTTCGTGGTCATCCCTGGAAGGGCTAGGACCCCCAGTCGACTCGCTGATGCCGTACTCGGCGAGTCGACCCCAGTTTTATTAACAACCAACTCAAAAGGAGAAGCCAATGGCTACACGACCGATTCCACCTGAACTCGCCAAGTATCCCGTGGATACCCTGCGCGCCGAGCTCACCAGACGTGAAGAGATCAGTGAGCTGAAATGTGCCCTGGCGAGTTACCTGCAGGATCTCAAGAGGTGCGCGACCGCGGCGAAGCTGCATCGCGATTTCACCGAGCACTGTATTGACTGGCTGGATTCCCATGTGGACGCCATCGCCGAGGACATGTACACGAACTCGGGTACCCGTGCGGGTACCACCAGTAGCCCAGCGAAGCCATCTGAATAGACTGGGGACATGTACTTATCCCAGAGCCCCCGCGCCGTGATTCGCCGTGCCTATCCCACCCCGAGATACCGGGCCCCGCTCTCAGACCTCACCGTGGCGTCTACGGATCGCATCCGGACACCACAGGTGGTCTGTCGTCTGGACCCCAAAGGACGACTCGATGAAAAAGCAGCCACCAACCTGGGGGGCACGCAAGCACCACAAAGGTGAGCGCGCCTCCGGAAACCATAACCCCGAGGACGACTCCGAACCCCTAGATGACCCTCTAGGGGTTTATCATGACCTCGCCGCTGGGATGATAGGCAATCACCACGAAGAACTCACGCGTGCGTTCCTGCGAGGGTTCTGTGCCATCCAGCACGCGTTTAATGAGCGTACCTTTGGTGACAAACCCATGGAGCACTGTGTTGGGGTCCACATCAAGCATAAGCGACGCCATGGTGGCTACTGCCGCCACCCCCTGTGCCCCTCGTGCTGGCTCAAAAGGGAACTCGTGATCCGGGATGTCCTCGTGAATACCCCAGCACCCCCGCTGTGGATCTTCAGGGAGTCCGACACGATTCCATTGCGTGAGTTCGGCACCCTCAACGCCGATCGGACCTGGGAGACCTTCAGGGCGCGTAATGTCCGCAGCCTCACCCCTCTGGTGTGGTCCCTGGAAGTCGTCGAGGTCGAGGAGGGCATGGATGTCCCGAAGGCGTATGATCCCCTGACCAATGTTGGGTTCAGGTATCGTGGAATCTTCGCGGACTCCGGAGGGCATAGATACAAGGCAATCCCAGTCATGAACCCATCAACAGGGGCGGTACCCACACCAGTGGGTACCTATGCCATGATCTATGATACTCATTGCAGGGACCCCGATATGCTCACGGAGTGGAGAGAATCCGTGATCTCCCCGGTGAAGATAATAAGCAACTTCCTATACCACGCCGCACTCCCCATAATCCATAAGGAAGTCCACCTGGGTAGACAGTTCTATGCGGCTTCAATGTTGGAGACAAGGACATCAAGTGTTGCGAAATCAGACACGGGAAACCAGGGTTCCCAGGAAATCCCTGTTGTTCAATAATTGATCAAAATCTGCTCAAAAATAGAAAAAGCAGCACATACGGTGCTTCTAGTTCTTTAATACCAGATAGCCAACATCCGGCCCCACCGCCCGCTGCGCGTGGCGCCACCACTGGTGGAGTCACTGGTGTCGAGATCCTCGACGTGTGAATGCCACTGATCTGGGTCGCCGTCATCGCCACCTCCGGTGGTGTCGGCGCCACCGCTGGGGGGCTGTTGGCTGTTGGTATTAGAGTATTAGGAGCACCGTATGTGCTGCTTTTCAAATAAACCTCTACTAGACAAGGAGTTAAAAATGGCACCTTCTACCATCGCTTTCATTGGTGATTTACACCTCTCTTTCACGATCTGGGAGTCTCGCCGAGAGATCACAGGTGACAGTGATCTCGGGTTGTCTGAGATCCTCGAGGTCTGCAAGTCTCGGGGAATCCGGGACCTCATTCTCCCCGGTGATATCTTTGATTCTCCGGATCCTCACCCCGCCTTGGTCTACAAGTTCCGGGACTTCGTGGAGCGAGCTCTTGCGCAGGGCACCTCGGTATCCTTCATCCAGGGCAATCACGACAAGCGTGTGTTGTCCTGGGGCCAAGCGGTCTCCGGGGACGCCCACTGGATCGGGGATGGCCAGCTCCGTGAGATCTCGGGTACGGCTATCCGTGCCTTCGATTACACGTCACGGGATGACCTCGCGGCTAAGTTGGCCGAGGTGGGTTCCAATGGGGTCCCCAGTGAAGTCATCGTCATGCACCAGGCGTGTAAGCAGTACCTGGACATCGAGGGCTGCTGGAGTCTGGACCTCGACTGGGTTCCCGAGTTAGCCGGCGACATCGTGATGTCGGATATCCATGAACCCTGGGGTGGTCCCCGATCCGGGACTCGTTGGGCTGGCTACACCGGGGCGATGACAACCCGATCGATCAATGAGGCCCGGCACCCCAAGTCGGTATTGCTTCGTCACCCCGGTGGTGTCTTCGAGCGAGTCCCGATTCGTTCCCGTTCGATCTGTCAGTTCGCGATGACCCTAGAGAACTCCCAAGGGCTTCTACCCTCGATTCGGGAGTTCATCAAACACGCCGACGCCAACCAGGAAGTCACCAAGTTGCCAGGGGTGATTTATATTACTTATGACAACTCGATTGTCTCGGCACCCGAGATTATTGGCGACGTCATCAAAGCAGCGAAGTCAGACGTCTTCGTGGTCTCCAAGTTCACGGGATCCCAGAAGGCCGAGATCACCTTTGATCCCAGTGTGGCCGCCGAGGGGGTCCCCGAGATCTCCACGTTTGTCTCCGGGTTCCTGAAACCCGAGGATGACCCCAGAGCACATGGTCTCGCCTTGGATCTCCTCGATGGCACCCAGGGCAAAGAAGGCATAGTCGCCAAAATCGAATCCGCACGTCAACGCTTCCTCCAGGAGAGCGCATGACACGTATCGCGTTATTCAACGGTCTCTCTATAAGGAGTGCACTACATGTCTGAACACGTCATCCAAAACCTCTTAACCCCATACGATAACCCCTTCAGTGGGCGCATGGGTGGCCCACCGAAACGAGACACCCGCGAGAAGGCCCGCGCTCTGCGTAAGAAGCGGTCCAAAGACAAGAAACGCCATCAACGCTAGGGAATCCAATGAAATCCACATCAGGCTTTACACTCATCGAATTATTTATCGTGATTGCTGTGCTTCTTGTGGTCTGTGCTCTAGGGTTCCTGGGCCAGGCATATACCCGGGGGGCATCAGATTCCAAAGCTGATACACCCCAAGTGAAGCCCCCACGTTTCATCGAAACCAAGGTTCTCGAAGGGGGGTTCGGCAATAACCCAGTGTTTCTCATCACAGACACCAAGACCGGTCAGGAGTGGCTACGTGCCTTCCAATACGGGTTCGCCCAAGTCTCACCATCGGCGACGGCCCCAGGGGTCCTGCGCTGTGAAGCCGAGGTGACGCGATGACCACGAACCCCAGACAACTCAGTCTTACTCTTGATCTGGTACCCTATGTGGTCACCAGGAGTGTTCATGAGCTCCGTGTTCACGGCATCGGGGGTTCCATCCTTGCCAACCTGGATAATCGAGTCGAGGTCACGGGTAATCGGTTCAGTGAGGACAAGCATGTCCAGGTGAGAATACCGAGATCCAGGTGGGCCGATGAGTGGTACTGGGTTGTGGTAGAGGATCGCGAAGACGGCACGAAGGATCTCGTTCTCACGGGTCGATGGCGATGCAATGGGGTGTACCCCATTCTAGGGGCCATCATGGTGCAGGGCTACCCACCCAGTCTGGGTGGCCTGGTTCTCTGGATTTCAGAAAACTACGATGCGATTCAAAGCATTGGTTACGAGTGCCTGGAGGCCGCATGAACTCAGACTCCCGCTTCGCCTATTTCCAACTCTACAATGGCACCGAGATCCACCTTCCCCGCAGTGTTCTCGAACTCGCCGCAGCCCCGGGGTCCCTACTTCCTCATCCCAGTGGCATCGAAGCCCTCGCCGCCGCGATTCTAGGCGTTTCCAGCATCGACTTCCTGGGTTGGGGTCTGAAGCCACCCTCCCAGGCCTCGAATGCCCTGGAAACGAAAATGGTGAGGGCTCAGCAGGATCAATCCAGGGAGTCCCATCTCGCCTCTGTGGACGGGCTCCACCGTATTCTCGATTCCCTGGGGGTAGAATCCAACCCCAACCTGGAATCCAGGATTCGACTTGGGGTCTACTGCAAGGAGCACTCCGCTGATGACGCCCTTGCGGCCATGTTCACGGCTGTTGATGGCCTCAAGGGTTATTTCATGGTTGAGTTTGGCTATGACCCCGTTGGCAAGACTTGGAGTGTTCGTGTTGACGGCATGTCAGATGACCGCAGATTCGGGGCCTGTGAGAGCACCCTCAAGGCAGCCGTGGATTACGTTCTGAAGAAGATCGAGGTAGCCGTGCTGACTAAGGGGCTGGGAGCCCGATGGGAGGCCCCTGATGCCGGAGATGGCACTCCCGTGTCACCCCCCAGTGTTGGCGAGATCTATGGGGTGCCCTTGTTGTCCCGGGTCTACGTGGTGAGGGCACAACACCCCATCCTTGGTAGACTCTGTAAAGCGAGTGCGGATGAAAACGAGTTATCGATTGGTTACACGCATTGCAACCAGGAAGAACTCGTACGAATGAAGACAGCTCAGGCAGTCGTTATTGATGATGAATTTGGTAGATGTGTCCCGGTAAGCCAGCGTTCCCAAATCCGTCTTGCCTTGTGTTGCCGGTGTTGGAGCCCCCAGTTCTGGAGCCCAAGTGGCTTCACGTGCAAGAACGGCCATGGCGGCGCCGATGCCTTGCCTTATGAAGAAACCCCGTCCTAATAAACCCTGAATCCCGAAAGGATCAGCCATGATGAAATCAATTCTCATTTTCCTCGCCCTCCTCGGAATCGAGGTCACCGCGGCGACGTATTCCTACGAATGGAAGGAACGCGACACCAACCGCCCCACGAAAACCCTGGAGGATTATTTCAAGCAGTATCCCCATACCTGGATTTATCCTTCGCCGGCCATGTTGTGTATTTACAACCGGGATGCCCGTGCTCTCCTGGATCTCCTGAAGTCGGATCCCCAGGCGTTATCAGCGACGACCCCTCTTCTCGACACCAAGGCGGATACCCCGACTCCGGATCCCAGGTACCTGGGTCGCTGGGCATGTAATGGGTGGAATGATCTCGCCATGTTTGGGGATCTCAAGACGTTCAAGAAGTGTGTGATCATTGATCCCACTGGGTGGAAGACCCCGGATTCACGTGGTAATACTCCGTTTATGCGGGCTGCTGGGAGACCCTACCAACTCGAGATGGTCAAATACATGGTTGAGTTAGGCGCGAGAGTCGATCAGACAAATAACAAAGGCTCTACTGCACTCGACTTCGCGATTCGTGGTAGCGAGTATTTCACGAAATCTTGTGAGGAAGACGACACGGATCCCAATGGCATTGTCAAGTTCCTGCGGAGTAAGGGGGCCAAGACGGGTAAGGAACTCAAGGCGGAATCAGCGCCTCAGGCCACCCCACGTACACCTGGGAAACCTGGCACGAAGAAGTAACTGTTCAGATTTCAGTACCATTTAAGGCGCGGATACCCCGTGGTATCCGCGCCTTCTTTTGGTGTCCACATAAACCTACTTAACCCAGAAGGATTAACACCATGGGTAAAATCAGTTCACCAGTGGAAGCCGTCAAATCAGTTCAGTTCTTCAGGTTCCCGCGCACTCCGATCCAAGCCCGTATCGCGAGATCCGGGGACACCGTGGTCGCCGTCGGGAAGTCAGGCCGTGTGTACACCAATGTCCACGCCTTGTCGACGTGGGTGTACTGTGATGGCAGCGAGGACTGGGTCCCCGGAGTCTTCGAGTGCATGCGTGCCCTGGATCTCGTGACCCCAGCGGACATCGAGCGGCACACCCGATACGTCAAAGCGGATGCTCACCGCCAGAAACTGATCTCCTGGCTCGCGGATACCAAGCGCTGGGCAGACCACCCCGTTCTGCAGACCTCCCTGAAGAAGCGCCTCAAGATCTGGGATTCCCTGGACCCCTGGGGCCAGGACAAGGCGGACCGGTACGGTTACATGCCCGAGGGAGCCATCAAGAAGCCTCTTCCGGAAGGGGGTGCATAATGGGTGCCAAGTTTAAGACAGTGAGTGCGGCACGTGCCGCCACCATCGCCGAGTCTCGCCTCCAGAAAAAGATCGCCGTGTTGGGGGATACCGATCCCAAGCGGTGGCCTGCTCTGCGGACCCCGCTGAAGAAGCGCCTCAAGGTCTGGGATTCCCTGGATCCCTGGGAGCAGGACAAGGTGGCCCGGTACGGCTACATGCCCGAGGGAGCCACAAAGAAACCTCTTCCGGAGAGTCCGACATGAGTAAAAAGTCAGGTGTAGGTGGCCATGACGAGTTCTTACGTCAAAGGACGCCTATCGGAACATGCTATCTAACTCCCTCTCCTTCTAACCACAACCACCACATCGCTGAGATGCGGACCCGTGGGTACCATTTTGTGTCCTGCATCGTCAAGAAAGGACAGATGGTGAGTGATGCTTTCCGTGTTGCAGCTAACAACGTGACCTGGTGTATTTGCTCATCAGTGTACCAGGAAGCACCTTGCTCTGTGCAAGCCCGAGTGTTCGACGCCTTGCAAAAGATTAAAATAATCCCATTAAATCCCAATGATCCATTGAACGAAGGAACATTCTATGACCCAACAATCGGGTGCCAAGTTTAAGACTGTGAGTGAAGTCCGCGCCGCCAACATCGCCGCTGGAGGTTGTTTCTTTAGCCGGCCGAACATGTCGTATGTCGGCGACACCCTGAAGTCCTTCGCGCTGTGGCGGGATCCCCAAGGCGAACTCTTCATCTACCGGAAGCCTGAGGCCACGGTGAATACCCCACGCCTCCAGGATGTTGGGCCCTCCAAGATCCAGGTCGGATTTAACCACAACCTGGGTACCCTGTGGCGCATTGAGAGTAGTGGTCGTCTGGCCCCCATGGGTTCAGAGGCCACCCGAGAATTCTACCTTCGGTTAAAGGAGAAATCATGAGACCATTTCATCGCAACTCTGATACCGTCACGATTCGGGTTGAACCCGATGGCACCGTGGTGTCCCGCCGCAACGGCAAGATCTACAGGACCACCCCGGATACACGTCAGTACCCCGATATGGGTTTCTACCCACCTGGGGGTCGCGCTGCTCTCTACCGGGGCCGCCGGGATCCCCGGAACACCCCCGAGTTCGCCGAAGCCGTCCGGGAGCTCCGGAGTCGGGGTAGGCGTGCTGGGGTCCGCAGTGGCCCCCAATCCATGACATCGTGAGGTTCACATGCGTGCATCCGAGAGAAAACGACGCGCCGTAGTCGACGAGCTCTTCGTCTTCGACGAGGAGCCCTGGATCTACAGGCTCCGCAAGGGTGTGAAGCCCAAGGAGGCCCTGGCGCGCATCAGCGAACACGGCATCTGCCCGGCATGCCACCGCATGGGGTATTACGAGGGCAGGTGTATCCAGTGCCGACAAATCCATAGTGAGGTCAAGAGACCTTACACAACATTCAAGGCGGAGACATGAAGTTACTCACGAGTCGCCCCAATTTCATGTTGCGTCGCACGGTACCATCTTTTGCTATCCTGGGACCCCGTCGTCGGGACTTCGCCAAGGCGGAACTCGATCTCGCGAATTGGATGAAGAAGAACGGTGCCGCCTATGTCGAGCGCCGCGATGGCGGGCTCCCTCATATCACGGCCACGCTCCCAGATGTCATCTGGGACCTCGAGGTGCCCCCACGAGAACTCTGGCCTGGTTTCAAGAAGCCGTCGCGCATTCAAATAATTGCGTACATCCATCACAGAGTTGTCTATGGGCAGAACATCCACCAGCCAAGAAGGAAACGCTGTTTATGGCGCGGGTACGTGTCTTACTTGGGTTGGGTCATCAAGGCCCAACTCACGATCCCAGACCACATCCATGACCTATGCACCCTGGATTTTGACGAACTCGAGTTCATCTGCCCCACGTACTGAAAGGGAAATCTATGTCGACCACATCTGAGATTGAAAAGATGTACCCGTCTTCAAAAAAGCGATACAAGATTCCGGATTCCGCATTCACCAAGATCTTTCCGAGTAAGACGGAAGCTGAGTTGATCTGGAGCCGTGTGCGCTCCGGAATCGACTTCGACGCCAAGGGTCCCAGTGTTGATGATCTCTTCAAGGAGGGCTTCACGGAAACCGGTCTCGTCGGCTCCGGGATCTGGCAGCGAGCACGTGGTGGCCGCCTGGTCCGCACATTCGGAGGGTTCCTCCAGCAGTGCTATGAACGCATGAGCCTGACCGAGAACTCACGGAGTACCGTGGTTCTCGATGCCGCGACCATGGCCTGGAACCACGGTGACCGCACCGTGAGAGCCGCCGTTAAACTCTGTAAACAAAAACGTGGAGGTATGTAAAATGAGTCCAGTAACTGTGACTGAAACCGCGGTGACCCTGACAGCAGGGTTCGACTTCGGGAGACCTCAGTGGTCATGTGATCACGGCGACGACGGGAAGTCCAATCGATACATCGACATCGACGTCGTCATTGATCTTTTAAGGCGTATGTTGCTGCCGACTGACAATAAGACACTGCCCGACCATCTCACCCTCAAGGGTGCCAGTGCGGTCACCATTGACCCCAATCAGAACTGGAATCGAAAGGGGTACGTGAGCATCGAGGTCACCCCGTGCACGGTCCCCGACACCTACGGCCTCGGCTGGAAGAATATCGTCTCGAGTAATCTGAAATCAGTGGTCACCAAATTCTGTGCGATGTGCGCGACCCCAGGTGCCCTGAAGTGGTGGGAGCTCCAGCACAAACTGGAGAAGCGGCTGAATGACTTGAAAGAGTACCACAGTCATCGTATGCCAGTTGACGAATACATGGAGGAGGTCAAACGGATTCGCAGTGATCCCGAGTTCAAGGCTGTGGAACCCCCGGACTTCATCGGTGATGTCCTCTTGGCCAATAAGTTCGCCGAGCTCGATGTCGCCATCACGGGAAAGATGCCCCAGGGGTACAAGGAGTACCCCTTCCGGTTCGAGGATGCTGCGCTGTCACCAGACAACCTCATCTATCTCAACGATGGTGGCTATTCCCGCATGGGTCTTTTTCTCAACACTGATGACACCCTCCGACTCTGCATCTATATGAATGAGAAGTCGGATCACCATGGGCGCCAGCACGACGATGACGTCACCGCGAAGATGCGGGAGATCCAGGAGGCCGCGACGGCCTGGTACCGTGCTGCCGTGAAAGCACAGGAAGCCGAGGCGGCATGCCGTACACCTGGGTAGGCGACACCAGGGTGATTCGGGGGCACGAGATCCCACGTGAGATCCCGGCCCCCAAGTATCACTCACACTCCCGGATCCTGCATGGCTACACGAATCCACGAGGCTTCATGGCCCTCAGCCATGGAGTCTTCGTGGAAGCCGTCGCCGCCGGCAAAGACGGGTTCAGTGCCGTCCAGGATTTCCTGGACGGCACTGAACTCAAACATGGCCACCCCATACGAAACCTCATACTCGCGAGAATCGCGAAGGAGAACCCCAGTGCCCAAGAAAAAGAAGTCGAAGAGGTCGAAACCACTCCCCATCCCCCAGACCCTGTTGGTCCTTGAAGACGACGCCGCGTTCTCGGGAACCGGTGGCGCCATCCTGCAATGGCGTGACATCTCGGATTCCGATTATGATAATCTCGAGAACGGCTGTCTCCCCGAGGCCACCGCTGATGTCATCGTGAAGATTGAGACCTTGTTGGCAGAAGCCAAGGCCGCCAATCTCCCCTGTGTTAAAAACCTGAAGTGAGGCCCTGGCCTCAGGAAGTGAAGTCATCTAATGACTACTCCAGATTTATCTACGATAGCGAATCACACCAAAGCTGCTGTTGTTGTGCTGACAAATGATTTGTTGGGCTCCGACGAGGGTATTCGGGAGTCCACGTATCATGTACTCATTGACATGCTTTCATTTGTGATGCCGCCTTCTGAGGTTGAGCGTCTCAAGACGATGGTGCGCGCCACAGACGGCAAGTTCTACTTCCCCGAAGGTGTGTTCTTTGAGCCAGGGAAGGGGTCCAACGATGCCACGCAAACCCGACCCTGAGTCACTTGAGCGCCCCGAGCGACTCTACTATAAATCTATCACTGTGCCGGACATGGCAGGCATAGTCTATGATTTAGTCAGTCATTACAGATGTCTGAAGGGAGGCGATACCGCACAGAGATATGCTGCGCACGCGCAGCTCACTGCGTACATTATCTCGCGATGGGTGCAGCAGCGCTGCGGTTCCGCATGTGGTGTCCCAGATGTCACCGCGGTGTTAGTTCTGGATCAGCAGTTCCCCCAACGCAGTATAGCCCAGTGGGAGTCAAATCTCCGTTTCCTTCTTAGCAAATACAAGAGGAGCCCCAAATGAGCAATGAACCCGATTTGTTCACGGTGCTGGATGCCACGCATACCCACCGGACCTCAATTATTGTTACGGACCCCAAGACCGGCGAGATGTGGGCGTACACCCCGTTTCGCAAGCACGCCAAGTGGCGGATCACGCATTGGCACCCCCTGGAGCCCGACTACGAGAACAGCACCGACGATATGTCGTTTCGAGCTGTCATCGAGAAAATCTACGCCGAGTGTAACGGCTGGCGGGTCGTCACGGACTGTTCGATGCCGGGTAAGATTGAGACCCGCGCGGTACATCACGCCGATGGTACGGCGACCTGGTACGTCGAGGCCCCCGAGCATGGCTACGCGTTACCCCAGGGGTACTCAGTGCACCCCTGCCCCATGCAAGCCGATCAGAGCGCCCCCCGCTGGTATGTCACGGGACCCGATGATTGCGAAGACGGCGACCGCACCATCAAGTGTGTGCACACCAGTATTGAAGACGCCGTGGATGCGGCATGGGACGAGGTGGAGTCATGAGCACAGTTATGATTTCCGATCTCACCGAGCGCATCCAGCAACTCGAACCACGTATATTGCAGGATTTTGCCTTGCATCTCATCATCTTCCTGTACAGCAGTGGTTGCAGGGAGCTCTGGGCACCTTATGACCCCGTCAATGGGTCCATTGAGACCACCGCTGATTTCGCACCCGGATCCGATGTCTGCGATACTCTCTCGCAAGCCTTCGATGAGCTGGGTCTCCTGGAACCCAGTAAGGTCCCCACCAGGCTGTATCAGGTCGTCGCGATTTACGCGGATAATAATCAGCGCTACTGGGATGAGTTCTGGGCGGCGTCACCACAGGCCGCCGAAGCCGCCGCGAAGGCGAAAGCAGCTGAGGATGGCAACGAACTCATTGTTGCCGCAGTGCTCCTCAATGGGGAGGTGGTATCATGAAGAAGTCTGAAAAGCGGTATCGTTTCATAATCCCACGTCTCCGGCAAACCGGGGGATCTCCTCGCATTGTCGCGAAGACAGTGATCCAATGTAGGCCCGAACAGGAAACAAATTGGCCCTACACCTTGCTGTCATCCAGGGCCATGGCAGTAATTGTTTCTGATGCTGTCAAGTGGTATATCGACGATATTGATTCCAAGGATACCGGGAATCAAAACTGGGCTGAGGCCCAGGCCGAGCAACTCGGGTTCATGGTTTCAGTGTGGGTTAATAAGCGCGGAGGCCTCGCGTGTGGTTCATGTGATGCCGTCAGTTTTCTTGGCCTCAAGGATGCGAAGAAGCTCAGACGGAGACCCACCAAGAAGTGGGTAGACCTGCTTCGTAAACTCAAGGATGGGTAGCCCATGAAACATCGCGGCATGCGGGGCCCTGGCTACAATATGGCCAGGGCCCTCGCTGAGGTCAGGGAGCACAAGATCAGGGAGTGGGCGCACTTCCGGAAATACTTTAGTCGGTTCAACGCCAGGCTTCGCGGTCCAGGTTTTGTAGATCAAATTCTTCCAGTGCTTGAAATCAAACCATCTCAAGGAGACGTGACATGCGAAAGAAAGACGTCAAAGTAGGAGCTCCAGTGTTCTGGGAGGACCCCGATGGCGGCACGTCATCGCGGTACATCCGCGTCGCTGCTGTCGGTGACGAGTTCGTGGCGCTGACTGAACTCGGGGATCCCAGCGGTACCATTGTCGCCGTGGTGCCGCCTCGGGAACTCACCGGGGTTCCAGTGGACTGGCGCGACGACATCGAGAATAAACTGCGACCACGTTTCAAGCTCGTAATCGAGGTTGAATACGATCTCACTTTGGTTCCTCCCAAAGGGCTAGACGGGGTCGTCGCTGAGATCAAGCAACGCCTCAATAACGTGGCCCCAAATGCAATGGGGGATGCCGAGTTTACAGGTGAAACCATGGCTACGGTTACCCAATGGGACAACCATGTGTATCCCGTCGACACCCCGGCACCAGGAGAACAGGGATGAGACCTTTCATGATGGATTCTCCAGAAGAACGCAAACTCCGTGATGCCGCGGTGAGGCGTCGACGCGCGGCTTCCGCTAAGCAGACCCCAGTGGGGATCCCAGGGGACCCCCACTCCGCTGCGGCGTCGGAAGCCGGGGGTGTCTGCATGGGTTTCAGGTTCAAGGCACTCCCACCCCCAGACAACGGGGGCTGTGGAGCCCCCACACATCTCGCGGGTACCAACGGAGGCACGTTTCCCTGTGGTAGCGTGGTCGACATGTTTGGGGATTGCCGTCGCCGGTATTGCCCGCGCTGCCAGGACGCCAAAGGTCTGGATCAGTTCGACAAACCGCTTCCTAAAAAGGAGATCACGAATGGGGTTCTACAAGTACAAGCCCCGCAAGGGGATCCCAGCGTTCCAAAAGAGATGTGATGCTATTCATGCTGAGATTGATAGCATCGCCAAGGATATTTTCGAGGACTATGTCAAGCCATTCTGTGATAAGTATGGTTACGCATTTGATTCAGGCATGGGCTCCTGGTCTGTTTACTCACGTGGGAAAGATTTAGACGAAGCAGCACTACCACGTTGGTTTCGAGATCTCCTGAATTGGGATGTTGATGGTTTAATCCAGGTACCCATAGCAGCATGGACGAACTATGACTACACTTCTCCGACTTATGACAACTGTCGTAAGGAAGAGAAGATAGAACAGCTCCCATTTCGGCTGGTCTGCGAACAGGTCATGGAGAATCAGCTCGCGCATGTCATCTACGAGGAGTACAAGAACAAGAGGACTGAAGACCTCCTGATCGCCGAGAAGGTGGCGCGCCGGCGTGGGTTCAGCGAGCAGGCCATCGAGGAGTTCCGGGGTGGAAAACTCCCTGAAGGCTCGCTGCCATCTAAATTCTACCCCAGAGAAATGGAGTGACCGCATGGTAGATACCATATGTGAGCAAGTCATTCACTTCCTCGGAGTTGATGTCCAGACGGATACTCTACGCCCCCTGTTACGTGCACTACAACGAAAGAAGGACATCCTGGCGTTTGAGTCCCAAGGCGCCTACCGAGAGGACGCCGGATACACCAAGGTGTTCGTGGATACCACGATGACGGAGTCCGAGTTTGAGACCTGGCTATTTGGTCTCGGCACAGCGGGGAACCCCGCAAAGTATCGCAGGCACCCTCCGAAGGAGATCTGCATTGTGGGCGCATTCACCCGAAAGAATTACACGAAGTCAGAGGGTTACCTCTTCGATAAGTTCGAGGCGGTTCCTCTCCCTGACTATTCCAAGCAACTGGAGTGACCCATGTCACAATACGACTCCGACGATTTCCGTGCGTTCTGTCAGCAGGCCACGGATCGTCAACTCGCCAACATCATCCACAGCGAGCACAAGAACAACCACCGCGAGGATCTCGCCATCGCTGAAGCCGTGGCGGCAGGGCGGGGTTTCACTGAAGACCACATTAAGGAATGCAGAAAGCAGGGAGCACCATGACGAAATCACAAAACCTCCCCGACGACTTCCGCAAGATGGATGGGTTCCCCATGTTGGACGTCAATGTCCGCCTGGAGCCCGGTAAAAAGATCGAGGTAACGACACACGAGATGGCGGTGTCCTACGGCAGGGGGAGCACGCATGGCCCCGGCAGTGACTTCGTCGCCGGGGGCAATTCGCTGTCGTCAAAACACGTCTACGGCATCGCTGAAAAGCATGAGTGCATGGACTACGGCAAGGTTATTAAGGGGTTTGCTTACTGCGCCATGGAAGACGTCGAGGCCTGCAAGGCAGTGATGGTGCAGGCCATCAAGGATTGCTACTGTGCCACCCTTGCCGAGCACCACGCTGAAATCGCCAAATGGGAATCCTGTGTATTGGAGGTGGATCATGCGGCCACCTAAGTTTGTGTTGAGTCGGTGTGGTACCCTCAAGGGGGAGACCACGGGATCAGTGCGGTGCTGTCGTCTCGAGGGCTGCGGAGGCGCCTGCATTGGTGTCCGGTGGCCAAAGGAATCCGGGCAGAAGCGAGCCAAGGTCACGTTCCCGTGCTCGAAAGGCATGAAGACGGTCAACACGACGACCTGGCAGATCATTTAACCAATAAGGAGTCGGCGATGCCTACGCCTAAATTGCCAGAATTAGATACTTCACGTGGGAGCCCAATGGGGCGCCCACCGTGGCCTCGGAAGACCCCCTGCAGTGAGGGCCTCGATATCACGCAGACAGAATGCTTCAAGGCCCCCGCGTATTGTTTCCGGGTACGCCTGTGCCAGGGCTACGACTCCGGGGGTGCGTATTGGGGTGGCCCCAATGATCTCTGGTGTGCCACCAATGGTTTCGATGGGGATGAGACTTTCCAGATGTTCGCCCGGGCGTACTCACGTGCGGAGGCCCAGAGCAAGTTTGAATACGACGCCCCTGGTCTCATCACGTGGCACAAGCGGTCACCCCGTCCTCGGAGGCTGTATGAGCGGCGCTAAACCACCAGACGCCATCAATCGTCTGTTTCTCAGCATCCTCAATGACCCCGTGGCAGCCAAACAGGCCATGGAGGCCGGCAACGAGTATGCCAAGCAAATGCTGAATCGAACCTACTCGGTGCGGTTCACGATGCCTGCGGTGGTTCATGCCAACGTGCTCGTTGAAGCCGAGTCCGAGCTCGCCGCGATGACCAAGGCACAGGAGCTGGAGATCCATGACGGGGAATGGCGCTATGGCAGCCCCATTGATCCCAAGGCGAAACCGCGGCCCACTCAGGTGACCCCGATAGGCTGGGAGGCCATGCTGCCTCCACGTCTCCTGGCCCCCGGGGAAACCGCTGATTTCGAGGTCACTTTCTACAAGGTGAGCACGAAGACTCATGTGGTCAACGCGAAATCACGTGAGCACGCCGCGAGTATCGCGGAATCCCTGCGCCTCGAGGACATGGAGTCATCGAGGAAAGACGAGGGGGTCTGGGTGCCACATATTAAACAACTCAGGAAAAAGGAGACAAAAGATGGGCAAGACCCCACTTGAAATCTTTGACGAATTACAACAGAAGCTCGCGAACCCCGAGGGTACCGAGGCTCGCCTGGTCTCCGATCTCCTCGAGGACCACATCTCGAACTCGGAGAATGACCACGGCGAGGTCTCCAAGGAGGCCCTGGATCACTTTGATCTCATACTCGAGGAACTCATCGTGGTCACCATGCGGGTGCGACGTGCGTTCAACAGGCTACGCGAGCACCCCGGGAATCAGTGCCCAATACCGTTCTCGCTTTGCTCCGCTGGGGGTGATGGCAGTGTTCTCGACGGCCACATTGAAATCACCTGTGACGGTATCGAGGTTGGGTTCAAGGGGTATGGGACTTGCAGTGCAATGGGGGGAGTTGTCAACGGGGGTGCCCCGCTACTCATCGAGCAGCAGAACGGGGTCGCCCGAGTTCGCGCCTGGACCGACATCAACAACCCAGGTTACGTGAGTGGCATGGGATTGGGCGGAGCACAGGAGGCGTTCAGGAGGGGTAACAATGGCACGCCTACGCCTGAATAAGTGGAGATCCCCGAAGACCGAGAAGTTGTTTATCTTCGTCAATGGCTACGAGGACCCCAGTCTCAGAAAGGTAGCCATCGTGGGTGAAGACGACACCTGGGCATTCTCGCCACAAGGCGGGGCCCAGGTAAGCCGTGAACTCGCCAATCAGGTGTTCTCGGATGTCGAAGACATCTCTGGTGTCCGGCGCTCCCAGGGATTCAAGGCACTATGCGCTGCAGTCGAATGGTAGAAAGGACTCTATGTTCATCAAAACAGTAACACTTCGCAACTACTGCCAGCACGAGGATGTCACCGTTGAACTCGGCGCCGGCCTCAACGGGATCATTGGATCCAATGGTCGCGGGAAGTCCAACTTCCTCGACGCTATCCGATTCCTGCTCACCGGGGAATCCAACAACCCAGGGAAGAAGGAAGACAATCTCCGCTGGGGCGCGAAGACAGGGTGGGTCGAAGGTGTCATCCGATTCGGGGACACCGACTACTACCTGAAGCGGTGGATCACTTCGGCGAAGGCCGAGATGTCATGGGAGGACAACACGGGGGGTGAGCAGAAGCTCATCAAGGCTGCTGAGATCCAGACCACGCTGAACGCCCTCACGGGTTCCACCGCCAAGGTTCTCCTCGATGCCGTCTTGGTGCCCCAGGGTGCCATCAACGCCGTGCTCTTCCAGCGTCCCGGGGATCGGCTCAAAGAGTTCCAGCGTGTCTTCGGTCTCCAGGGCGTCGCCGATGCACATCGCTATCTCGGCGAGGAAGCCGCGAAGTACACGCTGACCCCAGGGCTCTCCCAGGCCCTCAAGGATTCAGCGGAGCGCCTCACCGCGGCGAAATCCGAGGTTGCGGTCTCCCAGGAAGCCTGTGCGGCCGGAAAGGCCGCCATCGAGGCCCTGTTGCCTGCTGAGGAGGTCCTGAGGCGTGCCGATGCCGCGCAACGCCATGGCGCCGCCTTGGCGCAGGCCACAGCACGGCATCAAGCCGCCCTGCAGGCCCAGGCCTCAGCGAAATCGGAAGCCGCGGCGGCCACGGCTGCCCTGGAGTCACATGTCGTCCAGGGACTCCCCGAGAAGGCTGACGGGCTCAGGAAGCGCAGGGCCCAGATCGAGGTCGCGCTTTCCCAGGTCACCCAGCGTCAAAACGCGGCCAACGCGGTGGCATCCTATCAGGCCACCCTGGCCACGATTCCGGAGATCACCGCAGAGGAAGGCCAGGCCGCCGAGATCGCTGCGGCGACGGCGAATGCCGAGCTCGCCACGGCGGAGAACGCGGCGCGGGGTAACCGTGCCCAGATCCCTGCGGAGATCGAAGCCAATGCTGCCAAGGAAGCCGCAACACGAGCCCTCGAGGAGGCCAAGGCACGGAATGTTCTCACTGATGCCGACCTCGTCGCGATGTCAGCGGAGATCAACCGGCGCACCGGTGATATCCAGGGGTTCGAGACCGGGTTCTGCCCGACTTGCAAACAGGAGGTTAAAGGCGGCCCCGCCCACATCGCGAGCATCCGGTCCTCAATTGCTGAACTCACCGTACAGCGCGAGAAGCGTCGAAATGATCTCGAGTTCGCCAGGGGGCAGGAGATCAACAGGTGTATGGGTGTCGTCCAAGCCGCGACCGCCAAAGTCAACGAGATCGCAGTCCAGGCCGCAGCTTTCTTCAGTGAGCACCTCAGGGCGGCGACGGCGAAGGCCAACGCGGCATCCGCAGACCTCACGGCGAAGCGGAATGCGGTGTACCAGCGCCAGCAGGCCATCACGGCGATTCAGGCCAACCAACGCCTCCTGGAATCCCTGGGTGGTGTCGCGACTCCTGAACCCGGTGAGATCGAGACCATTGATCGCGACCTCGCCCAGATCCGGGCTGCCCTGGACGCCCATGTCGTGCTCCAGCGCACCAGGGATACCGCAGGGGTCAGGTTGGCTTCTGCGGACAACGAAGTCGCTTCCGCGGAATCCGCGGTGATCTCGCTGGGTCAGCAACTCGATGCCCCGAGTCCTCAGGAAGTCGACGCCGCCGTTGTGGCGACACGTCGTCTCGCCGAGCTCAGGAAGACCCAGGCCCAAGCCGAGGCCACCCATGCCGCCAATCTGGCCGCGGTGACCATGCGTCAGGGTGAAGCCGAGCGTCTCGCGGATACCGCGAGACGGGAAGCCCGGGATCAAGCCTGGGTGGAAACCGTGACCAAGGTTCGCGATATCCTGCACCCCACCAATTTGCCAGCAGTGGCGATGCGGGAGTATGCGGCGATCATCAACAACCAACTCGGATGGTACCTCGACAAGTGGAACGCCCCGTTCCGCCTCTGGATCAACGAGAACATGGAGTTCAGGGCACTGAAGCCAGATGCCGATGGCTCCGAAGCCGAGATGGATGCCGCCCGACTCAGTGGTGGCGAACAAATCGTGGGCTCATCCAGTTTCCGGGTTGCCATGTCAGATACCTTTGCCAGGAATGCTGGGCTCATCGTCCTCGACGAACCCAGCAGCTACCTCGACAAAACCAATATCCACAATCTGCAAACCGTGCTGCTCGAGCTCAAGAAGGTTTCGGCGGCAAGCCACCGGCAGGTCATCGTGGTCACCCATGAGGCCTCTCTTATGGGATTCTTTGATCAAACCGTAACAATCGGAGAAAATGCCGCGTTGGCCTCTTGAGGTCCATTGCGGCGAGGAGTCGCGATGAAAGCAGTCCTAACATACCTGGGGCGCATGCTCTCCCTGAGCCCTGCGCCTCTCGCCAAACAGTTCGAGAAGTCCTGCATTGTCACCCGAATGATTCAAGTCCAGGCCTGTGCAGAAAACGGGTGGAGGCAATCCAGGAAACCTGAAGACCACACCCTGTACTGGTATGACACCCAACCCGATGGAACCCCGGTATTCGTGACCTATTCGGGTTACGGGTACCGGATCCATGCCGAGCTGATCAAGCAAGGCCATGAAGTCGAGGTCAGAGATTTCACACCATGCGGGCTCCCGGATCCCGATCTCGCCAGACTCCAGGGCATTAGCTGGCGGGGTTCTCAGTCCGAGGTGGTCTGTAAGCTCCTCGCCAATAGGTGTGGGGTCATCGACTGCCCCACGGGGTGGGGCAAGAGCTTTATCATCAGAATGATTGTGAGGGCGTACCCCAATTCGATGATTGGGGTCACCGTACCGAGCACGGATGTCGCCAAGGAGATCTACGAATCCTTGGTACCCGAGCTCGGGTATTCTGTGGGCATCGTGGGCGGGGGTAAGCACAAGCAGCGGCGTGTAACCGTAGCGGTTACACACTCGTTGTTAAAGTTGGACCCAAACATCAACTTGCTGATGACCGATGAGGCCCACGCCGTACTTACCCCGAACTTCATCGACATGTTCAATAGGTTCCCTCGCGCCAAGTTCCAGGCATTCACGGCAACCCCCAAGGGGCGCAGTGATGGCGCCGATGGGTTCATGGAAGCCCTGTTCGGTCCCGTGATCCACCACGTCCCCTATCAGGAGGCCGTGGAGTCCGGGAACATCTGCCAGCTCAGGTACCGGGTCTACGAGAGCGCCATTGGGCCAGATACCTCTGGGATGACCAACAAGGTCGCCAAGGACCGTATCGCGCTTTGGCGTAACAAGGCACGCAATGATCTCATCGCGCATGCGGTGAGACGCGCCGAGATCACGGAGGCCCCGGATCCCCAGATCCTGATCATGGTGGAGAAGACTGAACATGCTTTCCTGCTCCAGCAGGCTCTACCCGAGTTCGTAGTTGTCACCGGAGAAGTCGATGATGAACGTGAAGCCGACCTCCGTAGGAGAGGTGTCATGCAGGGTACCCAGTCGGCGCCATCCAAGGATGACTGTGCTCGGATGAAGAAGGAGTTCTCGGCGGGCACCCTGCGCAAAGTCATCGCGACGTACAAGTGGTCCAAGGGGGTCAACTTCTTGGGCCTCGACGTCCTCGTCCGCGCCGAGGGTACCTCAACTGAGATCGCGAGTGGTCAGGTCCCCGGGCGTCTGAGTCGTAAGGGTCACGATGGCAAAAAGGAGTATGGACTCCTCATCGATTTCAATGACGTCTTCAGTCCAGACATGAAGGGGAGGTCCGCGAATCGCTTCAAGGTCTACAAGCGTAATGGCTGGATCTACGAGGTGGGATCATGAAGACAGGCTATAAGAGAAAGAAAGTCTCCAGTGTCGAGACTGGTTTTGAGTCCGAGATGGAACCCGTGGTGAGTCCTGAAATCGAGCATGGGGCCGTTGCCATTGAGCGTGCCTTTGTCGAGGCCAGGCGTGCAGTGATCCCTGGGGCCTCGGGGTGCTCGAAGCAGCAGCGCAAGTATTTCATTAAGGCAGCTGAGATCGCGAGGCGACTCGGGGAATCTCCTGAGGTCTTCGTGAACACCCAGATCGGGTATCTGCTCAAGACGGGCTCCATGCTATACCCTCAGGGCCTGGCATCTGAAACCGTGACTACGGGTGCCAGGGATGTCTTGATTAGTACAGCCGATATTGACCTACATCGTTACCAATTACAGCTTGACAGATGGAAAAGGTATGTCAGCATTGGCTCCCCCGAGGGTATCCTTCGGACAGTTTGGTTTGAGTTCACACCCCTGATGAGGTTCACCATGGCGACACACCATAAACTGCCAGGCATCGCCGAGGCATGCCGCGAGGAGGCTCGACGCGAGTTCCTGGCTTCATCCATTGCCCCGAAGATATTTGTGGAGTTATGCGAGGTGTTCAAATGAGCTTTACACCTCAACACTACTACATCGTAATAGGGCACATGTTATACAGTGCCAAGTTTTGCAAGGATGCTTCGGCGAACCTACAATCCGAGTGGTTCACGTCGGAGCCGATAGGATGTGATTACTGGTGCTCGGCAGCATTCTCCACTATCCAGGCCTATTTTGAAAAGTACAAGGCTCCTCCGGATAGGCCAGCATTTGAGGCTGAGATTGTTGGTTTGGCCCAGCGGTTCCTGAATCCGTATTCACCAGAGGCCGCGGCTTTTAAGAACAATACTGATAATTTTGTAAATGTGTTTATGCCAACGGTAACCGACAGCAGTGCAAAGTTGGCCAAGGCGTTATATGAGCACATGATCCGGACGTGTCGGTTTGATGCTCAAGCCAGGGCGTTAATCGAAGAGGCCCAGAGAAACCAGAACAGCGACAACTTCTTGAGTGAGCTCTCGAAGAGGTCGACAGCCCTGGATATGGAGCGCTCTCGTGCTTTTAGTGCTCCGAGCACTTCGTTTAACCCCTATGAGAAGGCTGAACAGGTTGCGCGTGTTCTCTCCGGCATTGATTTCCTCGATGTCCGGGTTGGTGGTGGGCGTGGTCTGGTCCAGAGCGCCGCCATGGGGCTCGTCGCCCCCGGTGGTGGTGGTAAGACTACTCTGGGGAATCAGATCGTGATTGCGCAGGCCATGATGGGGAGACCAGCGATTATGGCTATCGCAGAACAAGGCATGGATGCCGACTACCGCAGAAATGTGTTGGCGTGCACACTGGGGATCTCGACGAATGTTTTGCTGGATCACGGGGATGACGTAATCAAGGCAGCCATAGCCATGAAGCTCGATCGTGATATCACCTTAGATCGCCTGAAGAAGCTCCAGGACAATGTCAAGTTTGTGGACCTCGTGAATGATCACGACGGCGATCTCACCAGTGTTGAGACCGCCATCGAAGCCGCGGCTGGGGATGGGGATGGCAGATTTCGTATCGCCTACTTTGATTGGGCAGGTGCCATGGGTGAAATGGCGAAGGCCAGAAAGTTTCGGGGCAACAAATGGGAATCCGACGACCTCCGGCGTCCGACCTCATTCATAGCCACCTGGGCAGCCGAGATCGCCCAGAAGTATAACATCTGCGTCGTGTTATCTCACCAGATGGGGGGCGATGCCGCGCGTAGAGGGCCGTTCTATGATTTCGATCAGTATTGCGCCGCGGATTCGCGTACAAACTTCCAGGTTCCACTTCGATATTTTGTGACCATTGGTCCACGTGAGTCCAAGACTGGGTGCCAGATCCTCGGGGTACCCAAGGCTCGTAATGATAAGCCACTCCGTGGTAGTGACCGGGTGGTCCTACGCCACACAGGGGAGTTCGCGTCTTTTGAGGAATCCAAGGATTTCTCGGTAGCCAATGGGCGGATTGCCCGCAACTCAGCGGATAACAACAAACACACTGTCCCCAAAGAATAGGAGGAGACATGGCAGACGCAGTAGGCACAGTAAAAAACCCTGCGCTCTTCGATGCCCTGACCTCCGTATTCGGGAAGGTCAGGGTGACATCCGAGGGCGAGAACGCGAGATGGTCGTGGGATCTCACGAAGACACCGCGAGTCCCAAAAATCGACTATGGAGGTGAGCAGTATTATGTGTGCTGTCCGGTGTGCGGAGACGACAGGTACCGACTTGAAATCGGGCATCGTCTCTTGACCCCATTGGATCGTAACATTGCGCCAGAGATCCTCAGGTACTTGTACAAGTGTCATAATGAGGGCTGCAGGTTTCACACGCATCCCGCTTATGCTGCCATAGAAGACTACCTGAAAAAGAACCCAGATCTCGTCGGGTTCTCTGTGGCACGTATCATGAGTTCACAGACTTCTAAGCAGAATGGACCCGAGGTCCCGGTTACCCAGGATCTCCCCAGTGGTGTCTTGTTCCTGCGGGACCTCCCCAGTGGGCACCCCGCGCGGGAGTTCGTGGTGAAGAAGTATGGTTTCGACCCCGACGTCATCAGTGATTACTTCAAGGTCGGGTATTGCTCTACCCCAGACCCCAAGTACCCCGCGGCGTACAACCGAATCATCTTCCCCATCCAGCAAGATGGTAAGTGGGTGTCCTGGCAAGGCAGATCTCTGGATCCCCTGTGTTCCCAGAGGTGGTACTTCCCGACTGGATTCAGGAAGGTGTTATACAACTGGGACAACTTGCCGCGCCAACGCGGGGATGTTGTCGTGATCACAGAGGGCATCCCGGCCTCGATTGCCAGCGGCCCCACGGCTACTGCGATCTTTGGCAAGGAACTCGACCCCAGACGGATCAGTCTCATCGTCAGGGACTTCAAGACGGCAGTCATCGCCTTGGATCCCGAGACCATGATCCCGGATCCCACGACACGGCGTAAGAAGGGGGTCAAGTATGACCCCGCGGATAACGGTCGTATCTTTGCCCAGGAGCTCAAGGAGCGCCTGGATAGAGCTGGGCTCCGGATCCCGGCAATGCTGCTCAAGTATCCACCTGAGGTCATGGCGGCTGCGAATGCCGCGATGAAGCAACGCAGGGATGAACAAGACGGCATGATCCCCAAGATGGAGAAATCGCAGAGATTGAAGGTTCCGGATCCCGCTGACCTCGGTTGGGCTGTCATGCGGGGTCTCCTGCAAGCCCTGCCGGCTTCCCATAGGAGTGCGCACCTTGGCTGACACTAAAACACAGGCGACCACGCGCTCTGTGGTCGCCGAGGTCATTGACCTCGATCCCGAGCATCTCGCAGCAGTTCGGAGCATTCGTCCCGATCTCTCCGAGGAACAGGTTGCGCATTACATCTGTAACAGGATGATTCCGCTGCCCGAGGTAAAAGTCTCCGGGCAACCCGTGCATCTCCCCGGGTGTATTCTTGACAACCCCCCGGTGTATGAGTGGAGAAAGGGGGTCCCCGTGGTCTACATCACACCCCCGGCGACCCGGGAGGATCTCGGTATCCAGAGCCACCTCAGCGATGAAGTCGGTCTCTGGTTGCGAAATGAGATCGCGGGTTCAGGACTCAACCTCAAGGATGTCTTCCTCACAGCATCGATTCGGTTCCCACTTGGTGAAGGCATGACCTCGTATCGCGAGGCCCACAAGAAGTCGAATGCTGCCTTGTTCAGGGCTGACATCCTGGGGCTTAACCCCAGGTTGATCATCGCGAGTGGATCCGAGGCCCTCAAGGGTCTGTTTGGGCGTAATGCCAAGATGGACAACTATGAGGGCCAGTTCCATAACTGGCATGGCATCGAGGTCCTCGTGATCCCCAGCCATAACCAGTTCGCGTATGGGCATGCCTCACTTGATGTCTTCCGGAGTTACCTGGAGCGTGCACGTGACTTCCTGATCTTTAACGGGGTCAACAAGGTCCACGTCGACCGCTCCAAGTACCGGGTATGCACGTCTCCAGGGGAGATCGCGGCGACGTGCAAGGAGGTCATCGCCAAGGTGGAATCCGGCGAAGTCGAGGTCGTCGTTTTCGATACCGAGTTCGGCAACGACTCGGCTCGAGAGGAAGACGTCTACACGCTCAGTGTCCAGATCGCCTGGAACCGGGGTGAGGCAGCTTACTTCGGTTTCTATGGTTGTCAGGGCCACGCCTTCATGACTGAAGCCGAGATCGGTGAGGCCATGGAGTCCATGCGTGCCCTGTTCGAGCACCCCAAGGTGCGCCTGGCAGGTCACCACCTCCGTGTTGACATCCAACGCCTCTCCGAGATGGAGTTCAACGTCGATGACAAGTTGGAGTCAGGTTACGATACCATGCTGATGCACCATCTCCTATTCGGGGATGATGACCAAGGCCTGGAAGTCCTGACTCGCAAGTTTGCGCCCCAGTTTGGAAACTACTGGAAGCCCCTGCAGGACTGGTTGACTGAGAATGGACGAGAGTCCAACCTTGACTTCGGGTATCGCAATATCCCCGATGAAATCCTGATCCCGTACAGCATGGACGACGTCGCGGTGACCTGGGAGGCCTTACATGCCCTCCTCGACTTATTCGCGAAACCCGAGAACGCTCACTTGTTCGAGATCTACAAGAACATTACTGCGCCGACCTCCCTTCATCTCCTCGATGTCGAACGACAGGGCATCCTTGTCGATGAGGCCAGGCGTACTGAGCTCAGAGGCATCTATCAACCCGTGCACGACGCCATTCTAGTCAAGCTAAGGGAGTTGTTGAACTGGCCGGCATTCAACCCGGGGTCCAAGGATCAGGTTCTCATGCTCTTGTTCAGCGACTGCGTGTTCAGGGACAAGAAGCCCCATGTGGTCCCCCCGGGGGCACGTGTCCTCACAGGACTGACTCCGATATCGAATACGGATAAGTACCCCCGTGACTGGGAAGAGATCCTGGCAGCAGGAGTCGCGGATCGACACACCCCCTCGACGAAATCGGAATCCCTGGATCTCCTGTACCTCAAGCACCCCTGCGATGAGATCAAGTACCTCCAGCAGGTCCTCATCCTTGGCAAGTTCTTGCGGGACTATCTCCACGCCATCGAGATCAACGAGTTCGGGGTTCCCTGTGATGGCAAAGGGATCCATAACAACATCTACCGGGATGGGCGCGTAAGAACCCATCTTTGGCAGACCTCGGAAACCCATCGATACCGGTCATCGAAGCCCAATCTCCAGACGTCTCCGAAACGTCAGGAGTCTGAAGCCTTCGCGGTGTTCGTGGATTACTTCGTTGGCTGCGATGTCAAAGAGTACAAACGTAGGACCGATGACGACAAGGTTCCCACGGATGGTTCCTGGATCCCATCTGACAAACGTCTCAAGATCCCGAGCTATAAGTCCTGCCTTGTAGCCCCTGAAGGCTACGTCCTCATCGAGGCCGACTTTCAGACCGCGGAGCTCGCCCAGTTGGCTTATGCCTCCGGGGATCCCGTGCTCACCGCGATTGTGCAGCAGGGGCGTGATCTCCACTCGGAAATGGCATGCGTGGCTTTCAAGCTACCCCTGCTCGCTGAAATGGAGGCCGCGATCGCTGTCTTAGATGGTGGAGTGGTCACCAAGGGGTGCCCATACGACAAGTGGTGTGACAAGTTCAAGAAGTCGTACAAGGATTTCAGAGATGCCAGTAAAACAGTTAATTTTGGGATTTTATACGGAAGAGGTGCACGTGCTTTAACACGTGAAATCGGTAAGGCAGGTGTTTCGATCACACAAGATGAAACACAGGGTCTTATCGACGGGTTCGCCAAGCGGTTTGCAGTGGCCTGGAAATGGATGCAAGCCAACATGGATTCAGCGATCGAGAACGGATGGGTGGAAGACTGCGCCCGTCGTCGCCGGTACTTCACCGGTGTGCACCAGCTCTCGAGGTCACAGCAGGCCGCGGCGCGTCGCCAGGCCTCGAATAGTCCCATTCAGGGATCTGTGGCATTCCTTCTCAGTCTAGCAGGAATCAACCTATACCGATTCAGGTATCGCACCGAGATCGGGAAGGCTCTTGGGTACAGCATCATCTTGCCGATCCATGACGCCTTCCTGTTCCAGGTTCCAATCCCCTCGGTGCCCCAGATGGTGCAGGTCATCAAGTTCTGTATGGGCACCGCCTGCAAGATTCCGGGGACAGATAAGAACCTCGGAGTCGACATTGAAATCTTCAAGCGTTGGGGTGTAAAACTTCCCAAGGCTGAAGTCGTCTCGCTGCTCGGTGCGGCTTGACTGTGAGTAAACCCAGTTACGTTCTGGAGGTCCCCTGCCGTAGCGCAATTCGGCAGGGGAAGCGTCAAATCAACCCCGACAACAAAGGAAAAACATGCGCGCTCCGTCCTACAATTCGTCTGAAAAAGGCGACTTCTACCAACACTGCTTCAAGCCCGGCACGCTTCAAGCCTTCACGCCGAAGACCAACGCGGTCTCCATCGTTCGGTTCCTGCCCGAGATGGCCCCCGATGGCACCCCGTATCCCATGGCACGTGTCGTCGATGCCCAAGGCATCGATTACTCGAACTTCTGGTTTGAACGTGTTGCCGTCGCCGCGGGTACCGCCAATCTCTTCACTGGCCTCGTCCGCCCCCTGGGCATGGATGGTCGCGTTGATCTCGTCACCGATGAACCCAACCTGCCTTGGTCCGGTCTCTTCATCCAGCTCAAGGGGCGCCTCAAGAAGGGCCAGATCAATCCCATGATCGTGCCCATTCTCCAGGCCGCGTTGGCGAAACGGCAAGGGGATCGCCCGGGTGCACTGGATAACCCAGGCAGCATGCACTTCGCACAAGGCGTCGTGATCATGGCCAACAATGCCGCCCTTGCCCAGATGCAGACCAACACTGCGATCGTCCTCAAGCAGTCAGCTTTCACATCGTTTGATGCCATTGCCAAAGCTGCCTATCTGGCTGGTATCGATATCTTCAGCCCATCGGGTGGTTGCTACGTCAAGTTCTGGGGCCTGCCTCCGAAGACCCTGCCTGGGCAGGAGCAGGCCTCGATGCAGTGTGGTCTCTGTGACTACAACGGGAATGTCATGCAGTTCCCGGGGATGCCACAGCTCTACTTCCCCAAAGGAGTCACCCCCACTCTGATCAACTATGCGCCATCGCCGATCCCCGATGATTTCTGCCGGTCGGCATGGCATCCCTGGGAAGACTGCTTCCTGCGGTTCACCCGCGATGACCACATCAAGAAGATGGTGTCCGCGTTTGGACCCGTGCTCGTCGCCGAAGCCTTCGGTGATGACATCGCACGTCTGGGGATCCCGCTGCCCCAGATGGCCACGGGGTATCCTCCCCAGGCCCCATCTGGTTACCCACAAGCCCCGGCTCCAGCTGGCTACCCCCAAGCCCCATCTGGCTACCCTCCGCAGGCCCCGGCTCCGGCGGCCCCCTGGGGTAATCATGCGGCCCCCGCGGCTCCCATGGCACCCCCAGCGGCCCCAGCGAATACCTGGCAGACCCCGCCCGCGGCTCCAGTGGCCCCAGCGGCTCCATGGGGTAATCCCGTGGCTCCGGCAGCCCCAGCGGCTCCGGCGAACCCCTGGCCAGCCCCGGCGGCTCCGGCAGCCCCAGCGGCTCCGGCGAACCCCTGGCCAGCCCCGGCGGCACCCGTGGCCCCCGCAGCCCCAGCGGCTCCTGCGAACCCCTGGCCGGCCCCAGCGGCACCTGCAGCCCCGGCTCCCGCAGCACCCCCCGCACCAGCCCCTACGGCTCCAGCAGCAAGTGTGATTCCTCCGAGTGCCAACGCTCTGGCTTCCCAGTTCAGCGCAGCGCTCCAGCCACCGAAGGCATGAACCCCACTCACCCCTGAACGCGAGACAGGGAGGGGGCCACCCTCTCCCTGTCTCCAGACTGGAGACCATCAATGGCGAAGAAAAAAGAAGCAGACGTTTCCACTCAAGAAACCGTGGTGCATTCCTTGGTTCAGAGTCTTCTCGGCTCCGCCAAGGATCGGGCATCCTCGAGCAAGGGTTATCTTCTCGGAGATCACGCCCAGCACACCTATGGCATCGAGCTGCCGTCTCTGGCCATGCAGTACCTCGCCGGGCTCACCAACGTGCTGCCCTTGCAGCGCTGGTATGCGGTCAGCGGACTCCCGAAGTCCATGAAGTCCACGTTTCAGATCATGATCTGTATGTGGTACGCCATGGCCAATGGCTGCGCGCGTTACATCGACGCCGAAGAAAAGGCGTCCTATACGATGTTCGAGGCCATGACGTGGTGGCGTTTCCTGAGCCCCGATGATTCTTATACCGACAGTCAAGGCAACTTCTGTTCGTACAACAACTCGATTCCGAGAGACCCCGAAACCGGGATGCCAGTGGACATGGATCACCCCGATCGTGAGATCATGCTCCACGTTAATCCAGACCCCATGATTCAGACGGGTCGCAGTCGTCTGATCTACACCCCGGTGACCTCAATCGAGGGTTGGCAGACCGCTTTGGTCGAGACCCTGGAGTGGGCACGCGACATGGTGGTCAAGCATCCCGAGCTCAAGGAGAAGGGGAAACGAGTCCCCATCTATTGTGCGGTGGACTCCTTGACTGGTAAGGATTCCGAAGCCGGTGCAGCCGCGATCGAGAAGGAAGGCCATGCTCAGGAACGAGGTTATGGGGGTGCCACCCGCGCCAACATGATCTCCAGCTTCCTGCGCAGTGTCTCCATGCGTGGAACCTGTATGTCCGCGGGGTACGTCCAGCACCTCAGCAATGTTATCGCAGATGGATCATTTGAAGCCAAGTTCGCTGACAAACACAAGGAGGCCGGAGGTGACTTCGCTAAGTTCGCGGCGTCACTAGGTCTCCGTCTCGACAAGCAGGCCCACGATGAACTCGCCTTCCACCCCGCAGCCCCATTCCAGGGCCCACCCGTCACCCGCACCACTGTGGTGTTCAAGTCCAACTGTTCATCCCTGGGCCCCGACAAGCTCAAGGTCAAAGTGGATGTTCTCTGGCAGTTCCCAAGACTTCCAGATGGCAGCACGAAACAGGTCATGGTCTATGACTGGGAGGGTGCCCTCGGCGAAATGCTGTGGACGTGTAAATATGGCAGGGACACCGAGAAGGGGTCTAAGTACGAGGTCGGAGTTCTCAACGAAGCCGTGTACTTCACCCAGGTCAGCGCCGGTTTCGTGAAGTGTGAGGAACTCTGTACCCCAGAGGAACTCGACGCCGCCGACAAGGACAAACGTGGGGTCATGAGTATGCACGAGTTCGGAAAACGCATCGAGGCTTCACCCAAGCATCGCAGGGCAGTCCAGCACTACTTGTGCATCAACAGGTACCCCACGGTTCAGGAAGCCGACATCGACTGGAGTCTTCCTGATAAACCCGCACCCAAGGGCAAGAAATGAGCGACGAGTTCCCGATCACCTTCGGAGTCAAATCCGACGAAGAAAAGATCGCGGACTTCCAGAGGTCCACCCTGGACAAGCTCCTCAGGGGGCTGGGGTGGACCAAGGAAGCCGTGGCTCAGGCCAGACGCGATTACGGCGACGCCGACTGGGGATTCGACTGGTTTAACTCTCAGGGCCTCCTGCCCTTTTCTGTGACGGCCACACGAGTCTTCAACTTCGACTTAGCCATGGCGTTTGACGCCCCCACGAAGAGCGCGCTGCTCGCCGCGTATCGGGAGCAGCGTGCCTTGTTTCCGTCTGAGGATGATTTCGCACTGATCTTCAAGGTGCATGGCATGCCCAGCACCTTGTTCGTGGCGACATCGAAAGACCTCTCGGCGGTCACGCATATTCATGTCTCCGTATTCAACCAGATCGTATCGATCGCAACTCTAAAGGACTTCTTGTCCACAGTGAGGGATCCCAATGAGCAGTAAAGTTCCACCCAAGCAATCCATGATCGACCGTGCCAAGGAAGCCATCAAGGCTACTCCGGGTACAGTGGTCTCCGCGAGTTCAGCGAACTCCGCGTTCACCAAACTGGTCACCGACCTCGTCCAGACATTCCGGTTGGGGCAAGCCGGCGCCATCCATGCCATGTGGTCCATGGGGCGCCTCGTCGATGACTTTCTCATCGAGGCTGAAAAGAAGAACGGCGGCCGCTATGGATCCCACGGCATCGAGGAGCTCAGCGAGCAACTCAAGGCCAAGGGGTGCTCGCTGAGTGCCCGGAGTTCCCTGTACCATTGTCGCCACGTCTTCAGGGAACTCAGTGAGGCCCAGATCAAGGAACTCTCGGCTCGAGGCTACAGCGTCGAACACGCCCGCCTCTTGCTCCCCCTGAGTCCGGATATTCGTGAGAAAGTGTTCTTGGATCTCGTGGATCCCGCGACCAAGGATGTCATGACCACCCGGGATCTCGGAACCAAGGTCAAGGAACTCACGGGTAAGGACGCCAAGAACAAGGCTGACGCCGCCCTGGCCCCGCAGTCCAAAGAGGAAGCCGCGAAGGCCAACGGGTACACTGATGGTGAAGGCAACTTCGTCGAGATCCCGGAATCCAAGGCATCCCAGGCACCCACCCGGGATGGCAAGCCAGGTCTCGGTGCGGCCCCCAAGGCCCCCGATTACTCGAAGTCCCCGCTCCCCGGGGTGAAGCGCCTCTCCAAGGCGATGGTCTCCGTGGTCGCCGCGGTCGCCGATGCCGTCGTTGCTCTCAAGGAAGTCCCCAAGGTGGGCTTCGATTCCCCAGTGGCAGCCAAGAACTGGGCGGCGGCGTGTGAGGAGCTCAAGGCGAACTGTGAGGACACCGATAAGTATCTTGAACCCATCCGGGCCTTGCTGAAGTCCTGCATGCTCAGTGATGGTGCCAAGGAGTTCGCGGAGCCCACTGCGGCTGCCAAGGCCGCCAAGAAGAAGCGCGGAAAGTTCAAATGAGTGAAGACGTCGGGAAACCACCGTCGAGGAAACTCGACCCCGTGTTTTCGACCCGGGACTGGATTCTCTGCGTCCTCAATCTCTACGTTGGGGAAACCATAACTGCCGACCTCGCCAAGAGGTTCGCACATGAGCTCAACTCGGTAACCGATGGCGACATGCTGTTTGAACCTCTCGTATTCACGTTCCTGCAATACGAGGGTACCGTGTTGACCCCAGGGTTCGCCGAGGTCCTGGCCATGCAGATCGCGGCGAGGCGTGATGAACTCGACAAGGGTCCCCTGCTCTTGTACACGCAACCCGTGAGATCTGAGTGGGTGCCCCTGGAGATCCATGGGCTGACGTCTTGTGTGTGGCGGAACAATGAGCGGGGGATCAAACTTGATCTCCTCGCTATGGGCGGCCACCCCGCCGGCCACGTCTTGACCAAGAAGGTACCCGAGTCCTGGCTGGCCTTCCTGGCCTACCAGATGGGGTGCTCACGGCGTCTCGCCTACCCCCACGAACCCTGGGTACTCACCTGGCTCTGGCTATGGGGATACCTTGTCCCCGATGCCGACGGCGCCATGCTCAATTTCGTGGAGTGGGGGGTGCCACCGTGGATGCAGAAGAGAAACAAAGAGATCCTGCGTAGGCGTCTCAGGTTTACGGTTACACCAACCCCAGTTGATCCCATCTGCGAATACGACTTCGATTGGGATTGCAACTCATGCACAAAAGGGAGACACGAATGTCCGGCGTCAACACAGGTGGTAGTCGTCTCGACGGCTACGTGAACAAGATGAAAGCAGCGGGGATCCCGGCGACGGTTGTGGACCCCAACTCAATTGGGTTCCATGTCGACCCCAAGGAATCCGCGGAATCCTTGACCAAGTTACTCAAGCATCACGAGGATCCCGAGGGGGTTCCCGTGCATCATACCACACTGGAGATCCAAGGCGGGGATCCCGAGCTGACGACCCCATCAGGTCTCGATCGGGATTTCTCCTGGTTCTTTCTTGGACTCCCCTACGGGTTCATCCGGAATCTCTACAACCGGAATCCTCGGCGTCTCTTCGACGTCTTCCTGTCCGCAGGGAAACTCGATGTACCGATTAAGTCACATGTCAGCTCGAAACCGATTGCGAAGGTACATGGAGTCGCCCAGTTCGAGAAGTCGGAGTTCGCACATCAGATCCTGGGGATCCCGCATGCGTACTCTGCTAAGTTCCGAGACTTCATTGCATCGTATCGGTTCAAGACTGACCCCGGGGCCTCCGATGACATCTATGTCCCCGGGGAAACCGTGTTTCGTGTTGACTGGGCGACCATCAAGATCGCGGACCCCTTCATCCATGATCGCGTCGCCGTTGATGTACATTTCGCGATTCCTCTGAACCTGACGACATCACGGGGGCCTCGAGTCATGACTCTCCCTGGGTGGGGGCTCGACGCCCCGGTGTTCAGCGTGAACACCGTGGTTGATGAAGAAGCCAAACAGTACGCGGTGTAACCGCAAGGATGTCGTAATGGCCAGGTTTGGATTCGATCATCTCAGGCTTCGGCGCCCCACGCGCACCCAGGAGTTCGGCTCCCGGGGGTTTCGTGTCGAGTTACCTGCGGTGGACATCCCACCACGGATATACGCGTTCACGACATCCCCCAGGGGTGCGCGCTGTTTCGACTTCACCGATGACCCCGATGGTCACCGGGCGCTGGCCTCTCACCTCCGAGGTGAGAACGTGGTTCGTGTGGTCAGGGGGCACCTGGTACCCATCGAACACGAAGACATCTTAATCATCGGATCCCAGGGATCCCTCACCGCGGACTCTCAAACTTTACCGGTGTCCTCGAGTCTCGAGGACACCAGAGGACTTTCTTTATATGGGCAAATTATTCCTACAGGACAACAAGCTCCAGCGGAAGGGGAATGACCCCCTGGAAATTGAAGGCAGTGTGCTGGGCGTAGCCCGTGCCCTCGCCGATTGTGCTACGGATTCACCATTCTTCCTACCCTCGATATTTCTGAGCTTCTCGAAATCAGCACGGCTGGAGCTCGAGTTTGCCATGATCATGGATTCAGATTTGAATGTATGGTGGTCTCGTGCAAAATCGATTTACTCCCGACTCAACGGTCTCGTGAGTTGGCGCCCCAAGGATCTCGACGTCGTCTGGTCAGCGAAGTATGCGACCACACAGATCACGGAAGTCCTCCGGGTATCCTCGGGTCAAGTCTTCGTGGTCCTACAGCCCTGTGATCACGACGTCAGGATTCTGTCTGAGATCGAGTTCAACCTGGAGTCCGCAGAGCTCCTAGATGATCATCTCCGGGATTCCGCCTTACGTGCCACTGCGAATGCCGAGAATATCATCGCAGTGATTCGGTCTCCGATGGTATCACGTGAGATCACACTCAGTGATGGCAAAAGTGTGGGGACCATACACCGCCGTGGCCCCTCCGCAGAGGACTGCGGGGGCTGGGTACTCAATGCACCCGAAACCCACGTAATCGTGGGAGAAGAAGACGTCAAATGACACGCCTATTAAATCCGGGCTCCAGATCTGCAATCGTGGATATCGAAACCGGGGGCTTCAGTCGCTTCGACGACGCCCTCATCGAGATCGCGATTCTCATCGTGGATCACGAGTACAAGATTCTGGATTCCTTCCAGAGTTACATCATCCCGCAGCCTGGTAAGAAGATCTCACCTGATGCCGCTGCGATCAATGGGTACCGACCCGAACTCTGGGGTGACTTCGGAGGCCGCACCCCGAACCCCGCCGAGCTCGAGAACATTGTATCCCCACTTGTTGAGCTCTCCGAGGTTCGCACGAATATCAAGGGCTGGCTCGGGGGTCGCCAGGGCTTCCATGGCATCGCGTATAACAAGGGGTTCGATAAATCGTGGTGTAAGGATCTCATCCCCGAGATCCATGATGCCTGTCTCCCCGAATGGCGAGATCCCTGTGTCGCCTTTACTCGGTGGCTCAAGAAGGTCCAGGGGGTCACTCAAGTCGGCAAGGGCATGGCCAAGTTAGGTGCGGCATGTGAGCAGCTCAACTACCAAGGTGTCACCGGGGAGACCTGGGAACGCCACACCGCACTGGATGACTGCTATGCGGCTCGGTTTGTCGCCGAGTGTCTCGACAACGCCGGGTTCATGCACGACGCCTGAACCCGCGGTGGCTTGACTCCGCACCGCAGGGATTCACTATAGGTCAACCCCAGCAAGGAGCCTACCGTGAGTCAGCAGTTCGGAATCAAAAAGTACCCAGTAACCTTTCACACCAGTGACGGTTCAGAGTTCACGTCTACCAAGGGTCTGGATAAAACGCGTATCATTGCGCGTGTAGCCATTGATGACCCCAAGGAGATCTCAGGTGTGATCTCCTACCTGTCGTCCCCTGGATTCCGCAATGAAGTCGAAGAGAAGAAAGCGGAACTCGGCATTACCAATTATGGGATGGACAACGGGCATACCTACCCTGTTAAGGTACAGAAGGATGGGGCAGATGTCGTCGTCGCATATGAAAGAGACATCAAGCTCACACGTTCAATCTGAGTCTGATGTCGTCGAAGCCGTGGCAGCATCCTTCGGGATCGGTGACCAGGGCATCGGTTACATACGTTCAACTCTATCCCTGATCGGGATGTTGAACCCCACACTGGGTCAAGTCGAGGCGGTGACTATTTCGGTAGTCTCCGCCTTTTTGTCGAGATCGGGGATCCCGGAGTCCGCCAGGATGGCGTTTGTCTCCGAGGTCTCCAAGCATCCCGCTGAAGTCATCGCCACTGATAGTGTATCCATCTTTGATGGCGCCATCATGGTGATCACGACCCCCAGTGGTATCAAGTGTTTCAATACATCTTCCATGAAGGAAGTCAGGGAACCCAGCGGTGCACCCTTCGTGCTCACGGTTTTTAACCTCGCCAGGTTCCATGACTCCGTGAGGTCCTTTTATGACAAGCACGAGATGCCCGGGGTGCGGGGAGACGATCAGCGGGGATCTCGCCACGATCCGGGCACACGTCAAGGCGTGCGCACGAAAGCGTAAACCCGCGGCATCCCCGCCGCCAGCACGAGATCGGATCCCACAGCAGATAGTGGAGCCAGTGCTTCCATTTGTTATACGAGTTCCCATCCGTGTCGAGAGTCAGAACAAGTCACAGTACGCACACTGGCGGGTCTACTCAACATACCGCAACAAGTGGTATTCTGGGATTGTCCCCTTCATTGCCCCCTTGCGTGGCCTCAGGCTGCCGTGGTCACATTGGTCCATTGAGCGCGTCTACACCGGTAAATCCAGAGAAATGGACTATGGAAACCTCGTAGGTGGCGCGAAGCCAACAATCGATGCACTAACAAGGAATGCAGTCATCCTCGATGACAAGCCCTCATGTTTTAAGTGCGATTACTCGCAGCGCAGAGGTGACGAAGAAATCGTTATACTAACACTATTGGAGGCACGTTATGCCCCGTCCGAACAGTTTCCAGGCGTTCCACGGCCAAACTGATGCCGTCGAACAGCTCGCTGTTGCCGTCCGTGCCGCGACTCGGAGGTCAAAGCGATTCGCACATTTCCTCATCGTGGGTCCCCCGGGGGTTGGTAAGACCACTCTGGCAGCCCACGTGGTCCCCCATGAACTCGGGCTGAGGCCTGAGAGTGTCACGGTTCTCAACTGCACCGCAGTCGAGAAGCCCAAGGATATCCTGCCCACATTGACCACGGTTCCCCAAGGTGGTCTCCTGTTCCTCGACGAGATCCACGCCTTACCCGGTGAGGTCTCCGAGTATCTCTACCACGTCATGGAGGATCAAAAGGTCACGGTCTCCATGGGGGAGAACCAGCCACTGATCACTCTGGAGGTTGCTGATTACACGGTGGCCGGGGCGACGACTCGTGAGGGCCTGATTCCAGAGCCCATGCGGGATCGGTTCAAGCACCACATCCGGCTCGAGCTCTACGATGACGCCTCCATGCTCGAGGTCCTCAAGTGGACCGTGAACGCGTATCGTGAGGAGTCTGATGACATCAAGGGCATCGAATGGGACTCCGATGCCATCGGGCTTCTCATCAAACCCTGTCATGGCACCGGGAGATTCGCGGGGCGCCTCATCGAAGCCGTCCTCGACACCTACTTTGGTTCCTCGATCTCGGAGACCGGGGGGATCACCACGGGTACCGTGCAGCGCACCCTGGATCGCCTCGGTTACACCCAGGGGCTCGGCAAGATGGAAGTCAGGATCCTCGAGATCCTGGCCACCAATGGGGTCACCGGGTTGAAGACGTTGTCGGCTGCACTCGACGAAGAAGAGCGCACCATTGAAGACACCTATGAGCCCTGGTTACTCCAGCAGGGTTTCATTGAACGTGGCCGCCAGGGCCGCAAGCTCACCGCTGGAGGCGCCGAGATCCTCGGCAAGATAGGGAACACATGAGTTTGCTCGACGAGTTCCGAAAGTTCTATTTCAACTGGATCGAAATGTCCAATGCCTACGTGGTCATCTCGCCAGGGGGTGCCGAGAAGTTCCTGGCCCACTGTTTGCGCACCAACCAGGTCGCTGCTGTGGTCTCATCCTCAGTGGACCCCGTTCCGATTCGTGACGGCATGATCTACGCCGTGGCCCCGGCGTACGCCGATGGGATGCCCTCGGTATCCGACGCCGTGACTCCCGTGATCGCCAAACTCCTCCATCTCGGAGGCTTCGGGGTCGTCAAGCATGGCTGCGACATCACGCTTGGTGAGATCAAGACATCATCGCTGGCCCAGATCGAGGCCAGACGGGTTCGCCAAGAGATCGCCGAGGAGAATGACATCGTGACCCCCACGGGGCGCTCCGATGCCTCCCCTGATATCTCGGGGTACGACCCCAATGCCCCGCTACCACGTACCGCAGTGGTCATCTGTGTTGATGGCGTGATTTCCTCGCGCCCCTACAACACGAAGAAGGAGGCCGAGGAATCCGAGCGGTGGGCGAATCTCCAGATGTCCCCACATGTCGTCCACGACGGTGGTGTTGTCCATCTCCACAATGTTTACGGGGAGGACACCGATGTACCTCGTACTTGATATCGAGAGTGTTCGGCATGACTCTGTAGTGTATAACACGAATCACACTTACACCCGGGATGCCCAGACCGGTGGGCTCGTCGCCGAGAATTACGATGCCTGCTTAGCCCGGGTGGGTGACAAGATCTGCAAGGAGACCGAGAACTGTTTCTACCCCGGCCGTCTCCAGACCCCCGTGGTCGCCTGCATGCTCGCGATCTCCGAGGATCTCAGACTCCTCGGGGTCCAGACCATTCATCATGTCTTCGATCGCGCCTTCACTGAAGCCTTCTGGGGTGCCGTGGTCGGTGCCGTGAACTCCCTGGGCACACGAACCCTGGTCACCTTCGGGGGCCACAACTTCGATTTCCCCATGATGGAGGCCCAGGCACTCAAGCATGGCGTCTCGGTGCCCTGGTGGTTCCGAGGCCTCGCCCTGAAGCCCTGGGAGGATCCACGGAGTTCAAATACCTCTAATGACACCCATCTGGACCTCAGCGTCTTCCTCTCCGGTAAATCACGCTCAGGAGGCGATCTCAACTTCTGGTCCCGTCTCGTCGGGCTCCCTGGAAAACTGGACTGCGATGGCTCCGATGTCGGCGCTCTCGTCAAGGCAGGAAAGATCGATGATGTCATCGATTACTGTCTCTGTGATTGTCTGAACACCGCTGGGCTCCTGTTCAAGGTGCTCGGCCAAGTCAAGGGAGCCCAGATCCCCGCGGAGACCTATCGCAGACTCGTTGATGCCGTAGTCAAGACACGGTACCCCGATGCGCCTCCCCGAGTTTTCAGTGACTTCTGGTCCCGCATCGACGATGACTCTCCACCGTTCTGAAAGGAACACGCATGTCAGCTCTTGAAATCATCGAGGCCGCAGCACGCCGCCTCAACGCCCTGCAGACCACAGCCGCACGAAACCGTGCGGCTTTTTCATGGGATCAAGTCAAGTTCACCAAGGCACCCGCGGGGTTCCCGAATGACAACGGTGAACCCCGTGATGTCTGGATCCCGAGTTCTCTGTATGCGCTGCCCATCGAAGTCCCGAGTTGGGATGAAGTCGAGATGTCACCACGACCCACGCAGATCCCCGGGATCCTCACACGGGAGGTGGGCAAAAAGAAGTTCTACCGTGAGGTCTCCCGGACCCCAGTGTTCAAGTTGTCTGATCTCGATTTCGCCAAGGCATGTGCCGGCATTGGGGGTATCACGCATTCGGGTACCCATGATCTCGTGCCCATGCAGGCCCAGCCCCCATGGGTCACCTTCGCCATGAACACCTATGAAGCCGGTTACTTGGCCCGGCTGGGGCGCCCACGCTGGGAGTCCTACTGCGCCACCAAGTCCTGGAAGCATGACATTTCATCCACCGATCACATCGCCTTGTTCCTGCAGAAGGCGGTTCTGGGTGCATTCGATTTGTTCGTAGCCCATGCTGATCTCTTCGAGACCCCGCCAGCAGGGATCACTGGAGTCGACGTCGCCCGGGTCTCCGCTGAGATCGTGAATTGCATGAAGTACGGTGACAGCAAGGCGTACACGGATGGCATGAAATCCAACGAGTATTTCAAGCTCATTCTTTCCAACCTGCAGTGCACAGCGAGGACTGCGCAGCACTTCTCGCATAGTGCGGTCGTCGAAACCCAGGAGGCGATTCAGAAGTTCTTGATCAATACCCTGGAGGAACACGGGGGCTGTGAAGGCACCGTCAGGAAGATCCGGAATTACGCCGTCGATGAACGCGAGTTCTTGGAACTCATCACCCGTATCCAGAAGAAGCTGCCGATCTTGGTCAGGGAGTGGAAGTTCAACATGCCACCATTCCTGGGGTGGGGTCACAATGAGTTCACGTGTTCACCTATTGTGGATGTTCTCATCACCTGGGGCACCCTGGATGAAGCCCTCTCGGATCCCGCGGCACTGCGGACCTATATCGAGAACAATGCGTATGCCTTGGTCACGGAATCCAAGCATGCGGACCCCAAGATGGTGAGGTTTGCGAAGTCCCTGCTCCAGATCTGGTGCAGCTCGGGTATCCTGGTCTCCGGTGGTGAAGCCCAGCGCATGGAACACCAGCGCATGGCCAAGGCAGGCTGGCCTCACATCCTCAGTGATACCAACAACCACAGGGGCGCGAAACCTTACATCACCATTGGTTCCTTTGGTGAACTCGGTTTCAGTGTGCGTGATCTCGACACTGTAAAGGAAGCCCATTTCGTCATTCCCCCCGAGAACATGCACTTGCTCTGTGATAACGACGGCAATTTCCTGCCATATGACAAGGCATGTGAGGTACTCCGCAAGGAGTACGATGATTTCTCTGGGGACACCACTGAGCTCAAGGAGTTCATCGCCAATGAACTCCCCAAGGCGAGCCACAAGGGTTTCCAGGAAGCCTTTGAGCCCGCCCTCGCCATGCGCTTCGATATCACGAAGTGTTATGGCTTCGAGCTCGACAACGACAGCTTCCACCGCTGCCTGAGCCCGGATGGCATCGAGGGCGAACCGTTGCCAGAGGTCTCCTTCAGTTATGGCCCCGAGAAATATGTCATGATCGCGTTGCCGTCGCTCCAGGAATACTCCCCTGAAGGCGCAGTGGCCGCATTGGCTGCGCATGGGGTCAACAATGGTTACGCTGACTACGGCAAGCAGTGCTGGCTGCGTTCACGTGGGTTTATCGGTAAAGATGACAAGATCCATGTCAAGCAATGGGATCCCCAGAAGGATCTCAATGCGAAGCAGTACCAGGACTGGCTGGACTGGTGTCATGAGGTCGCCCGTGAAGACGCCGGCGGCCAACTGAACTCGTATGATGGCAAATGCGAGATCCACCACCTCAAAGACCTCCGGTTCGCCGCGGTGACCTGGAGGACCCAATGAGTGATGGCGCCACCTCAGGAATCCTAGACCACCTCGCCGCGGTTGAGGACACCGTGGATGGCATCACGAAAACCGGGCTCATCGAGGCCCTGGCGCTCTTCATTGAGCGTCAGGGCCTCGAGTCTGAGTTCATTACTTGGCACCACGGTTACCTTGATGGTACCGTGGAGAAGAGGACCCCATGACCCCCGAAGAAAAAGAAACCCTACGTGGTATCCTCGAGGAGTTTCGAGCATACATCGCAGGAGTTGATAACTGCGAAGCCTGGCCTCCGTGTTTTCTACGTCTCGAGGCCATGCTGGATACCAAGGTCGAACTCCCGGATCCCGGGACCTTCGTGGCCTGCCTGGAAGAGGCCACACAGGGTAACACGGATAACCCGCACTGGGTGGAATGGTTCGATCCAGAATCCAACCATTTCCTCATCGACACCAATGAGGTCTCCTGGTGTCTCCAGGACATCGGGAAGTGGACGGAGATCGGTGAATACGAGTGTCGCCCCCTGCTTCGCCGGATCTCTGCGATCAAGCTCAAGACTGCGATTGGCACCGAAGTCGAATACACGGAACCCTTCCGTCTCCAGGACCTCAAGGGGGTGGCTCGCTACGTCGTCGATTACGCCTTGGGTTCCGGTAACGAAAAGTGGTTGAACTTCATTGAAGCCGGGGTTAGTGCCAACGGTCTCCTCTCGGCATGTGAGGGCATCTATGACCCCGTGGTCGCCGTGAAGGCCGTGGCTCGTGTCCACGACCTCCCGGTTCCCATACACCTCAGTCACAAGGATTTTCTGAAATGACTCATACCCAGACCCCGATTCATGTTTCCTCCAACTTCTTCGCCAAGGCTGCGCGATACTTCAGCAACTTTGGCTCCGCGGTCACCGAGATCCTGCAGAACGCGTATCGGGCCAGCTTGCCCATTGAAACCACGGGAGTCCGCCCTCGGGTCGATGTCTGCGTGGACACTGATCCCACGGGGGTCACCACACTGACTGTTCGCGACTACGGCAAGGGGATCACCGACATCGGTGCTGCCCTGAGCATCGCGGTCTCCGGGTGGGATGACAGCGTGGAACGCGAGCAGGACCCCGCGGGCATGGGGCTCTGTGCCGCCCTCGCGTTCTCAGAACGCGCTGTCATCGTATCCAAGTTCGGCACCATAGAGATCCATGGCAAAGCGTTCTTCAATGACCCCGAGTATCGTGATGATCTCCTCAACCACATCGACCCGCATTGGGACTGTGAGGGGGTCGAGATCACTCTCCATGGCATCCCCTCGGATTCCGAGGTCATCAGGGTTGTCGAGGAAACCGCATTCTACCACGCCGCCCTTGACATCTACATGCGGAAACCAGGACAACCCGAGCAGGTCAAGGTTCGCACGTTTCGTGATTGCTTTCAACACATGCAAGGCTCAGATAAAAAACCATTTAATTTCCGGGGCTACGAGATCTACCGTGATACAGGTGGGGGCTCCCGAGGCTTCTACCCCGGTGATGGTGAACTCGGTGTGATCTGGCATGGCCAGCGCATCCAGGTCAAACTGAATGCACGCGAGCTCAAGCGGCACTTCAAGTTTGATGACGTCGAGTTCGACACTACCCCCGAGATCCGGTCGGCACGCGGCTGGTGTGTCGCCATCGATCACGGCGCCGCCCCGGTGACCCCCAAGCTCCCGGATCGTGGGTCCCTGATCCTCGATGCGAAAACCGTGGAGTTCATCTGGGGCATCTACGAATCCCTGTTCATGTCTGAGGTCACCGAGTTACGGGAACTGTTTAAGACCAGGGCCATCCAGTACGAGAAGGGGAAACTCACATTTTCTGAGGTCTGCTACCGGTCTCGGGATGACAACCACGAGTTACAACCCGAGGTATTCCAGGCTTTCTATGCCCACTACATCGGGGCCCCCAAGGTACTCTGGCCTGTGGCCAGGGGTGATGACTCCAGCGAACTCGAGGTAGCCCTGCTGCCCCGAGGTGAACGTGTCGCCGAACTCGCACCCATGATTGCCCTGCGGACTCAAGACAATCAAGTTCTCATCGAGAGTCTTGACGACTCCTGCCTCGCCGATGCCTCTGATGTCTCCGTACGCTTCAACTTCCCTGCGGACCTCTCGTCCTGGAAGCTGCGTGAGGGACGTGAGGGCAAATTAATGGGGTGTCACGACATCGCGGGAACCGCGGTCCCCAATGGTGTCTGTGTCAGTGTTCGTGGCATCCATGGCATGGATGATCCACATGGAGCCCAGGTCGCCCTGATGGTCATCGATATCCCATGCAAGCTCGCCGACATCGCCACGAATCGTTGGTGCACGCGCCCCCAGGACATGAGGGTCAACTCCTTCATCCGTCTTGATGACGGCGTCAAGGGTCAGATCCTGTTCTTCGACGTCGACACAGATCCCGCGTCAGACGATGTCCTGGAGCCCCTACGGGATGCCGGGAACACTCCACTGTCCTTCAGCGAGTTCGCCCCGATTAGATCGGCAGCGGTGCGCCAGGAGGACTTCGCGCTCCCCGCGTTCAGTTTCTATACTGGGAATGAAAAGGGGGTTCAAGAATGTATCTGGATGGGCACCTTGGATGAGGTCGTCGCGCTAACACATAGCGTTGAATCCTCGATGACGAACATAATACGGAGTTCAGGGGATTCTGACGACGACGCCGCTAAAGATGTTGAGGCTGACTTCGCCAGGTTCCGCACCGAGATCGCCAGGGTCGCCGAGATAGGTAAGCCATACCGTGACATCCTCAGGTTGTGTGGGCTCGAGAGTTCATTCCGAGAACGCGAGAGTGTCACTGCGGTGTGCATTGATCCCAAGGCATCAAAGATTGCGATCACAAAGGTGGATTCCCATGGGGTGTCCTCGACCCTTGAACTCGGCGTGGACCTCGGGTGACTTGACGCTGAGTAAACTTGGGTATAGGCTACGCCCTTGGAGCCGCTATGATAACTGCGCAAGACCGTCGAATCCAAACTCTCACGGAAGCCCACAAGGCTGAACTCGAGAAATTAGGTAAGGCAACCGACGAGTTACGAAACGCCCTGCACAGAGCTCAAGAAGATGTCCGGACTTCCGGACGCAACGAGCAAATCGCGAGACGGGCTGTTGTCGTCGCCCAGGCCGAGGTATCTCGCCTGGAAAAACAGTTGTTATCCGCAGGACTCACGCCATGCACGCGACCAGATATCGCAATACCGGTTAAACCCGCAAAAGAAAAGAAGAGTCAAAAAGTGCAGACGGCGTAGCCCAGGTTACTCATGAGAACCCAGCCCCCATGTGGTGACCCCACATGGGGGCTCCTTTTTAGGAAACACCATGCCCACAAGAATCACAAGAGTCCCCGGGAAAGGAGTGTTACTCGACCTCCCCGGGCTCCATGATGATGCCAGACGCCTCAAGGTGGTCAGGCAGTTCAACCAGGTCTTCCTGTCCCAGGAGGCCATCACCGCGATTATTGAAAGTGAAGTCAACGCGGATACCGAGGACGCCGTGGTGGAACTCGGGGGCAGTCATGCCGATCCCCTGACGCTAAACCCACTGCAGGCACCGATTACTCCACGGCTTACCCCAGAGGCCGCCTTTCAGCGGGTCGTGGCGGCAGCGTTGTCCCCAGGAGATTCCCCGTTTTGTGACCCCGCGCCGAAGCCATCACCATCGATGGGTGACAACAGAGCAGGGGATGCCTTCGACGACGACGATGAACCCGAGGAGCCCGAGATCCCCTGGAGTCCGGATCAGAAGTCCGCACTCAACAAGCTGACGTCAACACGGGCCACGGTAACCATCCTCACGGGGTACGCGGGTACCGGGAAGTCCACGGTGATCCGCGAGGTCCTCAAGCGGATCCCGTCTGCGATCTGCGCGACCACGGGTAAAGCCGCCATCAATGTTGGTGGCTGCACCGTGGATGCCATGTTCTCATATGATCGCGAGCTCAATAAGACCCGGGATGCCATCCGGCTCGAGAAGCTGATGCGGGGGACCCCCAAGGTCATCATCATCGACGAGGGCTCCATGATCGGGGCCTGCATGGCCAACTATCTCTACGCGACGGCCCAGAAGTATGGGAAGTCTCTGGTCATCGTTGGCGACTGGGGGCAAGCCGCGCCGGTCAAGGACACCTGGGCGATGTCGACCAAGCTGATCACCCAAGCCGACGTCATCAAGCTCACGGAGTGTCATCGCCAGAGTGAGGTAGTATTCCTCGGAGCTCTCAACAAGGTTCGCAGAGGGGAAGTTGACTCCAGCGTGGAGGAAGTCTTCAAGGCATGTGTCGTCGATACACCCCCATCTGATGACGCCTTTATTCGGCTCTATGCCACCAATGCCACCGCGGACAACTACAACCTCCAGCGGGTCACCCATAACCCCGATGGCCACCGCCTGTTCAGATTGCATACCAAATACTTAGATACGCGGCCTACCCACATCAAGGAGAAGTATGCTCTCAAGGAATCCGATATCGCCCGGGAGATCTCTAGTGGTCGTCTCGCCCACAACGATGTATTCCGTGTTGGCGCCCGGGTAGTCTTCACCATGAATGACTACTCCGAGGAAGGCGAGCAACGCTGGGTCAACGGGGACGTCGGTCTCATCGTGGAGGCCAGGGTCGCCGGGGGCACCAGGATTAATGACACCCCGGAGCCAAATCCTTTTGAGGTTGGCTCGAAGCCTGCCTCGGTCCCGGTGTCCATCCTGGTCACCATGGATCGTACCGGTGCCACCGTTGAGGTCACCGAGGTGACCCAGGAGGTCAAGGATCCCCTGGGACAACCCAAGTTCAGCCTCAGGGGGTTCCCGTTGTCCCTGGGCTGGGCGATGACGATCCACAAGGCCCAGGGGGCCACCGTGGACAAGGCCTGGGTCGACATGAAGTCGATTACCTATATGCCCGGGGATTCCCGGCATGGCCTCGCCTACGTCGCGTTATCGCGGACTCGGACCCTCGCGGGTCTCAAGTTGTCCGCATGGGTGCCAGAAGCCGTTTTCTGTGCACCAGAGGTCAAACCATTCGTGAGCTGACACTAATAAAGAAAGGGGAAGCCTATATGAACTCCTCATCTTTTTGTTTACTTAAAGGAAAATACACGACCCTTGGTGCCGCATCGAGCAAGCCAATGAATAGGCATGCCGAGGAGATGCGCAATACTAACCGAGAGGCTAAGATAGCCATTGGGGCGCCAGTTCGAGCGCGTAACTCATATAAGACGCCAAAAACTTCAAAGTGGGTTGTCACTGCATTGCCAGGTACCCAGCTATACGCAGCCAGCCCACAGCCAACCACTCTACCTGCGATAGTTGGTGAGGGTGGGGTGCTTATCTTAGATTCACGCTGGAGGGATCAGTATTACGGGAAGTTTGTGCCCAAGAAAGTTGAAATTATGCGGATTACCCGTTCGATATTATCGTACTGGGTTGAGGCAGGGGGCTTGAAGCTCGAGATGCGGGTTAGTAATTCCGACAGCGTTAGGCTAGGCGATACACCGTTGTCTTCGGTGTGCAGGGTTTGCGGGGGAGTGGACACACGTGCCAACACTACCCAACGCGGGTACTACGAAGACGGATTATTTGTTTGTTATGACTGCATGCAGCCAGTGTGTTCAGTGAGATGGGCTCTCGACGCGTATAACGGGAAGCCAATAACATGTAAGAAATGCAAACAGGAGTTCGTTAACCCCCTGGAGATACGCATGGGTTATGGTTTCATGGAATACATGAATACCCGTAGTTTTGTATGCTATAATTGCAAGGAGAAACGGAGTCCACATGATTAAAGCGTCGTACACCGACGAGGATGGTAGCCTGATCAAGCAGGAGTTCGACACCATCCGAGGTGCCCAAATCGCCATGAAGGATAAATACGCTGCCAGCCTGAGCTGCGATAGCTGTGTGCTCGCCAGTATCAACGGGGTGGTCTGTCATGAGCGCGGCTGCCCCTGTGCTTGGAAGGACGTGAAGACAGAGTGCCAGTCCTGCGGGTGCGAGTTCATCCCCGAGGAGAAGGCGCAGAAGTTGTGCTCGTCCTGCCAGGATGACATCGAAGAACAAACCAGTGCTGCCGTCTGCGATGATCTCGCCGACGAGGAAGAGGTCGAAGATGACTGAAAAGCATACAGATCCCCGCCGTCCACCTCTGGGGGCTGAGCCCGGCACGCTTCCGAAGATTCATACCACGAAGATACCCTATGGCGCCCTGATTTGGGGCATGGTACCCATTGGGGTGGGTTCACTGGGCACCGCTGGAAAGCGAGGCCAACACAAGGCCAACATCAAGTGTCCATCTTGTGAGTACGCGGTGTGCTTCGCATTCGTGAACTCGGAGTGGCATGAAGTCACCCGTGAGATCCTTGATAAGGCCCCCGAGGGGTCATCGGACTACGACAAGGCTCTCGCCGCGGTTCGCTCGGCGTCTGGAGCCCCGAACAAGACGAAGTGGGCTACCGTGACTGGTCCCGAGACCGGGGTCAGCAACGAGTTCTATCTCCACAATAAGACCCACGGCACCTACTATGTCTGCGTCGACCAAGGCGAGGTTACCGCGTGTTCACCCTGCACCGAGGAGGCCTAACCATGTGTGATGACACCTCACGAGAACCCCTGACGAAATATGCCGTGGTCATTGATTCCTTTGACAAGCTGCCCATAAAGGACATGAATCCAGATCGCATTAAGGCAGCGGCATTGTTCCCACCCGTGTGCATTGATGACTTGCCCGCATTTCTGCGGCATGACATCGTGACTTCTCAAATCTCGAACAAGAAGACGACCACACGAGTCTTCGCGATTACCCCCACGTTTGGGGTCCCCAATGTCCGTCTCGAGGCCTGGCAGGTCTACGACGACCACCGCCCACGGGATACCAAGAAGGGATGGGAGCACGTCGCCGATATCGTCATGGAGAACATCGCAGAACACCATAAGCGATATGGGGTTCTCATCGGGACACCTTCGCACGACACACGTTCTAATATCCCACTTGACGAGTTCCTCCGCAGGGCACTGATACCACCAGTGGACCTCGATAGCTTGGAGTCCTGGTTACGTGACCAGGACTTCCATGATACTCGCGAGTTTGACGTCCACCTATATGGCGTCGACCACTTCGGGGCCAAGAAGATCAACCATGGCTACGTCAGAGTGGTCCATGGTTATGTGAGCTCCCAGTTGGACGCCCTGATCCATGATCTCCTAGAACCCGTGTTACGTGACGAGGAATCCCATGATTGATATCCTCATTGTGGTCTATCTCATCGGTGTCGGCATCGCCTACGCCAAGTCCCCGGAAACCATGAGTTCCGGGGAACGTGTCATCCACGCCCTGAAGTGGCCTCTGGAGGCCGTTCGGGGATTCCAATCCAAGAAATAGTCTCCATGTCGAGACAGAGGAGCCATTATGGCCGACATTATTTGCCGGTGTGGGGAACCCTGGGATAGCACCGGGGGCCTCCACTTCACGCATTCCGATCTCCCCTGGCATTCCTATGACCAGCTCATCCGTGGCATGGGGTGCCCGAGCTGTGAAGGCAAGTTCAAACCTTCGATCTCCCGGGATCTAGCCTGGCGCGAGAGCCTCGAAGCCCTCTCCGAGGGCGAGAAGCCATTTGATGGCTGGCCGGAGCCCACAGCACCGAATTACGGAGAGGTCAAGAACAATAAGTTCATTTACGTCACACGAGAACGCCCACCTTCATTTCATGATCTCGATAGCGACTTCCTGAACAAGATTGGGGACCTCGCCTCGATGAAGGTTAAGATGGATGGTGACGAAGAGTTCGAGGGGGCTGCCCCAGATAAAGTGACCCCGAGGCCTTCGACTGCAAACATATTGGAAACCGGGTTCTGGATTCGATTTATGCCAGACCATATCTGTACCCGGAATTCTATTGCTGGCAGGGTCAACTATGACGCAGTCATGAAGACGTTAAACGATCTTCGTGAAAAGGCATTTGACATCTACACGTATTCTGATAACAGCCTCTACGTCTGCATCGCCAACAATTATGATGGTAAGGTCCACACATACCTTGTGGTCAAGACACTTCTCGAGATCAAGGGATCCCTGGAGAACTACCCCATCCTCGATGACCTCGCGTTCTCTGAGGCCGAGTGCAGGGCCAAGGACAAGATCTGGGATGAAGTCGTCGAGGATCACCTGACCACGTTGTCGGAGTGGGCCGGGATGCCCGAGAAGCCAATGCGGTTGCTCCTCGAGTCCACACGATACTCCGACGACCCCCGCCGGCAGCTCGATGATAAAATCGAGATCGATGACGCCGGCCACGCTCAACGTCAGCCTTCTCTGGAGGATATCGAGAAGGCCTTGTTGCCGGACCTCGAGCCCGTGAACGCCACACTCCTGGTCTCCGATTACGACCCCAGTGTCTACCTCCTCAGGACCCCGACGTCTCATGATTTCGGGAAACCCACGAATCCAGGGGATCTCGTGGGCTACGTGTTGCGGGATCACGGCAAGGGGGTTACCGTGGAGATCACGACGAATATGGCATCGCATTGCTTTGAGCACCAGCGCCACGTGCGCTGGAAAGATCTCCCGGATCGTGTCCGTGAGACCACAATCACTTTACTATCAGCGGGGCACCTATGAACCAAGTCGACAAGAACCCAGATGTGCCAGAGGTCACCCCAGAGAGTGCTGCAAGGGTTGCCATGAACGTCTTCGATTCCTTCCAGTCCAGGGAGAGCGAGTATGCACACCGGCGTGTCGAGGTCTTCGTGCACGACCTCCAGCGGGCCTTCGAGGAGGTCCGCATCGCCAAGCGTCCGGTGTCTATGGGGTACCTGCAGGGCCTGCACCTCAAGTGCGGATGGGGTGCCATCGACAAGTTTTTGCGCGACCACCCCGACATCAAGACAAGCATCCACAAGAACAAGGTGTACTTCACCTATAAGGGGGTCAGATGAGTCTTCCCGATTGGATTCGTAACACTGAAACAGATCTCCCCGATGTCCCCGGGTTCCCGACAGAGTTCGGGAACAGCGATGGCGTCGTCACCTTACTCCAGAAGCCGATTAAGTTGGGCATCCTAGGCAGTGTTCCCTTTCGGCTCTGGCCACTGCTCGTCTGCATTCTGGACTGCCAGGCCAATCCAGTGGCATGGACCGATGTAACTCTGAAGTATATGCGTAAGAAGATGCGAAGCTCTGACAAGTTTATTGAGACCAATAAACCAGGAATCGAGTACCTTGGGTACGAGGGTTCCGCTACACGAGTTGTCCGCCTCCGCCATGGCCCCGGGGGACTCCCCCACACCAGAATCGCGGTGAGTAATATCCGATGCCTCCCCGATGTCTTCTATGAATCCCGGCTTGGCATCGTGAGTGGGCTCAACCATAACTTCTGGGTGTTCGAGAACGCTGATGGCGGTGTCGCCTACATTGGACGATCCGATTACAACCTGAGAGGGGAGATCGCATGAACACACTTGAAATCCAGGACTGGGCAGGCCTGAAGCCCTGGCTGCCCGCATCAGAAACTGACCCGATCACCGAGGACTTCCTGAAGTCCCTGGGGTTCGGGCACGACGAAGACGGCGGGCTCAACGCGGACACCAAGTCATTCATTGATTCATGTGTTGCCGGCCTCACCGAGTTCCATGCGAATCGTAAGAGTGTCTACGCACTCAAGGTGAACATGGAGCCACGCAGCTACCCCGATGTCCAGAAACACTGTGGTAAGATTGGGAATAACGACCACTTCTATGGGCTCCTCTACGATGTCCAGGAACGCCTCACCCGTGATCTCCGGGACTCCGATATTCTCAGCGACTACGGGAAGCGCTTCGATAGATTCAGTTGTTACTGGTCCTCGAAGCGGCGTGGCAACAAAAAGGATTACTGGGAGCTCAACTGGGAATCCGCGAGTCAAGACAACTCCCGGCTATACCTGCTCTCGGACTGGCAGGCCGGGTACTGGGAAACCGACTGCTCGGGTCTCCGGAGTTGTCAGTCAGTATTCGGGTACTTCGGTAATAATGAATACGGCTATGAGACCCCCTGGGCAGCATTTGTAGCCCAGTACCTGAACCTCCTGGGTATCGCGATGTGGTCGTGGTGGGTCCCCCACTGCATCAACCCCGAGACCGTCCTCGAGAGCTGGCGTTACAACCTGGGCCAGCACATCGGTCACGTCATCGAGGACATCGATTACGACTTCTGCACCCAGGTGCTCTTGGAGCGCCTCGAGATCCTCCGGGAACCCGATCAACCCAGGACGTGGCCCACGAAGCAGTACATGGAGCACCTCGCCAAGGGGGGCATCTTCGCACGGGCCTCGCTGGGGTGGACTGAACCCGGTGAGTTCGCAATGGAGTCCAATGCGAACACGGAACTCGTCCCTGCCTTTGTTGTAGCCATGAAGGCCCTGCATGCGGATACCGTGGATCGCATCGCTGAGTCCCTGCGTCGTGAACGCGATGTCATCGTCGCGGTAACCGATAAAGGGGGGCTCGAGATCCTCAAGGACAACGGGCGCACCCGAGACGCCGTGAATATCCGCGACTTCATGCTTGCCCGAATCCAGGCCCACACCGCTAAGGCTATGGGAGTCCAGGCCCCGGGGATACAAGAGCACTCCATGCTCAACGATCATGTCCTGGTCTTGTTGGCCATGGTCATGAACTCCGCGGCGAGAACCCAGAGTTCCCACGCCGCCGTTAGTGAGATCATCAGGTTGGTCAACGCGTATCAGAAAACAAAGAAAGGAATCCCGTTATGATTCCAAGTCTCAGCGATCTCCAACGCTTGTTCCCCATTGGTCCCATCGAGCTCGACGCCCAGGCGCGGCGCGAGCTCACATCTCTGATCGCCACGAGAAGCCTGTTCGTGGCCATAAGGCAACGGGAGGCTGATGAAACCGTTTATTCGTTTGTTAATGAGCGGGTCTCCCAGCGCTTTTCAGAGAGACCCCCTTCGAGTATCCATTCGAGTCATGTCGCGCAGGTCGAAGAGCTCGCAGGTGTCATGGATATCGCTGACTCGTCTTCCCCAGGTGAAGACTTCGCGGCGACTCAGGATCTGATTTCAATGATGCGTATGCTCCTGGCACACATCGATGCCGAACCCGAAGCCAAGGGTGTCTTCGACGCAATGAAAGAGACTACCCCAAGTGTATTGTTTCGTCTTCTCGCCGCTGCGACGATCACCACAATTCATGGCTTGATGCGCAACGTAGTGATAGCCTCCATGTACCGGCGGCACCCCGAGGTCAGGTTCCCTATCCAGCACTTGGTGCATTTGGTAGTTGATACTACCCCCACCAACGGGACCATCAGCGCCACGATCAATGGGTATGCCATTGATATCCTCCACGACATCCAGTCCGACACCAAGTTCAAAGCACCAGACACCGCCGAGGAGTTCCTCCGCGGCCATAGCGACAAGGGAGCCGACAATGCCAACAACCATCCCTGACATCCGGTACACCAACCTCATCGAGGAACTCGGCCCACTTCCAGCACACCCCTGGAAGGTGCGGTGCACATATGATTGCGGCAGCGATTATTATTACGCAGGGGTCCTGCGCCCATGTAACAATGTAAATGGCGAGCCTGTCGTGGCAGGGATTGAGGTGAGTCAAATTGGAAACCCGCGTTCACATGCGCGACCAGACAAGTACCCATATAACGCTTTGGTGTACATCGCACTTCGGCAATATCAGCCGAAGAGTTTCTGGGCGGAACTGCGCGAATCGCAGGGGTGCAGTGACGAAAGTTTTATACTGGAAGCTAGACTGCATGGCGTTTATTGCCCCATTTTCCAGTGCAACTCGGTGTCCTCGCGTGGAGCCCTGCGGTATGCTGCCAGGGCACTGCGCCTCATTGATGCCAACCTCGACGACTTCCTCGAGGTGCCGTGCAACAACATGGGCTCCAATGGATCCGACTTCCTGAAGGGCGAGCTGGTCAGCCGCCCCGCCAATGCCAACCACCTCAACAAACCCTGGTGAAAACATGATTGCCAATATCTTAGGACGTGTCATCGCCGTGAACCCCACTGAAGTAGTTTTGCGTACAGGGGACATCGGTTATGCCCTCGTGCGCCCCATCCACGACACCAACGGAGACCTCGCCCAGTGTGGGCGAGACGCCTCCTATTGGATTTACCATCACTTCACTGAGAAGTCGCAGGTGCTCTTCGGGTTCAACACATATGATTCTCGACGTCTTGCCTTAGAGCTCATGGACGTCGACGGCATCGGAGCGAAGACTGCACATCGCTTGGCCACCGCAGTCGACGCCGCAGTGGTCATCGCTGCGGTTGCCAATGGTGATGTCGCCGCGTTGGCGAAGATCACTAAGGGGTTTGGACCCACGGGTGCCAAGAAACTCGTGGACTCCCTTCAGGTGCGATTCCAATCCCGTGAGAATCTCCAATACGACCAGACGACTTCAGCGGTCTATGCTATTCTCTCGGCACTCGGACTCGGCGCACGTTTCGACATCGGTGAGATCAAGGATGTGGTTCTGAGTAACCCGGGACGAGACGCCAACTTTATCGCCCAGTCTCTGATCAGTAAGGCGAGGAAATGAGCCCCCGCAGAGGGGCTTGACTGAGAGTAAACCGCTACAGAATCCTGACATCACCCGCTGCAAGACAGCACAACACCCTGGAGTCAACATGATCAACTTTCTGCGTACCGGTACCCTGAACCCCGGTGGCCGCACCCCCAATAACATTGAGGTCTGCGAGGCCTCGGCTCGTGTCGCCCTGCTGCAAGGTCGCTTCTCGTTCCTCAACGCCAACACCCTGTTGCTCACCCTTGATGGTGGCAAGCAGGTCGTCCTGCATATCAAGCACGGTGCCACGTTCACCAAGGAAGAGCCCCTGGTGGATGCCCTGTCGACTTCCTTTGCAGCCGCCGGCATTAAAGTCCCCGAAGTCGGCGCTGATGCCGAGGAAAAAGAAAAAGCCGAGGCGGAACCCCCACAGGTAGGAGCCCCGGCGACCACGAAGTTTTGAGGCCGTCTTTAATTAGATGTCCCACGACGTCGGTGTACTCAGTACACCGACGTTTCTTTTTATTCAGGGAGGTACTATGAATTCGGTTGTTATTCGTGCAGAGGACACCGGGGCGTGTTGCGTGGCCACCGGTGATATCAACGACTACGTGATCCATGAGGCCGCCAAGGCCTGGATTGAAGGCGCCGATCTCAGCCCCACTGCGGATCGCATCCAGCGTGCCCTGGGTCCCCGTCCTGATCATCACCTCACCCATTACGCCATCGAGCGTACTGAGGCCGGTGTCTTCATCAGTTTCACGCGTTACAAGAGACCGGCGTGTTACCGCCACAACGGTGGCGTCGTCACGTTCCGCCCCCAGCATCTCGCCTTGCGAATGCACATCGTTGGAGTAAAGACTGCACCTCTGATGATCCGTCCCTATTCCAAACCACTCATTCATGGAGGTTTTATTTCATGACTGCAAAACTCATAATTCTGGATGGCCCAGACGGCTCGGGCAAGAGCCTGGCATGTCACAACCTCGCCGAGTTCCTGGTGACCCCCCAGTGTGTCATCGATCAAAGTGTGGCACCCTGGAAGGTGACTTCAATGGACAAGGTGAAGATCCTCAGGGATCCTGGGACCACCGCCTTGGGCGAGAAGCTCCGCACGATCCTGCTGGATCCCAACCAGAAGGCAGAGGTGCCCACTCTGTTCTTCGGATTCCTGGCAGCACGTGCTGAACTCATGGCTGAGGCCGCCAGGCTTCTCTCCCATGGCTACACCGTGATCATGGATCGCCTGTGGCCGAGCACGGTGGCCTATCAGAGTTACGGCAACGGGGTGCCCCTACAGCTCGTGATCTCCACTGCGCTGTATCTGTTCGACAAGTACATCCCGGTGTCCCAGCACATCCACTACGTGTTCCTGCGGGCTTCCCCTGAGGTCCGCCGCAGTCGCCTCGTCGGTGATCGTGGCAAGGATCGCTTTGAATCCGCGAACGATGACTTCCGCCGTCGGGTCGATGACGGTTACCTGGGCGCCGAACAGGTCACCATTGAGCTCCACGATCTCAGTGGTCACTCCTTTACAACCTCAGTCCTTGATGTCAGCACGGCGAGCCCCCGTGAAGTCGTAGAAAAGATCTACGAGACCCTACCGTCCCAATGGCTCGCCGAGTTCGAGGAGGTCAGATGAGCTACTGCCTAATTGGAACCTGCGTGGGCGCCTGCGGGTGTCACGTCGACGCTTTCGATGACAGCTCCCGCGAGATCACTTATCGCACCTTCGTGAAGTATGCGGATAAAGAGGATCTCAAGGAATGGATGGAGGCCAACAAGTATGGCCGCAAATACGGTCTCCTCCTGCGCAATGATTGGGCAGTCAGGTACTACAAGGGGGTCTATTGCGGGAATCCCTGTGTGGTCATGAAGTGGAGTGGCATCCATCACTTCTTCGTGGGTCCCCGGAGGAAGTCATGATGCTGACATCGATACCTGATGAACGTGTTCATAGCTTCCACCCCGGTCAGGTCTGGAAGTCTCGTAAGGGGGCTGAATTCAGTGTGGTCTCCGTCTCGAGGAATAAGGCCCAACTCAGGGACAGCCGGGATCTCAAGATCCGGTATCGTCTCCACGATGACATCGAGGGCTGGGCACTGGTCAGCGACCCCCATTACCCCCTGTGGAAGCCGGGCAACCAGGATCCCGTACCCCGGGATCCCAACGTGTTCCCACAACCCGGTGATACTTTCACCAAGGGGCCGAGTCGACGCTTCGTCATCGAAGTCAATACCAAGGGGCGCCAGGTCACGATCAAGTTCTATAAGAACATCAGGGGCAACCCGGCTTTTGCGGCACCAGTTCACACCACTCCGTGGTCGACGTGGCGTTCCTGGGTCAGGCATGCCACCTGGGACCACAACATCCCGATGCAGGAGGTTAAAGATGTCTGCAAAAATAGCTGTAGTGCCTATGTCAACCATCTTGTCCAACAACTTAAATCTGAACCCCCGGGTGTACCTGGGGCTCCCAGACAATGAAATCATGATCCGCCGCGCCAAGATTCTCGCCAGAATGGAGGCCGATAAGAGGGCCATGGCGAACCTGGAAAAACAGGTTAAGGATGAAGCCGAGTTTCAGGCCAAGTGGGGGATCACGATACAGCGTATGGATACTTGAAAGGAGGCCTGTATGTCAAGCAAAGAAGATTTGAATGCGCAGATAGAATGCGGTATTCAGAACGTCTTGGCCAGCTCGGCGAAAACCCAGGGAGCCATCGACGAGGATGGGAGGCATGCTGCTGAGACGGTGAGCATTGATGCCTGGCTGCAGCGACTCGGCGATGGCTACCCGGAGTATAAGCCAAAGCATGAGCCCCCAGTGTACACGCAGCCCAACTATACCCCTCCCAAGAAATATGTTACTAGGGGAAGGCCGCGTAAAAATGCTCCCGAGAAGCCAACGAAACCAGACCAATACAAAAAGCACTCACGTAAAGCAGAAGATGCGCAAGCACGGATCGCGCAGGAGTTCCTGGACGCCTGTGTTGTCGAGCATCCACGCTCCAAGAACAAGTGGAGAGCACCTCATGTGCAGCAGTGTTTCGATTTGACAGGTAAGCTCATCGTAGGCGAGTGCGCCGTGTGTGGGATCACAATCACTGAGGGTGTGGGGTCCCGCCTAGAGCATGGAGTCCTCTGTGGGCACTGTACTGACAACTATGAAGTCGGGTTGGGGATCATGACGCGGTCTAGGTTCCCTCCGGATATAGGCCCCAATACTCCTGGGGACGGCAGGATCATAAGAAAAACAATCAGCAATAAAGATCTGGAGGTCTCATGGTGGCCACATCGAACGAACCCAAGACGTCTCGCAAAAGGTTCATGACTGAAGTCATTGTTCGCGTACCCGTCTACACGGACTCCGAGAATCAAGTTGTTGCACGAGATCAAGCCGAGGCTTGGGTACGCGCTAATCTCGTCGACGCCGCATTTAGTTGGGGGTTCGACATTCACGCACCCCCGCCGGCCCAGATGTGGACACAGGAGGACCTCAACCTCCCTGATGAGATCACCCTCAACGGTGAGGCCCGCATGATCGCGATCTACTCGCGATGCTTTGGCACGAATGGCCCCATGGTCCCGTTCACTGAATACGCCGAGGATGCCCAGGAGACCCTGAAGGATCTCGATGATGTCGCCAGAGAACGCGCCATCGAGCAGTTCGCCAAGCAAGGCATCCGTCTCGAAAACGAGCCGACCAGTGACGACTTCAGATGTAGAATCCAGAGTGAGATGTGGAATGCTGAAGCCAAGCGTGAGCTCGCCAGGCGGCCCATAACGGAACACCATGTCTCCGCTCCAAAAAACATTGGGGCGGTTGTACAACTCACTCCGGGTGAATGCCCAGCCAAACCAGGGCTGAGGTCACGCCTCAAGATGAAGTGGGCGCTCCTCAAGGCATGGTTACTCCATCGCCTGGATTAGTGCGGGGTTGACTCAGGGAAAACCTGAATCAAACTGCGTGCTCACACCAAGAGGAGCACGACATGGCGGAGATCGAAGTAGCCCAAGACGAGGCCCAGGCACGCAAGGAAGCCCTGCGCAAGCAGGTCATGGAAGCCTTGAAACCTGACACCAAGACCCCTGAGGAAATCGCTGAGGGCAAGCTGGATCGTGTGCATCTCTATCGGTTCCTCACCAAGGTCATCCGTCACGGCATGCAAGGTCGTATCCTGCTCTCCCGCCTCTACGCTGGCACCTTCTGGTGCCAGACCGGTGTGTTCATTGACAACAAGGTGGTCTTCGTCAAGTACGGGGATTCCCCTTACCAGCCCATTGGCTGGGATACCGGGACTGAGTTCTACATGCTGCCGACAGCGAAGCTGATCTGGAAGCACGCCTTCGTGTTCGTACCGGTTCAACCCTCAACAGGGGGTGGTGCGATTCCCGTGGATTCCCCATTCAAGATCGAGGTCCAGGACAGTTCTGTGGAAACCGTTGCCGAGGGCGACAAGGTCTCCTTGACTGACAGGGAGCGCAGGATGCTCGCCGGGATCCGCGAGGCCTTGATTGAGGACCTGCAGTGGAAGCCAGGCAAGGACTGGAGGCGTGACCCCGGGTTCACGATGAAGCCCGTGCCGAAGTACACCGCTGATGAGATTAGTAAGCTGGTGCATGAACACATGGCCACGCAGACCGAGGTCATCCTGCAGGAAGCCAAGGCGAGGTGTGCTAGCCTGGACAAGGCGAAGCAGCAGACCGATTACGTCTTGGAGACCGCAGACGCCGGGGATGACAAGCCATCGTTCGATGACTGGCTCCTCGATCGCGTCGTCAGTGGCATCACCTATGGGGTCTCCCGTGCGAAGACCATTGAGCTCCGTGACACCGTTGTGGAGCCCAGCGAGGAGGAGGTCTACGCTGCCGAGGCATCTGCTGAGTACAATGCTCGGCTCCACAACACGCTTCAGCTCGCCTGCATGAAGTCGCCTCGGCTCGACGCCAAGATCAAGAGATCCGCAGAAGCCAGCCCTGAGTTCAGGGCCATGCTGGAAGGCAAAGGCAGTATCCAGAACGCGGTCGCCGAGACCGTGGCCTGGATCCACATGCAGCTCGATGAGGACGAGGCACGTCGTGCCGTGAACTCCCTGAAGGTGGTCCACACGATTACGACCGAGGCTATCCCCATCGCGGAATCCGAGATGGCAGGAGAGATCATCCCGGTCATCGATGATGTCCTCGCCGATATCAAGGCAGCAGGTGGGGTCGCCGCTCTCAACGAGCAACACGAACTCATCTACTGGGGCAACATCGTGATCAGCCAGGCCCAGAACTCGCTGTCACAAGTCCGCGAGCTCCTGGAACCCCTGATTGGGGATATCCTCATCGATGAGGCCCTGGAGAAGACCAAGGCACTGCTGACCACTCTGTATCTCGCCCATTCACCCAAGAATGCCGAGGAGCCCCAGGGTACCCCTGGCGAGGTCCCTGGTGGTGACACCAAGGGCCACACGGAGATCCCTGCAACTATTGAGGCCCACGTGACACCCCCGGCGCAGGCCTGAGGTTATGGAGACCCCCAAGTACCCTGTATCCAATGCTTGGCGTATCGTCGCCAGGGGACTCGATGGTCGATACTCCGGTGTCGTCACGGATCCCCAGGAAGACTTCGATCACGCCCTCCACCTCGTCGTCGCTTATACGACGCCCGAGAGTTGGATGGACACCTTTGAGCCCGATGCCATCTGCATCCGTGATGGCTCCGAGGCAGTCATGCTTCGCGCCCTCCAGGCTCTCGTGGCCTGGATGGATCGCAATGGGGCCACTGGGGATCTCGTCGACGACGCCAAGGCCGCGATTGCGATGGCCTTGGACCCCCACCTCAACGTGGGCAAGCCTTCCAGGATATCCTGGGAGGTCATCAGGGATTCAGGAGTCAGGGGTGCCAAGGCACGCGAGGCCGGGAGACCGCGCTCAGGGAACCCGCATCCCACGGGTACTCTGCTGCATGAAGGCTGGGATCGAGGCTGGGAGCAAGCCGGGCGACAATTAAACCCACCGGCTTAATTCCCTACTGCACAGTCCAGTTTGTTGCAGGATTCGCAATTCCGTTCCGTAGGGGGTTCCCAGGTCACATGATTGCGAGAATTAAATGGACACAGTCTGGCATCCAGGATTTCACCGAGACCGAGAACTTTGAGGATTTGAAGTGATTGGTGATTAAGCAGGATGACTCGTAAGTGGGCGCCACGATTCGAGCATTCACGCCACAGGGTCATCAAGTGTGCAACCGCTATCGAGTTCGTGAACCCATGAACATGCAATGCGATGTCTTCTTCTGGTTTCGCTGATTTCACACGATCCAGGAGACTGAATGGATCCGACGCCGTACGCGAGCACCAGGCCTGAGTGGATCCACTGATCGCGCTGACTCCGTTGATATCGTAGTCAAGTCTCAGCACTGTCCGTCGTCTGGTGCTTGTCGTCGTCGGGGTATCCATGAGGCTTTCCTTTTGAGTCCGATCTCATAGCATGCGCGCTCAACATAGCGTGCATTCTTGATTAGCCAAGTCGTGAGTGTGCGCGAAATCGAGCCCAGCCGTATGGGGTGAAATACTCATGAATCAGATATTCGGTTTCGCGATCATTGCATTTGTGGGCTGGGTGATCTATTCATCGCTGACCGCGCAACCCGGGAGTTCAATTGCAGGGAAGGATGTGATCAAGTATGATGCCACCTCGATGCACTGGAATTGGAAGAAAGACACCGATGGTACCGGGACTCTTTTCCTCCGTGACAAGTCTACTAACGGTGTCCTTGGTGTGTTTGTCACTGATAACCGTGGCGTGCTCTACGAGGACCCCGGACAAGCCAATGACCCCAAGTTCCCCTTCAAGGTCAGCTACAAGCCCGATACTTATCTCGGCGAGTACGCCTGGGATTTCGGTGCCATTGCTGGAATGTCCTTTGCCGACCAAAAGCTCGAGGTCGGCCTCCGCGCCAGCCCTGTCCGCGTCTTCTTCGGTACACTATCTCCCGATCTCGTACTCACCAATGACCGCTTCGGCGTCGGTGCCAGCGTGTATGCGCCCCGGGATTACTTTCCGGAGCCCTTGGACTGCTTCGGCCTGGGCTGCTGGTACACTCTTCCTTACGGCGGTAATAGTTCTCTCCAGCCTGGCCTTGTTGCTGGGCTCTCCGTACAAGCCAGGTTCTAGGAAAGGGACCCCATGAATATCCTCGGATTCGAGATCTCGCGATCTCAAGTCGTCGATGCCACGAAACCAATCGTCAAGGACTCCACATTGATGACGTCCTCACGATTCTTACTCGTCCTCGGCTTCCTCGCCGTGGTCTGGTTCGCCAAGGGCATCTTCACTGACCCCATCCTCTTGATCACCACGGGTGCTGTTCTCATCACCTATCTGATCACGAACACGTGGAGTAAGATCGCGATTGCTCGCCTGAACGCAGACTTCCATACCACGAGGTGCTCGGCGTGTCAGCCCTGTGCATGTCGTGGGCCCTGCGAATCCGGAGAAAATGGACCTCCACCATGTCAAGACACTCAAAAAGGAGTTGCTAAATGATAAATCACCCATTGGATGGCCAGGTCGTCATTTCGACCCCCGAGGCCTACTCTGAAGCCGCGTTGTCCACGGCATGCCCGGACTCCGCGATTGATCTCGAGGATCGCCTGCATCGAGGGGTCCTCAAGAAGTCTCTCGAAGACTTCCTGCAGGCATCCCAGGTCCTCGACCACGTCAAGAAAACAACGGTCTACGGGAAGCCATTCCCAGCCCCCATGGTTGCCGGTGCCCTACCCGCACCGAAACCGTTCCCCGTGGATCCCCAGATTTTCCATGCCATTGTTGGTATCGCCACTGAAGCCGGCGAACTCGTCCAGGCCTTGATCAAGGCGATGTATGATGGGAAACAACTGGATCTCACCAACCTACTCGAGGAATCCGGTGATGTCGACTGGTACCAGGCTCTCCTGGATTCACGTATCGAGGGCACCCAGGTCAAGCGTTGGCAGAGCAACCGGGACAAGTTGGCTCGGCGTTACGCCAAGCTCAACGCCAAGCCCGTGTTCACCGCTGCAGCCGCGATTACTCGCGATCTCAGCGCCGAACGTGCGATCCTGGATCAAGCCGGTGCCATCGCCCCAGTGGCAGCCCCAGTGGTCGCCCCAGTGGTCACCCCAGCGGCTCCTGTGGCGCCAGTCGAACCCAGTGAACCCGTTTCCCTGTGCCACGTGGGGGATTCAGAGCCCGAGACCAGTCTCGACACTGGAGACAAAGTTGACCCTGTCATCGTGGTCCATGATGACACCCCCGAAGTCGAGGCCCCCAAGGCTGTCGAAGTCGAGAAGCCAGCACCCAAGCATGGCAAAGGGCACGGTCGCAAGTAGACCGCTGATTTCATGAACCCAAGAGGCCACGGCAGCGATGTCGTGGCCTCGTTCTTTTTTTTGGAGGCCACGACATGAGCATTAGCCTTGCTGCTATTCGCGAGCTCGGTGCTAAGTCAGCACGCGACGCCCTCGCCGCAGGTATCGACATCACACCCTACGATGGCTACGACTGGGCTGTCGTCGAGGATGAGCCTGCACTTATCAAACTCCTTGGCCGGAAGCCCACCCGTGCCGAGTGCCTCGTGTTCCTGGAGGGCCACGATACCGTTGCTGAACCCCATGAAGCCTCACAGGAGGTAGAATGACTAAGTCCGTATTTCAGGAGATCATGAAGGTCGCCGTGCTGTCGACAGCGCATCTCACCCATCTTGACCACGACATCCTAGAATCCATTCATGACGGGCTCAGGGAGCCCGACAACCCGATACTCATGCTGGATGACACCAATGGGGGCTACTGGGTCTACTGCGCTGATTATGACGAGGAAAACACGCCCAGTATGTTCGGGTTCAGCCCGGCATTTGACAACATCCTCCGTCAGGCGTGGCATGACGGGTTCACATATGTCAGGTTCGATTCGGATGGCCCCATTGCAGCGGCGTTACCCACGTTCGAGTGGGCGGCACCTCGTCAGGGGGTCATCAATTCGTTATCCGCAGTCTTCAGTGATTACGTCAGCGTGCTCGGTGATGCGACACGCAGTGGTATCAATCTCATGGCATTCCGTGATCTCACGTTGTCCTCACGGGCTACCCAGGATGAAATCATTGCAGCCTCAATTAAGGCGGGTTCCGCACTCCTGATTAGGCAGACCTACCAATACCAGGTCGCCAGAAAGGTGGGGTAATGAAATACTCTGAGTTAGTAAAGCCCATACTAGCTGCTATTGGGTTACTCCTCGTAGTGTTCTCGCTATCTATGATATTCATATACATCGCGGCTGCATGTGACAAGCCAAGGGTGACAGTAACTACAGTGGAGGCCACAACCGTGTTGCCCCAGTGTCCCGCGTATGTGGACGCCGCCGAGAAACCCCGATACTTGAAAGGCATGAAACCCTACGTTTATCCCGTGCTGTCCATCATCGATGTCCACGACGGGGATTCGGGTTGGGTGAACCTCGACCTCGGATTCCAGATCTCGCGCAAGGTGTGTTACCGCCTCGAGGGGCTTGATACCCCTGAAGTCACCGGCCCCCAGAAGCCAGTTGGGCTCGCTGTTCGAGCCATTGTTGTGGAATGGATGAAGCGCGCCGTGACATGTGAATCCAAGTCACTCGATAAATACGGCAGAGCTATCGTCGAGTTCTATGATAAAGATGGAATATCCCTGAATGCCTATTTGCTGGATAAAAAACTTGCTTTGCCCTACAAGGGCGAAAGCAAGTCAGTGATGTGGAGCCAGGCCGAGCTAAGGGCGGCATCTGCGGCGGCGGCAACAGCGGCCCCATAACACCCATAACCATACTGGTCGTGTTTAATAACCACTGTTTCCCGAAAGGAAACACCATGAGTTTAATCGACTATTTGCAAAGCAATTCCATCCATTGTAAGTCGGAAGACGCCGACGCCGATGTGATCTTTTTCGGTGTGCGCAAGGCACCTGATGCCACGGCCGACGCGCTGAAGTCAGCGATGGCGGCCCACAAGGGCGTGTTCTGCGAGATGGACCCCCTGGATGGCAAGGAACACAATTACATCGAGTTGGGTGGGTGGGTTGGAGACCAAGGCGCGGCACTGTTGCTAATCGGCCTGGGTGCAGCGCTGGGCCTCTGGAAACTACTGACACCACGTACAGTGCTGGGTAACCTGTGTTCGCCGGAGATGGCGGCGCGTATGGCGGGGATGGGCATGGTCAGCATGCAGGTCACGCCGACCGCCAAGACTGACGCACTTGACTGAAAGTAAAGGGTAGTGATCATCTCGCCGAAGAGGAGATCACATGGCATCCCGCAAACCCGTTGAAGCCCCCACTGTGCCCGTTGAGGCCCCACGCAAGCCGGGATCCATGAAGGGTGCCCATGGCTGCAAGGTGATCCGCAAGGGGGTCTACAAGATACCAGCTCGCCCCTGGCGGCAAGAGCTCGTGCTCAAGCTGCCGACCACCGGGGGTAACCCACAGATCCAGGTCGATGCCGGGTCCTTTATTGATGCTCTCCGCGACGCCGCCTCTGGCATCGTAGGCATCCTGGATGGCATCACCTCGAAGTCCAAGAAGTCGGGGAAGCTGTCCCACCAGGCCAAGCGTGACATCTTCGAGAAGGTGCGTGTTATCAATGCGCTCCGTGAGCGCCTGGAAACCGTGGGTCGGCGAATCAAGATCTGAGTCCTGGGGCAAGGCATGCTCCGACCCCTGTACACCATTATGGCTGCCCTGTCTCCTAAGCTGGAGATCTTGGCGCTGGTTCATCTCCGCAGGGTGCACTGGATACTTGGCATCTCCGATGCCAGGATTCAGCGTGCCTTGCTGGAGGCCGAGATCTCTGATTTCGGAGACGAGGCCGAGTTCCATGGATTCTCTGCCGAGAACGCCGCGATGGCGCTTCCCTTCCTTCGCAAGGTCTACCCGGCATCCTTAGAAGCCCGCATCGGGGTTTCCGAGAACCCAGATGACCCCGATGTCCACCTCGATCTCGAAGCCGAGATCGAGTTTCCACAACCACGACTACCCGAGGAGTCTACATGCGAGTAGTAGTCCTGATTGCGTTACTGTGTCTTGCACCCGTGTTCTCAGCGGTATCCGCCACACTCCCCGAGATCCCTGAAGTCCCCCAGTGGGTACTCCATGGGATCCTCGGTGTCGAGACCTCATCGTTCTATGCCCCCACTGGGGAGATCGTCTACATCAACCGCAAGCGTGGTCGCGCCGGCGAACGTGGGCCCTTCCAGATGACCCCTGCGGTCTTCAGGGAAACCATGGGAGTCGGCGATGTAGACGATCTCGCCGTGGACACCGAGTTCGCCCAGAGCGTATTCATCCGGCGCATGCAGGATCTCTACGCCCGCTTGGGCTCTTGGGACGCCAGTGTCCGCGCCTACAATGTGGGGGTCCGCGGGGCCCTACTGGGCAGGGGTAATGATTACCTCGATGACGTGAAGACGTGGGCGCAGCGCATCCACCCCGCCCCGCGTGAGGGCGTCGTGGCACGTGCGAAGCGTCAACCCCGGGGGCCATGAAAGGGACGTCATGTACGTGTTATTCTGGAAGGGAGGCCATTCGCTTCAGGATCGCCTCATCCGTTGTTTCAGCAGAGGCCCCTATAGCCACTGCGAACTCTTGTTTTCAGATGGCACTCGTTTTGGGGTCTCCTCGGCCTATGAGGCCAGATACCTCTTAGACCCCCAGGGCTGGAATCCCAATGACTGGGACTGCATTGGGGTCCGCGGTGGTGATGAGGCCAAGGTGCGGGCATTCTGTGACTCCCAGGTGGGTGCCGAATACGACTGGCTTGGCGTCGCCTTTTCCATCGTGCTGCCCTGGGGGCGGCAGACCGCTGATAAGTGGTTCTGCTCTGAGCTCACGATTCGCGGGCTCCAGGAAGGCGATTACGGGGATGTCAGGGGCATCAAGGCCCACCAGTACACCCCGGTTCGGCTGGCCAACAAGTTATTGGAAGCCGGCGAGAGACTCGTTAGCCCACGTGAGTTCCTGTACGCCAGGGATGGCCACACCCTACAGGAAGTGGGATAACACGGCGAGCCCAGCGATGACGAGAACAATGATGATCAAGAACATGACACGGGATTTCTCGCTCTGTTCGATCTTACGCATGTGGTCTCCTGAGGGCGACCAAGCGTAAACCGAGGGCTGGGGACACAAGGCCCCCGAGGACCCATAGATAAAGAAAAATCAAGACCCCTGCGGTGATCCCGCAGGGGTTCATTCTTTGGAGACAAGACAATGAAAAACATCAGAGAACGCCTACGCTGGCTGATCGTGAATAACGCAGAAAAGGTGGCTAGTGCTCCAAATCGCACTGAAACACTTAGGCAGCTGGTACGTGCAGAAAAATGGGGAACCGCTGGAGTGTTGCAGAAGATAACTTGCGACACAGTATGTTCTGTATGGGACTCCTTTTTGTGTAGGAATGGTGGATTTCACCCACTCAAGCATCCCGATGTAGCCCGTGACATCGTGAATGTTGATCCAAATATATTCGCACAACCGAAAGAAAAATACAAGTTTTGTAGAAAGTATGGGCTCCGAAAGGACACGTCGAGCGCAAATCTAATGGTTGCTGCCAAAATCTTGCGGTCACATCGTTCACTGTATGAGCGCACCTTAGACCAGTCTAAGAGACACGATGCTGGACGTGGGGCCAAGCGTGAGTTGAAGAGGGGCACTGCATGTGAGTCAAGCGTCAGGCTTCAATCGCCAAGATCATCTCCAAAGATACAGGATTCCCTAGCCAAAATCGACGAGGCCATCCTGCCCAGGTTGAAACTCATGCGTGCCCAGTGCGAGCAACAAGCTGCCAAAGAGTTCCCAGTAGATACCCCTGACTACTTCACCGTGGTCGACCACATCACCAAGCGTCTTCTGCCCATGATCACTCGGCTCGAGGCCGAGGTCGTCGCAGCATAAAATCCAAAATCGCCCCGAGAGGGGCCACACCGTGTTGAAGAAACCCCATAACCAGTCGACTCATCCAGTCGAATCGGGGGAATCCATGTCCAAGCAAAAGTCCACTTCCGCCACTCTGCCTCCTTTGTTTTCGAGCACTGATGTGCTCCCAAAACCAGCTCTCGACTTCTCCGCGGCCTGCATCGCCGTTGAACGCTTCCTGATCGCGAATCCGCACCACATCAACTCCACGGTGGGGGTCCTGGTCGCCGAGATCGCCTTCGCCGAAGGCATGGACGCCAATGTCTACCATGGCCTCACGAAACCCCGTGAAGTCCTGGTCGAGGCGACTCCGTACATCCTGTCTTTCAATGTCATCGGTGCCGCACGCCGCCATGTCTGCCACAACTCCACGGCACTCTACGAAGCCCACCCTGATCTCATCTTGGCTTACCGGGGGCGCTACTCCACGAAGCCACCTCGTCAGGCCTGGAAGGCCTCGGCACGTCGTGCACGTAATGCAGCGGATCGCTGCAACACCATCAAGACAAAGTACAACCTCAAGCAGTTCCCCGAGGTCGACCTCAGCCAGCGCGATGGCAACAAGTGGGTGACCCTCACTGATAGCGACATCCGCAAGATGTTCTGAGCACCACAATCCACTTCTGGAGGCTAGGATATGGATACGCCTCATTTGATCAGTTTGCATCGACGCCAACTCACCGTACTCGATATGGTACTCTTAGTGCGTGATCTAATAGCGCACCCCGAGATTCAATCTCGGGGTGGAAATCTAAAGAACAACATCGCGGACACCCTGAAAAACCAATATGGGTGGAGGAACGGAACGAGCCCACGCCATGCCCAGAAACTCATCAATATCGTAAACAAAATCGATGCGGTTAAAGGATCCCCCGAGGAAGAGAAGATTCTCTGTTGTCTCCGAGAAGCAGTTTCGGTTAGCGATGCCGAAGAAAAGGTATTGAATAAACCTTCAACTGGCAGTAACCCAAAAACCATTGAATCGAAAGGATTCAGCATGCCGATTACCTCCCATACCGAGATCGTAGAAGACATCGTCCTCAAGCGCCTCCCCGAGATCGTGCGTCACTATGACCGCAACTCCGAGCGCACATCACGCGCCGTGAGCAATGCCGTCAAGGCTATCATCGACATCCCGGCTGCGATGACAGCCCTGGGCAGCAAGACCCCCAGATTGGCGATTCAGGTCCTCACATATACCGCGCATCGCATGATGGATACCTCGGTGATGAATGCCTCGGGGGCGCGCTACCTCCTCCAGCGCTCACTGGAGAACATCCGGATCCCGGATGTCATCGAGGAGTTCAAGACCAAGTTCAGCAAGGCGGGCGAGCGCACCCGAGCCCCCACCATCGAGGGGCTCAAGATCACACTGGACACCCGGAAGGTAGATCGCCCCGGCTTGGACATCCAGGATCTCTCCCAGGTCAAGGAACTCATGGCGATGTCACGTCGTCTGGGTCCGAAGCCAGGAACCGAGACTGTCCGGAAGTCCCGGGATACCACGCCGGCACCCGCACTCACCGTGATGGCCGATGCCGAGGCTGCCAAGGAAGAGAGCCGCATGGCGCAGTCCAAATCCAACCTTGAGTGCTGCACGTCGTCTACGGGGGCCGATGAGCCCCAGGCCACAGGGTGTTCACATACCTACCAGCCCAAGTTTGTTACCGGTGATCTCGCAGTTGTAGTTAGAAAGGAGAGCACTTTCTACAAACAAGTCGTAAAGATTACACGCACCATGTTTAATAAGGTGCTTAATTGTTACCATGTCACTGGGATCCCGGTGAGCTGTGAACACGTCGATGACCCTGTGGCATTTAACTGGGTTCCTTATCTGAACTCCACGCATTTAGCCGAGTACGAAAAAGAGTTCGCGGAGTCAGATCTCAAGAAGTATGATCCCCTGAAGGTTCACTTCCCCGAGGATGGTGTTATCCGTGGCCAGGACTCCTCGATGGTGGTCATCGATGAAACCGAGAACCCACCACCCATCGGATTCACGAATGGCAAGCAACCCCCCGAGGTCGACCTCGCGAAGTCCATGGCTGGGGTGGATCTCGTAGGGGCCATGGTTGACCAGGCCGCCAAGGATATCAACGAGTGCATGGCACCCTCCTCGTTGAGGATTTCGTATGCACGCACATTGGTAGCCCGGATGCAGAAGCTCAAAACTGAGATTGAGGTGAACCAGCGTGAGCTCGACCGCTTGGTCCCTGAGTTAGAGGTGGGGCAGGTATGGGAGGACTCAGCGGGTAATCTCGACCTCATAGTCCAGGGTGCAGAGGATACCGGGGATAAGTATGCGATGCGCATGCAGAAACCATTTGATCGTGTTTTCATCGGCGGTGAGCTGCTGTGGAAGCATGGACTTGTCTTCGTTGGCTACATCGATGAGCTAATCACTGCTGCCATCAAAGGGGGTACACATGCCGACAGCAAGTGATGGCCCTTACCTCAAGGAACCCGGGAACGCATCTACGTGCATCGGTGATGTCTCCATCGAAACCATCCACCACTCTGGGGCCCTGCTCATCTCTGCGATGCGTGGGGGTACCCGGGCGTCCAAGATGTACTTCGGGTACACCCAAGACGAAGCCCTTGAACTCTTCAATGCAGAGTTCCCAGAAGACAAGGAGTAAACATGGGCTATATCGTCCGGAATACTGACAACAAAGGTTATGTCGCCCCCAGTGGCAGTCATCACTCTTATGTTAAACATCCAGAGGATGCTCAACTGTTTCCAACCCCAGCTGCCGCGAAGGCAAATGGGATGTGCAGCAACGAGGTGCTCATGGAGTACATCCCAGCAACGCTGAGACCATTCAAATAACCCAGGGAGGGGGATTATGAATGGCTACGTGCACACTTGAACAAGCCGAGTTGATTAACCAGGACCCAGCATGATCTGCTGGGTCCTTATTTTGGAGGCAATAAGTATGGGGAAAGATAAAGATCAGGCATGGATAGCTGCCAGGAAAAAAGCCTACGAGGAGCTCTTCGGCCCCCCTCTTCAAAAACAAAGAGAGTCCATCCCACTCCCTGTCTTTGATAAGAGATGTGAGCCCAAGTGTCCCAGGTGCGGGTGTAGACCTCAGTTCGTTGAGATGACAGCCCGCGTCCGGTGCCAAATCGATGATGGCGACGGTGACCATGCCTTGCTGGGCAAGACTGACCACGTCGGCAAGCGAGTTGGCCCCATACATTTCGTATGTGGGTGTGGCAACTCATGGAGTACGCCCAGCAATCCTGAGACCAGTCAAATAACCAAGGGGGGATCACAAATGGCTAAACCTACACTCGAACAAGAAAAATCCCAACTGTCGCTCATGGAGCAACTCAGGGATGGGTTAAAAGCGCAATGCACACATACCGGTTTGTTGGGGATCCAGCCTGCATACCTGTATGTGGACTTTGATTTAATTGAGGGATGCCTCAATGACATCGAGCGTATTGCAATGAAGAAGCTGCTGGGCGAAGACGCCAACAGCCTGGAGAAATTCGCTTGCATGGTTCTCTTGAGCTGTGCAGGAATCTCGAAGACGACACCCCATAAGGGCATGTCTGCGAGCAGCAAGCTGAACTGATTACCCGCCCCGGCTCAGCCGGGGTCCTGATCATACACGCCCAATAAGGGAGCGCAGTATCAGGAGCAATGGGCTGCACTACTAAAGCAGCTCTCCACGGTGGCCGGGGCATAACCCGGAAACAACCACCAAGGAGAGAATCATGAGTATCATAAACGTAGATTTGAAATGGGGCTGCTGGTCAACATGTGAAGGCCACTGGGAGGACTATGCCCCCGGCGTGTATTCCCAGATAAAGGCACTCAAACCCGGCGAGGAGATGACAATATATTCAGGCCCACGCAAAGAGATCCGATTCCTGGAAGTCACAATTAAACGCATATCTCCTAGTATGTGGGTGGCCACAGGTGCGGTATGGGAAGAATGGGACGAACCCAGTTCCCTCATGGACACCGTGGGCCTGCTCGATGACGACTACGAGGAGGCCAAGGAGTTCTTGAAGCAGGCCGGTGGAGACTACGAGAAGGCAAATGAGTTGGCGATACAGGCTGGATACAAAGGCATCACTAATTATGACGCCTTTGTTAAATGTGTGCCGTACTCAAGTCATGCCGGTGAACCCGGAGTGGACTGGGACATCGATGTAAAGGCCAACTCATTCGCCAAGTTGATGCGGAGAATAGATAAGTGTGAGGACGCCTTGATGAAGGCCAGTGAAGAAGAATGGAGACTGTTCGAGAACATGTTCAGCAGAAAGCACAATAAACCCACGTAATGGGAGGCCAAAGATGCCATTTCCACCGCCACGTAAAATCAAGGCTCCGATATTCGAGCGTAACCAGGTCCCCTATGGGCGCCTGGGGGACGTCTATCTAGCCCTGCCAGAGAACACCAGATGCCTCATCGCCGTGAAACCTGCGGGGAGGGGGTGGGCTGCTGGTTACTGGCTCTACAAGTTCAACTCAGCGGAGCACCTCGATGAGGAGCTCCTGGTCGACGCCTCGAGGTGCCCTGCTGAAATGGGAGGGGGCACCAAGGGATGGGGCCCCGCCCAGGTCGGCTGGAAGCGCCTCTCGAATTACAAATAACTCGGATAACAGGAGGCCAGCAATGGCTAAGAAAAAGAAAGAACCCCTCGAACCCCGTGGTTTCGGGTTCGAGATCACCGGGGATCAGCTCGAGCGTATCAACCCCGAGGAAATCAAGCATGGGCAGATCTGGGTTGGTGACGGGCTCAAGGCCCATGTCATCGTGGACCCCGCACGTGCACCCTACTTGAACATCGGAAATTCTGGTCTCTTCATGGTCCCCCTGAAAGCGAAGACACTTGAGCTCTCCGCGGTACCCCAGGGCCTCCGCAGGGAGTTCCTGTACGCGGGCACCATGGACATCATCATCCCCATTGGGGCTACCCCACGGAGGTAAAAATGAAATCACATACAAAGCAAGGGTTGGCGAATAAACTCGCAGAAGCCCTGGCAACTGACACCAGATTCCCTCGACAAGCCCGCCCCTTCAACAACGAAGAACTCATTGATAACTTGAGTGGGGCTATTGGCGCTGTCATGGGTGCCCGGGCCTATGAGGACACCCTGCTCTCCGAACTCGCCCACTTGGCCGAGGACATCGATAATCTCCGCAGGAGAATCGTGCAGCGCTTCAATGAGGAGAACCCATTGAAGGTCGAAGTCGCTCAGGTCTGGCTGCACCACGGGGTACCCTGCATTGTGAGTCGATGCGCCGAGGACCACGTCTCCCTGTTACCCCTGATGCCAGGGGTCCCCGGGGATGCCGAGACCAAGGTCGACTCTGTGGACCTCCGACGCAATTTCTTCTATATCGGGGGTATCGCGGATGCCATCGATTCCGGTTTCTTAAAATCCAAGAACCCGAAAGGGGGGTAAGATGTCTAAATCCAATGAGACTCCCGATGAGGCAGCGATCACGCGGGAGAGCATCATGGCTGCCGTATGGGCCGTTGGTGATCGGGATACCCATTACCAAGCCGCTCTGCGCGCGGCACCAAAAACGGTAGGGGAGGAATACTACACCAATGGGGCCTTGGTCCTGGACCCCGATGACTACACCTTGTACGTGCTGGAGAGAAAAGCCTCGCCTTGCAAGTTTCGGTTGTACCCTGTCACCCCGACGAGCGGGGCTGGAGTGGACCAGGGAGTCCTCGATGATTTCCCAGGGCACGCGGTCTACACGCGATTCGTGTACCTGGGCCACCTGGGCACCCCATTGGGGGCATCCTTGCTTCAGTATTACGCCAAGAGGGATCTCGAGTTCTTCAAGGAGATCAAAGCTGTCACCGCACATAAGGCGAGGGTGGAGACACATGAACGCCTCACCAATGCCAGGGCAAAGCTATACGCTATTAACCCAAAGCCGGTTAAGGTTGGCGGTCTCTGGGTGCACTGTCATGACGGCTACCACTCCGTGATCAGTGTGTACTGCACATCAACCGTAAAGTTGATGCGAGTTGATGTCAAGAAGCAATTTGAGGCCGAGGGGGGCCTGATCCAAGAAGTCCCCATGGCTGAGTTCCTGGCGACCTATGGGTTCGTCCAGGACGGCCTGGTATTACCATAACCACTTACATCGAGGAGACACGAGATGTCAGAAGAAAAATTAGTTACCGAGGCTGCCAAGGCATTCAGTGCGGGGAGACTCGCACTGGAGGTAAAATGCTGGTTGATGGCGACTCATGGGTTCAAGGCAAAGATCAGGAGCCCGATATGGAGCCCGGTACGCCGTGAATACGTGTTCACCCTGGATATCGAGGACCCCGATGGTTTGTCAGTGATCCCCGGGGTAGGCGACGATGTCTTGATAGGAGACCCCAGGATCACAGCCGTGGGTGCGCGTGTATTTCCACAGCTATTTGCCTGGCCGATGCGATTCATCGGGGACGACAACGGAAACATGGATGATTTCTCGAAGCTCCGAGTGAGTTTCTTCGCAGGGGATGGGATTACCCCTGGGCCCGAGTTCCTTCAGGACATGTTTCCGGGTCTGAAGGGTATCGAGACTCCGAAAACTCTGGTGGAGCCAGAGGTCACCGAGCTGCCCCCGGAGCTCCACAAGGACCGCAAGCTGATCCTGCGTACCAAGGGGTTCAACGAGTACCCCATTGAGATCGCTGACTTCAAGTACAGCAAGGATACCAAGCGCTACGAACTCAAGGTGGTCACGCGGAGCCCCCAGGGTGTCAATCGGGAACACTTCATTGATCGTGACATCCAGATCATTAGCCAGAGGGAGTGCTTGTTCGAGGGTAAGTTCGAGTGCTATGCCGCCGCGTGTATCGAGCATCTCGGGGATCCCGAAGGCCCAGATCGCACTCTGTTCGTATCCATTGCTGCCAAGGTGATCCCGATGGCACATGCCCCTGCGGCACCTCCGGCGACCGCTCAGCTCGGGGGTTTCCCGGGGTCTATCATCAACCAGCCATGTTACACCAAATGCGGTGTTGGGGTAGGCAACCCCAACTGTGTCGCCAAGACCACCATACCCGATCTCGAGGATCCCGAGTTCACCAAGCTGCCCACTGATCTCGAACTCATCTCACAGATCGCGGGGCGCATAGGTACCGCATACCCCAGTGCCATCGTCGCCGAAGCCGCGCTTCATGATCTCGAGAAGATCAAGACCAGACTCCTGGACTGTATGACCTCCGGGGGTCCCCTGAAGGCAGACATCAACCAGGTCTGGATTCAAGCCGGGATCTGTTACATGATCACGGCGATCACGAATCGCAACATCGTGCTCCATGCCCTGATGCCCACGGGTCGCGCCGACCACGGCTGCATCCAGGGGAGAAGCGCACATGTCGACTCCATCAAGAAGTCTTTCGCGTACATCGGCAGTGTCGCCGATGCCGTGAACCAAGGCTTCATCAAATAACCAAGAAGGGGGTCCCCATGGGGAAACCACGAAAACCAGATGTTGAAATCACTGACACCATGATTAAAGCCTCGGACGCTTTTCTTGCCGACCTCGAGGATGCCCGCATGGTTCGGCATATCAACCTAATGGGGGGCACTCAGGGGAACTCGAGCTGGACCCGTAAGGTGAAGAAGACTCCGAATCGGGATCTCGTCATCGCAGTGGTCACTTACAAGATGAAACAGGCCATCGCGACGTTTATCGCGATCTCACGTGCTCAGAAGTCCCACCCGGGGGCCGCGAAGCCGAACCCCGGAGGTGACGTCGAGGTCACCGAGGCCATGAATGAGACCGGGAGACAGATCATGAATGACCTCACCGAGGCATCGGTATGCAGGTTCGCAGACGGCATGGGTGGAGCCCGGCCCTGGTCGGCATGGTTGCGTACCAAGCCGAAGAACCGGGATCTCATTCTACGATACATCAAGAAGAAGATCGATGCGGTTACCGCTGCATACATCGCGATGTCCCGCCAGCGTGATGCCGAGAATACTCAGAAACCCAAGAAGGGGTAGGTCATGAAAACGATATCGCAGGAATACTTGGATAAAGTGTTGAGTTCCCATGCACGATGGCTGGGTCACACCACCAAAGGGGAACGTGCGGTCCTCAGTGAAACCAGTCTCGTCGGGTGTTCCCTCAGTGGAGCCGATCTCCGAGGTGCCAATTTGTACAAGGCTTTTATGCCAGGCATCAACTTGAATCGTGCAAATCTGGAGGGCGCCAGCTTAGAAGGCGCTGACCTGAGTAATGCGGGGCTCCGGGGCACCAGGCTCATGAACGCGTATCTCAGCGACGCAGATTTAGCCGGGGCGACTCTCACCGGTGCTGACCTCCGTCGGGCAGTTCTAAACAGGGCTAATCTCACGGGTGCCATGCTCGACCAGACCAAGCTGTCCGGGGCTTCACTGAAGTGGGCATGCCTTCGCCGTGCCTATCTCATCAAGTCCGACATCGGCAGCTGGGAGACCTCCACCAGTTTCGCTGATTTCACCGGTGTTGATTTCAGCGAGGCCATCCTCGACGACATCGTGGTCTCGACTACCCAGATAGGGGATCGACGCGACATGGTGACATGGAATGCCACCCGGGATGTCGTCTGGTCGGATTGCTGGATGGGTACCATGGCGGAGTTCAAGCGCAGGGTGGACTCCACGTACAAGCCGGGTACCCAATACCACGACGAGTACACCGCTGCCATCAAGTCCCTGAAGACCATGGCGAAGATCAAGGCCAAGTACACCAAGAACACATAACCCTTGAGAACAAGGAAACCACATGCCTGATATGACCACAGAAAGCGCAGGGGTGCACTCGAGATTCCAGGGCACCCCTGCAGAACGCGTCGCCCATCTCAAAGGACTCCGAGATCGCGTGGCGACCTCGAAGTACCATCTCCAGCAGATGGAGGAAGCCCATGCCGCGGATCGACGGGAACTCGCCCATGAGCAACCCAAGCCGGAGCACGGCCAGATCTGGATTGATCTCAAAGGTATCATGTATATGTGTGCGTACTTAAATGAGAGCTATCACATGATTCCTTTGAACGCCAAGGTGGACTCCATATCGTTTGCATACTCCAGGGGCATCATAGGCACCGGGGTCACCTACTATGGCTGCAGCCTCCACGAACTCGACATCGTCACCTTGATGTCGCTGGAAAAAAAGATTGACCCCAGTGCCGAGAAACCCAAGTGATGCCAGGGCACATGATGCCCGAGGAGATCTCCATGCAATTTATTATCTACCACGCGAATTGCTGGGACGGTGCTGCCGCTGCCGCGGTGACCTCTCAGGGTTTATTTGAGCGTCATTGTTTGGAGCACCCCAAGGGGACTCCATTTAAGACCCCGGAGACCCGGGGGTGCGCGTACAATGACCCCAAGGGGCTCGCCGATATTGTTGCCGAGATCAAGGCGATGAAGCCCCGTGAGGTCTATTTGGTCGACTTTACATGTGATCGTGCCTCGCTGGCCGAGATAGCCGGTGTCGCCAGCAAGGTTTTCATCATTGATCACCACGTCGATGCCATGACCTCCCTTTTGGGTCTCAAGGGGGATCCATGTTGGGATAATCTATTCACCCGATTCAACTCTGATTTCAGTGGTGCCGAGCTCTGCATACAAGAGTTCTTTGAGGTCAAGGATGCCACCCCGCTGGGTAGCCCCTCCTGGGAGGGCTCCACGCATGTCTTCTCGTGTGCGCGGCGTCTCGTCGCCCACATCGGGGATCGGGATCTCTGGCGCTTCAGGGATCCCCAGACCAAGGCGGCGACGGCGCACCTCATGTTGTTCCCGATGACTCCTCAGGGCTTCCTGGAGGCCCTGAATGAGTATCGGAGGGGCCCCGATGAGTTCTATGATGTCGGCGAGGCCATCTTGAAGTATGAGGCCGGCGTGATCTCGCGTCATGTCTACGAGGCCGTCAAGACTGACATGTTTGGGTACCGCGTCGGGGTTGTCAACGCGACGACTCTGGTCTCCGAGATCGGGAACGCTTTACTCCTCGGGGATCCCGGGATCGACGTCGCCGTGATGTACCGGGTATTGAACGAGACCAAGATATTCAGTCTGCGCTCCCGTAAGGGAGGTGTCGATGTCTCCGCCATAGCTCGGAAATGGGGTGGCAATGGGCACCCCAGTGCCGCGGGGTTCACCCTGCCCCTGCAGGACTCCCAGCTCTCCATGAGACGAGATGGCACCCCCACGGTGGAGCAAATGAAGGCCTCGATCCAGGGCTCCGAGCACCTCGGGGTCCTTGGAGCCCAGGGATGAGTAAAGTCGACCACCCCGCAGTCGCGGCCTACAAGGCTAACAAGGCCCAGTACGACACCGACAACTATCTGAACTTCATCAGGGATTCGACTTCGGTGGAATCCCAGATGGGGGAACTCCAGGGGGTCCTGGGGACCCCTGAGTTCCAGGGCCTCATGAAGACCCAGGTGAACCCTGATCCCTTCAAGGCCATTGTTGACGCGATACCCGAGCTCGATCTCTATGATCTCAACTGGTTGGAGAAGAATCTTCCCATTACATCCCCGGCGTATGCACCCGTGATCTCCCGTAACAAGGAGATCTGGAGTGCATACGGGGGGTGGTGGAGATGACATGCCAATCCGACGCCGAGATCACGGGGAGCCTGGGGAATCCAACTCCCAGAAGGAAAACAACCCTATGACCACACCCCACACACACCCCTCGGTGCAGGCCTACAAGATCAATAAAGCGCGCTACGACGCCGACAACGCCCTGGTCTTCATTGAGCAGGGCATGAAGACGTGTTCCTTTGGGGAATGCGGAGAACTCCTGGAGCGCCCTGAGTTCCGGGCTCTCATGGCCACGGTGACCACCCGAGAACCCTTCGCGGATATCGAGGCCGTCGTGGACACCCTGGGATACTCGGATCTCCGCTGGCTCGAGATCTTCCTGCCGACCTGCAAGCTGCGCCGGCGAGTCCAGGATCTCGCCATGGCCATGCACGACGCCATGACTCCTCCTGAAAAGGAGTACGCGCGTCGCGTCTACTCGGTTCACAATTCGACCTGGGTGGAACCCGAACCCAGGGACTCAGTGGCATCTAGCACGGGATAACATACCAAGACATGACAACGGAGGACCACACATGGGTCACCATTTAGTCGAGGCCTACAAGGCCAATAAAGCACAATACGATCAAGACTATTTCCTGGGGGCCCTGAACTGGAGCGTTCAGGGGAACCCCCATCTCATCGGGCTTCGCGAGAACCCCTGGTACACGGGTCTCATGGCTACCGTGAAGAACCCGGACCCATTCAACGCCATCATCGAGAGCCTTGGGGAGATGTCACTGGAGGATCTCCAGTGGTTGATGGTTGAGATGCCAATCGGGTGGCATTACAGTAAGGTCATGGATCACTTCGACCACAGACCAGGCATCGACACCGCACTTGCGCTGGCCAGGGGTAACATGGGTTCCTGCCCACAGGGCACCAAGCCTGTCCTCGATGAGATCAAGGCTGGGGTTGAAAATGATTTCGATGCCATGTTCGAGAAGATCGCCCTGAAGCCAGCACTTGAGGAGATGGTGGCATTGGAGCACGCCAGACAGAACCCCAGTGAGTTCCTCGAGGTAATACTGCCAGATAAAAAGGAGTCCCAGACATGCCCATCGTCTACCACCCCCTGATCGAGGCCTACAAGGCCAATAAGGTTCAGTACGACACCGACTACTTCCTGAGCTATGTGAGCCGGACAGTCTTCAGGAACCCCCAGCTCGAGGATCTCCGGACACTTCCGGAGTTCAAGGCCCTCATGGCCAAGATCTACAATCATGAGCCCTTCAGAGTCATCGTGTACTCCCTGGATGAGATGACTCTGGAAGACCTCAAATGGCTCGCCGCTAACATGCCCTCGGGATGGCATCGCAGTCAGGTCCTCGAGCGCTTAGATGGGGGGACCCCGGGATGAGCACAGAAAAGATAAACGTCAAGGAGGCCCTGAAGAATGGTCGCGTGGAGTTCCCGCGCACTAAAGAGGGGGTTGTCGACTTTACCAAGCCCCAGGAGCCCCGTGTTCTCTTCGCCTTTCAGGTCGAGAAGTCGGGCCCCATTGATATCAGTGAGCTCGCCATCCTCAAAATCCCGTACACCGAGAAGGTCAGGGTTGATGGGAGGGATTACTTCCAGGGGGTCAGGAACTTCTACGGGGGTGGCCACCGACGATTCCCTCATTACGGGGTCCAGAGGCGCTTCCACTGCGATGAGACCAAGTACCGCTACTTCGATACCTGGGATGACGCCTGGGCTTACCTGTGTTGTCGTGCGAAGACTGAAGTGGCATCCGCGGAGTCCAGACTCCAACGCGCCAGGGATGTCCTCGCCGCTGTCGCCGCGATGCGCTGTGATTGGTACACCAAGATCGGGGCGGAACCCCCGGAGCCCAAGGAGCCCAGAGATGGCGAGACCCCCGATATCCCACACTGAACTCAGTCCCACCCTAGCGCTCTCGGAATGCCACGATGGCTTCTGGATCTATGATGAGACCCGCGGCATGAATCTGGCCATGCGGGCGAAGACACGGGATGCCGCTTTCGTCGAGGTCATCATGTATTACCAGAAGCGCCTCAAGGAGATCGAATCCTCGTATGCCTGCTTAACCGGGAGGGTTGAGGCTTTCGTGTCCCAGTTCCCCGCCGGCATCGTCGAGGATGACGGCTGAGGACACGAGATGACAACTGAGGACAGCACTGGTCTCCGCGAGGGGATCAGTGCTGCCCCTTTTTTTTATCTATGGGTCACCCAGGCCTCTTGCATTTCGTGAACGAGGATTACTCTGAGTAAACCACGCTAGCAGTACCGACAAAAATACGTGGGCGATCAAACATATCTTCATGTATTTTATTACTATTTAGTCGACCCCGCGAAACCACTGTCTGCGGTATGGGGTCATCCAGACCTACGAATCTTGAATTGAAAGTGATGCCATGCCCACGTATGTCCCCCCAGAAGAACGCGTCGCTGTTACAGTTTCCCGGGAGCTCGTCGCCCAGGGGTGGACGGTGTACCCCGAGCTCGGCGCCCTCTGTGATATCTCCGCGGTGGACCCCCAGGGGCGTCTCATCGGCATCGAGGTCAAGGCGTCGGCGAACCTCGGGGTTCTCGCCCAAGCCGAGAAGCATGTCCGCAAGGGGGTCTACGATGCCGTCTATGTCGCGTTCCCGAAGCGGGGCTGGGCACACCTCGCGATCAAGGATCTCGCTGGGCTCCGGGGTATCGGGTGCATCCTGGTCTCCGAGAGCTATGAGCCCATCGAGGGGACGACGAGGCATCACTTGGTCTACAAGACCGAGGTGATCCCAGGGAAACCCCAGCATGTCCACAAGGCGGCGCGCCGGCGTGCCCTGGAGCCCCTGATGTGTGAGGAAGCCAGGGTGCACACAACCCCAGGGAGGAGCTCACCTCGCGTGTTCACCGAGTTCCGGTTTCGGGAACTCGTGATCTACAAGCACTTAGTGGCCCAGGGGAAGCCTGTGTTGACCCTTGATGTCGTCGCCATGGAGCGCGAGTATCTCAAGGCGAACCCTGAGATGGGGTTCCGGTGGAGGCCTGACGGCCGCACGATTCGGGAGTACGGGAAGCGGGCCGCGTTCTCGGCGATCCAGTATGATGTCGCCACGGATACCTGGAGTGTCCGGGGCACCTGGGGGACTAAAGAAGCCGGGCACTCCCCGGTGAACTACGAGGGCATCATCCCGGGTTCCAAGCCCGACACCTTCCTCCCCGTGGAGGCCAAATCATGAAAGTACGCTTTGCCGTTCTGAATTCACGAATTCAGAATGCCAGTAGGCGCCAACCCTCAACAGTCTCCAGCGTCGAGACAGTGGGATCCCGATGACCTCATCAGCTATGACGACTCCGCCCTCGACCCCAGATGACGACTTCCTGGGGTGCTCAGGGGATCTCAGTGATGCCATCGCAGCCGTGATCGCGGCGTACCCGACCCCTCAGGGCTGCCTGGCCCCCCAGCAGATGCAGACCGGGGCGATGTCCATCAAGCTCATGCGTGCCCTTGATGTCTGTTGGCAGAACTGGAAGCGGAAGCTGGACGCCAGGAGGGGCGAGAAGACCCCGGTGGCCTCTACGGTCATCGAGTACGGGGAATACCTGCTCTCCAAGGAAATGAGCTGTCTGGCCTATAAGAACACGACGTGGAGTGCCCGGCGCGTCGAGCATGTCAATGATGATGCCAAGGCCGTGCAGCTCGAGCGTGTGGATGTCGACTGCACGGTGTGGCGCTCCCCAGTCATCAGGTCATCGTATCTCAGGGAGCGGAGTTCCCATGACATGGTCAGTCTTGCTAAGGTCCTGCTCTACTCCACGCTGCCAGGGGCTGCAAAGTATTTCAATGAACTCCATGCCCCCGGGTTCCGTGTGGTCCTCGGTGAGATCATCTTGTTCCGGGATCGCATGGGTGACATGTGTGTTGTTGTAACTGCGAACTGGGTGAAGTCGAAGAAGAAAACCAAACCATCTCTAAAGGAGAAGTCATGAGCTTAGACGCCCGCGTAGCCCTGCTTAGAGCAGTTGGCTTAGTCATCTCGAACTATACGCTGCCACCGGAGCTTTCCGCCCCAGGTCAGGTCTTGAATGGTTCGGAGTCCTGCGAAAGGCTGAGAAACCTGGATGCCGCAGTAGCCCAGGCTACCCTTCTGCCAGATACCACGGATACACTGCAGGCGCTCGTTTTGCATTCATCTGCCTTCCTGGCCTGCTTTGTGGTCACTGAGACCTCGCATGCTCCCCAGCAGATCCTAGAGGGTACAGACGCGTGGATTCGACTCGAGCGTCTCGAGAAAGCCGCAGAGGCCGAGGCAGATGACATCGCCCTTAACACGGGTTACTCGGATTCCATTATTTCTGCGCTCCGTTCTACGGAGAAGGCTAAGTCATGAAGCCACCTACACCCAAGCAAGGCCTTGCCCTAGGGCTGATCATTGTGTCGGGAGGCGTCTCCCTATTTGTTCTCGGCATCACCGGGGTCTCCCCGTACCCCAAGCTGACGATGTCCTTTGGTTTCGCCTATGCTCTCGTCGGTGCATGGGGGATCGGGATGTATGTGGCCACCAAGAGATTCATCGACTACCTGGACTCCAGGAGAGACCAACCATGAGCACCAGACTTCGCGACGCCATCGAGGCCATCCTCGACGCCCATAAGAGTCATGGCAACTTCGTGTACCCCGCGGAGCACGTCAGGCAGGCCAACATGGTTGGGCTCCTCGTCGATCTCCACGACGCCTATAGGGCGCACCTGGGGTCTCCTCAGGAGGCCCTGTCGGCGTGGATCTTCAAGGAGTTCAAGGATACCGGCATGGATCTCGGGGACTTCACTGTTGAGATGCCCCATGCTGCACTTGACAACCCTCTCAATATCCGGACATGCGTGGGAAACTTCTGTATGGATTACTCTGGGCTCGGCAAACCATTCACGAGTGCACTGCGCTCCGAGGTCTACGCCAAGGAAACCTGGAGCCCCAGTGATCCCTGGCACCTCCATGACCCCGCCGAGATGTCACGTCGTATGGTAGCCATGTGTGCCCCCGAGGTCGCCGCCGCTGTGGGCAGGCTTGGGTACCCAACCCGGCTCCGTAAGGCAATCCTATTTGTGGACTCCAGGTACTCCATGATGCTTCAGTGGTGCCTTGTCGTCATCGTTGAGAACACCCAGCGCATCACGTGTTGCGTCGATCTCGGAAACCCGACACCCAACGGGGACTTCCCCGTGGTCACCACCCCCGCCCAACCCCAAGGAGAGCAATCATGACCCCTGAACTCTACACGGCCATCAAGGATGTCCTCAACTATAGCCGAGCCGATACCACACACGGTGATTCCGGGTATTTAGGCTTCATGGGTGGCATCAATCAGTGCCATCGTCTCAAACTCCTTGAGAAGGAGTTCGCTCTCCATGATCCCCAGAGACAGGTTCTCGTGGACACCTGGGTGCGCCTTCGTGATGCCACCTTGGTTTCCCAGGACGAGAGGTTCGCCTTCCTGCCGGCGACCTCCATGGTTCAGGTTTCCAGGAACTCGGATCGCGAGGGTTTCGTGGAAGTCATCATGAAGCACACCCTGCCTTCCCTGGTCGATGACCTCGAGAGCAAGCATGTGATATCCAGTGATGTCTACGCGAAGACGCACATGGAGTTCACCCAGCTCCAGGAGGCCGAGAGAGCACAAGTCTACCTCACGACAACCATGAAGGACATCTTTCCCAAGCTCAAGAGGCTATGGGCAGGCCTTGGTACAAACCTTGCGGTTGACCACCTCTACATCATGGTGGATTCCAACAATGAGAACAACGTGGCATGGCATGTCGTCGCGGTGACCCGCAAGCTCACTGCAGCCTCGGTGCCCTATGAGCACAATGCCACCTTGGTGAGTACCCCAGAGATCAGAGATACAGGTGGTATTAGCACGGAGCTCACCCCAGCGGATATCCTCCGAGGCGGGGTTCATATCTCCGGCATCCAGGACTTCACGTCCCTTTCTCCGGAGACATTGTTAGGAACCATCGTCTCTGGTATCTCGGATCCGGACACCCGGGTATCCACTGTGGTCAAAGCAGTTGTCGCCGCGATGTCCCCAGGGATCCCCCTGGCGGCGCTGCGGGACACAAAACTGCTCATCGTCTATGAACCACACCTATCCCGCTTTAACGTGTGTGAGAGCACCCTTGCGAATATAGCGAATAAAAAGGCGCGCATTCTTTACTCGGATGCGTATTGCAAGGAGACCGCTCAGTTCGTTCTCAGTGATACCGCAGGGGTTCTCGCCGTAGTCCTGGGTGCACCTGGATTCGACATCCAACAAAGGTACATAAAGGAGACCATGGGTAAGCAGGGGGTCCACCACATCCACCAGCTCGTGCTCCTGATCAAATCTGGTAAAACGAATGAGTGGGCCCTGGCGGCCACGTTATCCGAGGGAGTCGAGTCATGAGCTTACTGTGCTGCTTCGGCATCCATAAATGGGAACAGTCACGCCCACGTACCACAGCGGACATCTTTCCGTACCCCATGGTACCCTATGACCCCCCGGTAAGGGTCTGCATGAGATGCGGGCGCGCCCAGTATTGGTTGCCGGGGTGGGGAGGTTCTTCCCGGGGGTCCTGGGAGAACACGGATTACGAGCCCCCGAAATGGAAGGTGATCCTGATCCTCCTGTTTGTCCTCGCCTTCTTCGTCTTCCTGTGCATTGCACCTATTCTGTGCTTCAAGACCCCGAACCCACCACCACCAGTTCAGGCAGAGAAGCCATGACCACACATCAGCTCGTCTTAGCGATCACCCGGGGCATCCTGGGCACCCTGCTGTGCCCCGTGCTCGCCCTCGCGGTCCCTGCGGTGTTCTTCGGCCACGTCATCATGGTTCTCACGGGGCCGCCCTCCCACGCGGACTACCTGGGTACGACAACCACGTCCGAGATCCTGATGTCGCCGCTGTGGCACCTCGGCGCCGCCCTGGCGTGTGCTGGGGCCCTGGGCTTCGGTTTCTTCCACCTCGTCATCTGGGGGCCTCGTGCCGGCAGAGACGTCATTGAATCCATAGTGGGGTAGCCCATGAACCTAAAATGTTTCTTTAGAGGTCACGACTGGATCGTGTTCCAACCCACGACAATCAGCATCAAGCACAGGGATTGCCAGCGCTGTGGGCGTCGAGACCACTGGTTTGAGATCTCGGGGATCCGAGGCCACTGGTTCAATGTGAACTCCGAGGTATCCAAGGGCATCGCCCTCGCCGGCCTCTCACTCGCGATGGCTGCCCTCATAATTACCCTCATCACTCTGAACAAGCGAGATAAACCATGTTCTACGCCTACGCAGTCTATGCCTACGTCGTCAACACAGCCCGTGCGCTGCGAGACTCCCTGAAGTCCTGCTGCGACAAGTACCGGGCCTGGATGACTTATACGCCACCAAAGGATCAACCATGAAGACCAAGATCACTGTGTTGTCCAATCAGCAGGACTTCAGTACGTGCAAGTGTCTCCCCATTAAGCGCACGATCTTCGAGGAGGGGGTGTCCGCGGACTGCCTGCTCACCGAGCGCTGGCATGACGGCATGACCTGTGTGGTCACCGCTATCGAGATCCTCAATGATGACGGCACCCCGCTGTAGCCACGCATGAGGATCATCAAACCAAAGTCTTGGCGCGAGTTCGGCATCGAGAAGATCTCGGCGTACAACATGGGGTATGGTAATTTCCGCACCGGTGAAGTCATGACGGCGCGGATCCGGGATGAAGCCGGTCCCCGGGCCTTCATGCTGATCTCGGGCCCCCTGGACGCCAGGCCCACGAAGTCAACTCGCTTTCACACCCACTTGATAGAACTCGGTGAAGCCGGGGGCATGGCACCCCATGATGTCCGTCCGTTCTGGCATCCCCATCTCGGGCCCGCCGTGATCTGGGCGTATGCGACGGGGAGAGGCCCTCGAGGTGGTGTGGTCTGGGGGCAGCGCTATGCCCCCCTCGATCTCGTCAAACTGAAGGTCTATGATATCCGTGAGATCCCGAGACCACCAGGGGTCAGCCACAAGAACGTGATCCCCCATGACGACGTCATCATCTATCACCCCGGACGCCGGGAGACCATGTGCTGGTGGGAGCTTGAAGTCATCAAGAATCTGCGCCCCCTGGAGATTGATATCCGCGGGGGCTCCGTACCACTTAGGATCACTCCGGAGTGGTCGCTGGCAGCATTCCATACCACGACGCTGACCATGCAGGGCTACGTCTACGAGGGCTGGCTGGGCTTCGTGGACAACTCTGGCATCGCCTACGAACCCATGTTCTTGGACACCGATGAACTCATCGCGACATGTGGGCTGACGCCGCCGTCATGGGAGACCCGGAAGATCAAGTCTGTTGTGTTCCCCATGGGGATCCGGGAGAGTGCGCGGACAGGGAACTATGAGGTCATCGCGGGGATCCAGGACCAGGCCACGTACATCATCGAGATCAACAAATCGGAGATCACCGCTGCCCTTGCCGAGTTGTCCCCGGTGCCAACTCAGCCATGATGCCCTCACGAGGTCACCATGGCTGATGTCTACCTGGGCCGGCTCACCGGTAAGATTCGTGATTCCGTGGCCCCTGGGGGCGCCGGTGGCATCGACCCCCCGTGCGAAGTCGAAGTCGAGGTCCTCAGCGGTGAGTTCACGGCGACCCGGATCCCCGCGCATGTGACATCATCAACGGGCTCCCCGATGCCCTGGTACGCCGCCGCGATCTACTTCTTTGGAACCCTGGATGCCACGGTGTCCATTGATGGCGAGGGCCGCCGGACCTATGAGATAGATGTCACCCATGCCCGGGAACCCGGTGCCCTGGTTATCCGGTTGTACCGGGAGTTCACTGGGGTCACCTGTGTCGAGATCCCGACCTCAGCGGTGTTCAACGCCGTCGTCCTCGGACTCAGTGGTGGTGGCCCCGGTGCCGTGGTCCCCGATCAGAGTTTCGCAGTAGCCAACAAGGCCGGTCCTGGGGTCGTCTTCCCGGGGCGTTATGCCCGTCTTGCTTTCATAGCCCCCGATGGCTCCATGTATGGCGACAAGGGGGAGGAGACCGATGGCATCAGGATCCCCCTTGGGTACTACCCCGATGTCTTCACGCCAGACAGCACAGATTTCCCCGAGGGTGACCCCGTAATCGTGGATGGCTGGAATGACTACCATGCCCCACCGCTTCAGGTCTGGAGCCCCGTGGTCGCCATGATCCACCACGTCGACACGGGGTCCACGGATCACATCGCGGTCTGGGCTATTAAGCCCTCGGGATCCCCGGATGCCAAGATCCTGAAGTTGAAGCCAGATACCCCCAACAATGTCGAGAACCCAGCACACATCGTGCAGCCCGCGATTATGACACGCCGCACCGATGTCGTCCCCGCGATATGGGAACTCGCGAGCTGCGATGCCTCCACGTTCGCCAATGTCAATGTCAGGGATCCCCAGCAGGAAGTCGGGGTCGCCCTGTGGTCGGATCAGGACGCCGATGGCAACGTCGCCGTCGTGGTCTCGGGTCGCTTCTGGATTAACCCGGCCTCACATCCCCTGAGAGGCCACACCACGTATTACTTGGACCCCGCGGCGAATTACGAGAACTCTCCCACGGATGACCACAGCCCGGGGATGTGGACCTCGGAGCCCCCTGGCAACGCCGTGATGACTCGGCCCATCTTCCGCCACTACACCAAGGGGTGGTGCATGATCGTGGAGCCCGTAATCGACCATGCCATGGCGTGGCGGTACGGTGTCGATTCCGGGGTGTCCCCCGAGGTCTTCAACATCGCTGAGATCGCATTCGATTGGTTCTACTACAATGACCCCACCACGGCGACTGCTCTGCTCAGGTTCCGTGATCGCCCCTCGGTGATGCCGGATCCCGATGATCTCCCCGATGGTGAGAAGGGGACATCACCAGAGGCCCCATTGGGCCAGGCCCCGGAATCCTGGGATGTCATGTCCTGGTTCACCTCTGAGCTCTATGAACGCAGGGCCTTCGTGATGAAGCGCCTCGACCTCGTCATCGCGGGGAACCCAGATCAGACCACGATACCTGAATTGGATTTCACGGCACCCACCCGTCCGGGGCAACTCGTGTTCTACATGGATTACGAGGATGACGCCCGTATTGGTGATGCCTACGATTTCGCTGAACTCCAAGATTACTGCCTGTCCTGGACACCGGTTAGCAAGGGGAACGACTTCGGCCCCGGAAACACCGTGATTGGTGGTCTCGTCAACGTCCAAGACGGCTACTATACGGTGATGAAGTGGTACACGTGCCCTGAGTTTGGTACGCATTCACCTGCGGGGGTGGGTGACTACGACAAGCGTTACCGCAAGGTCGTCTGGGACATCGCCACGGAGTACCAGGCCCATGATTGGGCCTGGAGATACACCACGGATAGTGGGGGCACCTTCGATGACGCCCTGATCCTCAATCATGACCAGGACCTCATCCCGATTCTGAATGGCAACCCCAATGCGGAGGCCGCGTTGCCCTTGAAGTTCCGGGAGATCGAGATCTGTGATTCCAGTGATGACTCCGTGAAGAAGATCATCGTGCTGTGCTCTGAGATGTACTCATGATCAAGTGGCCTACGACGTGTTCGTGTTGTAACCCCCTGGTACCCTGCCCTACAGGGGATCTCGGCATCTGGATCGCAGATGATCTTGGTCTTCTAACGCACTCCTTCGTAATCAAGGTAAACGGCAGACTGATCAAGAATAACCTGGGGAACCCGGTATGGCTGACGCTAGGTAGTGGTGGTGGTTACGCAGGGCAGCTCATTATCCCCGAGAGGTTCTCCTCATTCACGAAGGCGCAATGTGAGTTCCCAGCGGCGCTGCCACCGACTCCAGCGATGACAGACTTCATCGCTGGAGGAGTTAATACTCAGCTTCATTTCTCGCCGAACATTCCTGTAATCGCTGAGTTCTCTGCTTACCATATTATCCTAGATAGCATCAATTGGAGTAATGTTGGTAACATAGGGTCTATGACGTTGTTTCAGGTCTGCGAGGCCCAGGGAGACGGGCACCCCATTATGAATAGAATTATGGGCGATTCCGCGTTTGGGGGTGGGCCCGAGACAACTATTCCATTTGATATCAACACGATTGCATGTGGTGTCTGCGTGTCTCCGCTGTGCGATCTCGTCTTGAGTGCCGCTGGTGGTGATGAAGGCTACTGCAGAGACTGGGGTGCCCCCGCAGCAGGCACAACCATCAGATTCGTGATCACGACATATACGCAAAAGGATCGTATTATCGTGACCTCGAACCCAACGAATCCACGCTCACCCACTGTAGCCGCTGCCACAGGCACGGTCCTATTTGATACCGGGTGCGTGGGTATCACTGGTGTCACCTTTAATGCGTTGGTGCCCACGGGATCACGTGTAATTCGCATAATCGTAATACCGAACTGCGAGGGTGGTTCGGGGACCGCATGGAACTTTACGTCGACATGTATTCCACCATGACACCACATCAGCCACAGAGTAACTTCGGTACGATTTGGCATGCACTGGTGGTCTTGGGGGCACCACCCCCCAACTCCCCAGACGACCCCTCTGTCGGTGTCGATGGCCCCCTCCATGTCAGCAATGTGGCTGACCGCATAACTGTGCAGAGTAGGCTGGAAATCTGTCATGACTGCATGCAGTCGTCCCCAAGCAATTCCCCTGCACGGGAGAGGCAGTGCGCTGAGTCCGCTGGTGACTTTATTGCTAAGTTCGTCGGAGTTAGAGTTTTTAAGTGTCCACTTGGTAAGTGGTAGATGTACACGTTTCACGCACCACCCGCATCTTGACCCCCAGTAAACCCCGGCATCCTTGCAGCCATGACACCCACACCTCCCCCTGAGATGCCAAAGATGACCCCTCCTCGTGCCCCGACGTTCAAGGAGCTCCAGATGCTTCTGATCCTGGCCAGGCAGGCCATTGGAGATGGCATCAAGTCCGGGCGTGAGATCGGCGTCGTGTACCCCATGCTCAGGGCTATCGAGACCACTGAGGACTACACGCGGTATCTCGAGAGCGCGGAGAAGACAAAACCGCGCACACTATCTGAGGAAGAATCTCGGGTTCTCCGGGAAACGCAGAAGAGCATACTGCCGACACCGCCGGGACTCTGCTCGCGAGTCCTGCAGAAACCCCAGAACCCAGATGTCATCGCAGATAACGACATCAAGAATCCAAGGCCTCCTGAGCTCACAGGCGCGCATCCAAAAGATTAAACCCCCATTACGAGGTAACACTAATGCCGGCGACAACACAGCCCCCGTGGGGCCAGAATCCGTCTAACGCGGGTCCGATCACCAAGGCGGTCCTCGCCGTGAGTTCTGTGGTGGCACCTCCACTACCCCAGCAGCAGCAGCAGTCGCTACCCCCGCGGCCAGGACACGCGGATCAAGGCACCATCTTGATCCGCCTAGCCAAATGCTCGGAGTGCGTGGAGTCATCACCGGTGGCAGCGCCAGTCAGGGCCCGCCGCTGTGCCAAGTGCAACTGCTTTGTCAGCAAGTTCACCATGATCCCGGAATCCAAGTGCCCACTGGGGAAGTGGTGAGATGACCATTGATATCGGAAGACCGAGTCCGCAGGGCGACAGGATCCGATACGCCCCTGTGGTTGCCTTCTCAGAGATCCCCAAGGGGTTCATTGACCTCTCGAAGCCGGCGCCGTTGCCCAGCGATCTCCGGAGATCGAAGCCCTCGAAACCCAAGCGTCCGCGCCCCAAGCCGATGTCCCCAGATGAATGGGCAGCCGAGTTCGCGAAGACTCAGGACCTCGAGGTCATCTCGGTGCGCACGGCTCACAAGCTCTCCAGTGTTCGCGCCGCGTATTACAAGCATGGTCCTGGGTTCCACGCCAAGTATGCGTTCACGAAACGGAACATGGATCCCGGGATCCTGAAGTGGATGCAAGAACGTCTCGACGCTGGAGACCGTTTGTCTGACATCGCCGAGAAGCTGGGGAAGGCACCCGCGACCATCTTCTATGTCGCCCAGAAGTTTGGCCTCAAGAGGCCGGCGCTGCTTCCTGGTGAAGCCGAGGACATCAAAGCAGTGCACACCCTCTACGCGGATCTCAAGAGTCTCAGGAAGGTCGCCCAGGCCTCAGGGCTATCCTCGGGGCGCGTCTATCATATCCTGAGATTTTACCGACCCGATGGTCGCCGACTCAGGAGCAGGAGGACACGTCATGCCAAACCCAGTACCGAAGTGGTGGACCCAAGCCCAGTTTCCTAGCCTTGGCGGCAAGGCTCTCCGCACCTTGGCTCCTACGGGGCTCGCCTATGGCGCCAATCAGGTCGCCGGGGCCACCAATGACGAAGCCAACTCAGCGGCGATCACTGCCCTGGGTACTCAGGGTGTCATGGGGGCCGCAAGTGCGTTCAACCGAGGTCGCGCACTCAAGCAGCCCCAGAGGTTCCTCCGGGGTGCCAAAGACAATCTTAAAGTCGAACTCGGCAGGGCAGGCATCAAGTCCCCCAAGGATGTTCTCCCCGAGCAAGATGTCCACGACAAATCTCTGGCTGCCCTTGATGCCAACGGCATCAAGTACAGTCCTGAATACGCCGCAGCCCTGGCGACCCCGGTGGCACAAAGAAACAAACAGCAGCACGACTTGGTATGGGACGCCGGGAAGGCCCAGGGCAAGGATCCCATGATCGATGCCAAGGCAGTCGCGGATCACGCCGCCAATGAGGCCGCGCTTAAAGCGAAGACAGCCCCCATCGAACAGGCCCAGTCCCTAGTGGACACTGGTCAGCAGACCGTGGATGCCATCAAGGCCAACCAGGCCCCTGGCAAAGAACGCTCCGCGGATCGCAATGCAGTCATCGCAGGTGCCGCAGGTCTCGCGTCGACTCCAGCTCTCAATGCTCTGCAGACCACTGGCGACAAGTTGTCATCGAAGCCAGGGGATCCCAATGCACCCTCATGGGGTGGCGCCCCGTATCGTGGTGTCCGCGATGCCGCGATCACCGGGGTCTCCAATGTCATCGGGAAACCGAAGCCAGATGAACCCGGGCTGCCCTGGGGCAAGATCGCCATTGGTGGCGGCGCCGCAGCTCTCCTCGCCGCCTTGTTATACAAGACGATGGGTAAGGGCGAATCCGAAGACTCCGATGAAGAAGGCTGACCCCCAGCAGACTTGACGCACAGTAAACCCTGGTCACAGTAAGGGCACACCCCAACCAGGAGAGTTTATGCTGCGCGAAGGCGACATGGTCTCAGGCGGTTTTGAGATCAACTTGGGATCCTCGTTTGCCCACAAACGGGATGAGATCCTGGGGCAATGGCGACAGAATCACATCGCGGCCAAAGGGCTTCATGTCGTCGACAAGGCCCAGATCGTTGACCCGGCTTCGTTGCCCGATGGTCTCCCGATGACCATGGAGCTCAGGCAGGCCATTGCGGCGGCGCGTGCCAATGCCGGCAAGATCCTGATGACTCGGCTCCCCAATGGCAACCTCGTATTAAACAACTCAGTGAATTACATCAAGGATCCCGAGCTCGACGGCATCGTGGCAGCCCCGGATTGGAAGACCATTGGTGCTCATATCGATTCGCTCTCGGCACCCCCGAGGTACGTACCACCAGTGGAACTCGCGAGTCCGGGGCCCGAGCGTGCCCGGGAGCTCAATGCTGCGTTCTACGCCGCGGTCCTCGAGGACGCCCTCATGGGGTTCCAGACCTGCAGGGAGTTCGCGGCGTGGTGGATGCTCGAGAACTCTTGTCTTCAACGCCTCTGGAAACCCGAGATCCAGGGCACCGTGATCCCTGAGCTCTCCGGGCTCCGTCACGACTTCATCGATGGCCACGAGGGCATCGCTGAGAACGGGACTGCCAAGATATTCGTGGTCAAGGCTGTCGTCGATCTCGGTGATATCGCGAATCAAGGTGTGACATTCCGGCAATGGTTCGCCAACCATCTCTGCAGGGGCATCGCGGATTACCTGGATATCGCGTTGGATGGCCACACCATCTTTGTGGACACCACGAGGCCCGAGCACGATGTTCTCGTCAGGCTGACCCTGGATAACGATGCCGTGCTCATGGACTCCAAGATGTACGCTGCCATTGGTCTCGCCAATGGTGAAGTCATCGGAGATCTCAAGGCAGCCCAGGTCGCCGTGGAAGACCCGACACCGCTGCCACATGGCATCGCGGTGTTCAAGCGTCCTGGCGGTGTGTTCAAGGAAGACCACTGGGCCTATGGCATCCGCATCAAGGACATCGGGAAGATTGCGGCCGACGAGGCCACGAAAGCCCATAGCGCCGCCGTGATCAAGGCGGCAACAGCCAAGCAGGCCCTTGAGGACTTCTTGAAGACACCTCAGGAACCCGTGCTTCCCGAGTTCGCCACTGAGGTCGCCCAGGCCAGGAGTGACAAGTCTCTTGAGCTCGAGGAGGCCCTTGTTCGTGCCTGCGCTGAGGAAAAGGAACTCAAGGTAGCCAAGGCTGAGAAGACAAAGGCAGCGAAATCCGGCATTCTTGAAGTCACCCTGAGTTATACATGCGTCATCGATTTCGCTGACGCCTTCCGTGGTCTCCGTTTGACGAGGAACTCATGACTCCATTCACTGGATCCCCTGTTGGTCTCCTGGACTCCGTGAAGTCCGACCCCGTGGCATTCAACGCCATCCTCGGGGTCTGGACCCTGGAGTGGTTGGAGAACGTGGCGACCACGATGAAGTGGTGGCCCCCGACACGCCGCAGCCTCGCCGAGGTCTTCGGTGTCGCCCTGGATGCCCCTGCTGCCAATGTCGACGCTGCCAGGGCACACTTCGCCGCGAACCCCAAGGACGTCCTCGTCGCCAATGTCGTCGAACCCGGTGTAAAGGGAGATGTAAAGTTCTCGATCCTGCGCACCCCGGTGACCGCGAAGTCATCAATCGCGGATCTCCTGAAGACAGGTGAATCCTTCTGGGACTGGTACACCCGTGATATCCTCACTCCTCTTGCATTCGCAGTGGACACCAGGGTGCTCGGGGTTCTCGACTCCGTGATCTCGCGTGCCACCCTTCTCGATGCCAGTAAGCCAGGTGAGCAGGTCACCTCGGTGATGGTCTCCGCATGTGATCTCGTCGTGTACCCCGAGGCATGGCTGCTCAGCGCTGCCATTAAGGCCAGGCTGTCCGCGAATCCCCTGCTGGCGCGTGACGTCGGCGCCAGGGTTGTCGTCGGGGCTCCTAAGGCCTCCGCGTTGCCCCATAAGACATGTGTGCTCCGCGGGGGCTTCTGTGGTCACCACGTCGTCATCGCTGATGCGGTATGGCCACGGATCACCATGGGTGACAAGGGCACCTTCGAGGTCACCACTGAGATCTGGCATGGCCTCGGCATCGATACCACGGCGCCACGAGGGGAGATTAACTTCGCTGCCATCGACTACGGTGTCGGAGGCCTGATATGACCACTGACGTCGTCTTAGTCACCCATGACAACTCCCACATCGAGGCCACCCTCCAGAACATCCTCAAGATTCGCGGGGTCAACCGCGTCCTAGTGTTCAGTGATGCCGCCACAGCGGAGACCGCTGAGCTCATCGAGGAGGAACGCGGGATTGACTCCAGGATTGAGGTCTTCACGAGTGCGTACCGCATTGGCCCCGGTGCCGCCCTCAACTTCCTCATCGCACGCTCAAGAGCTGACTTCATCTTGGTCCACGGCGACAGGGATTTCTCCGAAGAAGTCCGTATCGCAGTCCTCGAACAGGAAGCCGAGAAGTCTCCTGACATCGTGTTGTGGACCCATGAGCTCAAGGCGAGTGAAGCCGTGGTCCGCAACTCCGTGGTCTGGGGCGATTATTCGGTGACCCGGCAGTCCCTGGAGGGCAAGTTCCCGCTGAGGTATAACGCCGCGTTCTTCCGCCGCGCCGCCATTGTAGACGCGGGCATCACGTATCCCCAGGGTGTCATGCGTAACCATGACGTCATTTTTGCCCAGCGCGTCATCGCCGAGTTCCCCTTTCAGGTCAACCATCTCAACCGTGAGCTCGGCAGGAATCCCACAGGGTTCGTCGAGGAACCCCTGAGTCCCTGGATGTCGCCGCAGAGGTTCTACCTCCACCACGCCGGGGTCGCCGTGCTTCATGCCCGGGTCACCCGTGCCACCATGATTGTGACCCCCTCGAAGTGGGCGGATCGCTTGGAACGCGAGCTCACCTCGGTGTACACCAGGGCCACCATGGGTTACGAGGTCAGGGCCTCCGATGCCGTCTTGGCCCCCATTGATCCCTGGCCGGGCAAGGAGAGCCTCCACGAGGTCCCCCAGGGCGAATGTGAGCCCGAGGAGGCCCCGGGTCGCCGTGCCGATGACGGCGCCATTGTTTACATTGGCTGGAATGGCAGCGAGTGCCAGGGCTTCGTGAAGCGCTGGGCGGAGTCCCTGGGGCGCCCCTACGCCTTCATTGGCATCGACACCGAGTTCTTCAAGGTCGCCGGGGATCTCAAGAGGGCCGCCTTCGTCGTGATCTGGAATGGCGCCCAGCACAATGGTCGCAACGCCAAGGCGCTCTGTGAGGCCATGAAGATCCCCTATGCCTTCTTCGAGTGGGGGGTGGCCCCGCAGGCTTCAACATTCCTCGTCGACCTCGATGGCTTCGCTGGGGATTCGATGCTCATGCGCCCCCTGGGCTGGGTTACCGACGCCGACCTCAAGGCATACCGCGAGGGGGTCTCTGAACTCCGCGCCAAGTATCCCCTGGAACCCAAGAAATCGCGAGTCCTCGTCCCCCTCCAGATCGAGAATGACTCCCAGATCTTGTATCACTGTGCCTACCGCAACATGGGCGAGTTTGTTGAACACGTCGCCGCGATGTACCCGAGTCATGACATCGTGGTGCGCCCGCATCCCAAGTCGGGGTCCCAGCGGCCCTGGAGGTCAGCACGGGCCAGCATTGAGGGCCGCGAGGTCGTCAAGGACTTCTATGACGCCGCCCGTGTCAGCGAGGTCGTCGTCGGAATCAATTCGACCTCGTTGATCGAGGCCGCCATGATTGGGGTGCCCGTGGTCGCCTTGGGGAAGTGCCCCCTGCAGGTCCACCCCTGGCGCCACCGCGAGCGTCTTCTCGCCGGGTACTGGGCACTTAGAGTTCAGCGTACATCGAGCATTGGGGATGTTCTCCAACGCTTCGGGCTCAAACCAATTGATTAAGGGACTATATGATGGACACGATAATGCTGAACTCCTCGAAGCCGGCACAGGCAACCAAGTTGCCACCGGAGATTCAGAATGTGATCAACTGTGCAGCTGAGCTCCACCAGGTCTCCCTGACTTTGCGGAACTCGCTTGCCCAGCTCGGGGGGACCCCTGGAATAACTGCACAGGAGTTCAAGGAACGCGCGAGCACGGATTACATCCAGAACTTGTTTATCGCGGCTACCGGTGGAATCGCGCGCACCCGTCAGGCCATCAAGGATATCCCGGACACCCCACCGACTTGACACCGCACGGAGTCATGGTTTACTGTCAGTCAACCCACCCACATGGGCTCACGCCCAGAGGAGACTATATGTCATCGGAATCCGCATGCCCCAGCCCGGCCAGCCAGGCTCATTACGAGCGTATGAAGGAGATCGACGCGATGTTAAACGTCGTCGTCCAGACCGCTAAAGTCATAGCCATCAACCCCATCAGGACCCCACGCGGCGTGGGCGAGCTCTACTTGAAGGCCCAGTCACGCCTCATGAGCCTGATCCCTGGTAATGCCAGTTCTGTGGAGACTGAAGCCCAGCGCCTCACCATCGCGGGGATACAATGGGTGGTCACGCGCAAAGGGGACAACATGGTTGCCCAGGCCCACATCGATGCCCTGAAGAGTACCGCGGTGGCGACATTCAAGGGTACCCAGGATATCGTCAAAACTCTGACAATGGCTACCAAGGAGGTCCTGGAAAAGTTGAAGACAGTGAAATCTCAGCAGCCCGCAGCCAGTAAGAAAAAGAAAGTCTCCAGTGTCGAGACTGCGAAGTCGAAGAAGGCGAAGGCTAAGAAGGTGAAGTCATGAAGGACCTCAGCGCTGTCATCGATGCCGCGACGGCATCAGTTCTCGAGGAGACCGAGAAACCCAAGGCAGCCCCGGGAATCCTGACCCCCGAGGAACGTGCGGCCTATGAGAAGGCCACCGGGGATCACCCCGGTAGCCGTGATGACCACTTGGAGAAAGCCCGTGCGCTCAGGCGCAAGCGAATCCTGGAGGCACGTGAGGCCGAGAAGGCCCGCCAGCTCAAGATCCTGAGAGAGCGTAGCAGCGTTATCAAGGCACGCGCACGCCGCGAGCACGCCAAGAAGAAAAAGACTCGAAGGAGTTGATATGACCACCCACCCCGGGCGTCACGATGTCTTCAAGATCACGACTTCAACTGAGGCCCGGGCTGGGAGGGTGCTGCGCTCCCAGCCCGCCGTGTTCTTTACATCACAGATGGAGAACGCGTGGCTGGGGCACGCTTACCAGGGCGCCACGGCGTTCCTGGTCTGCGGGGGCCCCAGCGCAGGGGACATCGACCTCAAAGCGCTCTCAGCGACTCCTGGGGTCGTCACGATGGCGGTCAACAATGCCGCCCAGGGCTGGCGTCCCCAGCTCTGGTGTGGCCTCGATGAACCCCATCGCTTCCTGAACTCGATCTGGCTGGATCCCGGGATCACGAAGTTCTATCCCCTGGCCTACCAGGACATGCCACTTCGTGAGCACCTCGCGAAGACCCCACGGGATTGCCCGAACACCTGGTTCATCCGGCGCAATGACAAGTTCGATGCCAAGACCTGGCTGAACGAGGACACCATCAACTGGGGGCAGGAGGGTAGTGATACCGTAAGAGGTGGTCGCAGCACCATGGTCGCTGCACTCCGCATCCTCTACATCCTGGGTTTCAAGCGGGTCTACCTCGTTGGTGCCGACTTCAAGATGGATCCCAAGAGGGCCTACAACCATGATCAGGTCGTCGACGCCGCAGTCGCTGCTAAGAACAATACTCTCTTCGAGTACCTCAATGGATTGTTCACCCAGCTCCAGGTCGAGTTTCTCCACCATGGATTCGAGGTATTCAATACCACCCAGATCTCTGGGCTCACTGCTTTCCCCTACAAGTCCTTCATTGATGCCAGGGCTCAGGCCACCAATGACTCCAAGGTGAACCCCAGGGAGTCCTCGGCTGGTCTCTACGACGGCCACTTCAAGGATCCCGTGGATTCAGCGAGGCCTCGAATCGCACCCCCTATAGTAACGGATTCGTTGCGTGATCTCGCCTGGGGGTACTCGGCTGGACTCAGTGTTGACGGGGTCAGGGCGGCATGGGCAGCCTACACTGCTGAGATCGTGGCTACACCTCCCGGGAAGCCCACTGAACGCCTCGCCGAACTCGAGGACAAGGCTCTCGCCGCTGCGGGGATGCCACCGCGCAATGGTGCCTGGAATATCCCGGGGTCCACGAAGCCCATCAAGGTGCACAACGATAAGCTCGATGGGAGCCGCAGGGCCGTCATCGTGGGCAATGGGTCCACTGCCAAGGTGCTCGGGGATGAAAGCGTCGATGGCATCGAAAGTGATGACATCGTTATACGGGTCAACTTCCCGCGTCTTGACGGTTACCCCGTGGGTACCCGCACGGATTACTGGGTGTTGAACCCCTTGCATCCCCGTGCACTCGACGACCTCGAGATCGGGCTGGCCCTACTGAGGCCCTGGCGTGTAGTTGTAATCCGGCCTCGAGTGCTTGACCATCCCGTGCAGGGTGCCCGGTATGCCGAGGTGCTCGCGAGACTGCGGCACATCAGTGCGACCAAGCCAGATGTCTGGGATCCCGCGTATGCCCAGCGCCTCCTACAGTCACCCTTGATTCATGAGACATGGGGGCTCTCCACGGGTGCCGAAGCGATTCGATGGGCACAGACCTGGGCGGAGACTATTGTAACCGCTGGTATCGACACTCACATTGAATCCAAGCACATGCGGTACTGGGGGGAGCCCCCTGCGGGCGCCTATACCCCACAGGAACGCCTGTACCTCAGGTTCCTCAAACAGGCCGGCGTCTTCACCGACCTCGAAGGATTCGGCTTGGATCCCCTGGATCCCCCGACTGCTGATGAGCCCACGATCCCCAAGGTTATCCACATCATGAGCATTGGCATCGCCATCGAGGGCGAGGTTGCCGCCACTGTGGCCAACAACATCAAGAAGCTGTCGGCCCTGGGCTGGGATGTCAATTTGTGGCAGAGCACCCCTGAGACCAACGCTGTCATTGTTAGTTTCTATGCCGCCGGCGATAGTCTTGACTCTGATGCCATAGACGACCTCGCGGCCAAGATCTCCGATCTCCCCCGTGATCTCCTGAATGAGATCGCGAAGCCAGCGGTACTCAGCGCGTCCAGCGGTGGCATCTGCATCGACGCTGATGTCGAAGTCCTCCGGGACCCCAGCGCTCTCCGTGCTCTTGGTGCCGGGGCCTTTGGCTACAAGGATCTCCAGGGCAAGGTGCAGACCAGGGTAGTCGGAGCTGCGGCCACATCAGTCACTGTTGAGGCCTGGGGGGATGCCTGCAAGGCCAGGGTTAGGATGAATCAGGTTCCCATGCAGTCGCTTGACTCCGTGCTCTCAGACAACATCAGGGCCACTGATTTCGTTGAACTCCCCTGGTGGTACTTTGACCCCGTGGCGAAGGCGCGTGGGGTCCCGAACGCAGGGGAACCAACATGGTCATTAGTCGGCGCGGCCTGGTACTTCCGGGATGGTGTCGGCCCCTACACTTTCATGACGAGGTGATCTGATATGGCAGCGAGCCCCGAGTTTCTCCAGCGACGTTACATGTTTGGCAGGGTCTGGAAGGACGGGGTGTATCAGCCCTACGGCCCCATGCGATTATTGCCAGGGGGTAAGATCGGGGAGTACGCGCACGCCAATGAGTCGTCATGGGAGTTGCGCGAGGGCTCCTTGGTTCTCCTGAACCAGACCGGTGGGGTGACCTCAACTTTCAATATCCAGGATATGAAGTGGGATTGTTTCCTAGGTCACTACCACACCACCAATTTATATCACTACCTGTTACCCATTCATGAGCCCGAGCATCTCACGGGGCGTCAGAGCTGGGATTGCTTTGACACCTTGGTGGGCCGGCGCTGTGTACACCCCGTTGCCGTGTTCGAGATCATCGAGAAGGCCACCGGGATCCCTGGATTCACGGCTGCACGGCGCGCCGCCGAGGGGGCGACGCGCTCCACCCTTGATGCCATCTATGCCAGCCTTGCAGGGGTGTTCAAGTGGTCGGAATCCGAGACCGCAGCTGCCAAGGCACGGGAGATCGATGAGGAGGTCAACCAGGCTTACCCAATCGTGGCCAACATGGGTCTCGTGCGAGACGGTGATCTCATCATCTCCGACATGTATCTCCCCGCTGAGGCCATCAGACGGATTCTCGTGAAGTGCGGACTCACCGCGAGTGTCGAGATCCTGGTTACCTATGGTGGCAAGTCATCGGGGGCGACGTGGCGGGATCCCCTGGCGCGCACCACGCAGTGCCATTACGGGGATGCCGTCCATGGTGATGTCGCGAACCCACGCGCCGCCGGGCTCGAGGCGCTATTCTTCAGGGACAGTAATATCTGGGAGTACGCGAAACACGTACCCTCCTTGTACCCCTGGTTGCGTCATGTCGTGCGGAGCAACCCATATCACATCTCCAAGGATTGTGTGAGATCTCAGTTGTGGACCGAGCAGGTCCTCATGAACATCCCGTTCTTGTGCATGGGCGTGAAGTGGCTGCAGGAGACCTTGAAACGCGAGCCAGTTTTCATTTATCGGGACTGTTGTTTACTCACCAAGCTGTACGAGTGCATCACGGGCAAGAAGGCTGAGATCGTCAACATATCCCGAAACGCTTTGGCGGAGGCCAGCGCAGATGGCGCCTATGCCGCCTATCTACGTGGGTGCTTGCGTGATCGTACAGTGGTCGACATCCGTGCGAGTGGGAGATCTCTCAAGGGGGCATGGGCGCGCCTCGGGTTAGGCCCCATGGATCAGTTCAGCATGGTTGCCCTCGCAGGTATCAATACGAACGTGAACTGCATTCCAGTCATGATGCCACCTGAACTCACGCGTGCCAAGTGGAGTATCGAGAGTTTCAATCAAGATGTCGTGGGTTCTCTGATCACGTATAGAGGGGACACCCCTGTTCGGGCTCCCCATGAGAATCATCCCGATCTCATTGATGTCGCTCATAAGGCTGTGGACGCCGCGGTCGCCCTATGGCCCCTGTATAAACCAGATCTCAGTGGGATTACCCCCGGTGGAGTCGCCGCCACGATTACACGGCATTCATCCACGATCACGTACCGCGAGATCGATATCATGTGGCGACACCCCCAGGTTGATGTGCCCCCTGAGGTCGCCCAGGCCACCAGGATCACAGAAGCCCCTAAGGCGTACGATCTCGCCAACGCTCTTTTTAACGTGAACCCCAAGCATGGATTCTCACGCCCCCCGCTGCTTCACTCCTTGAGCACGTTCTCAAATCTCTTGCTGGATATCGCGGAGACCGCCGGCGTGAACACGGTTTGTGAGATCGGTGTTGAGGGCGGTGGGATGACGCGCCGATGGGTGGACTACTGTGCGGGGCGCGCCATCGGCAAAGTGTTAATGGTGGACACCGACCCCAACTCGCTACAGCAATTCAACGAGGGAGAAAGGCTGTCTAAGTTCTGTGGGCGCAGTTTGGACGCCATCCCCCGTGCGGGTGCCATCGATATGTGGTCGCTGGATGGCGATCACAACTGGTTTACCGTCTATAACGAGTTGACTGCTATTAAGGTCAGCTGTGATCGCCACAAGAAACCGCTTTTAGCAGTCATCTACGATGTAGGGTGGCCCTGGGGGCGGCGTGACCAGTATTACGACCCCAGCAGTATCCCCGATGAGTTCCTGCTACCGAACTCGTCTTCCGTTGGGGTCGACTTGAATGATATGGTGCACTCCGGATCTGGTTTCCGGAGCAATGGAAAGTTTTTCATCGCGTTACGCGCGGGGGGCGAGCGCAATGGAGTCCTGACTGCCATCGAGGACTTCATCAAGATGTGGTCAGGGGATTTTGATCTATATCTGATCCCAGCGGTGTTTGGGCTCGGGGTTCTCGTGAGTCGTACGCACCCGGCTTCAGACGCCCTAGCAGCCCTTCTGAAGCCGCTTCATCACAACCAGATTCTTGCTGAGTTGGAGTTCAACAGGCTTACCAATTATCTCACCGTGATCAAATAGGAGCCCACCCATGCCACATGAATTCGACACCCGCTACGTCAAGCCTGATGCGGCCCCAGAGGGCATCACCAGGGATACGTTCCCAAGGGTACGCGCCATGATGGAAGGGCTCGAGGATCGAAGGGTGCCCCCTACGGTTATCATGAACGCCGTGGAAGCCCAGGAGCGTGGGGTCGACCTCACCGAGATCAATGCCGAGCTCGCGAATCGGCCGACATGCCTGGATTGTGCGCGCAAGCATGTGGGCAGTGCCAGAGCCCTCCTCGTAGAGGCCAGGCTGGGTTACGCCCGGCACGCCTGGTATGCCGTCGGGGAGCTCGCCCAGGCCGAGGCCGAGCTCGTCGACCAGTATGCCTTCCTTGCCGAGTACGTCCGTGGGGTCCGCCTCGATCTCATGGCCTCCCTGGATCCCGCGACTGCGTTGACTGCAGGGGGCCCCAGCATTGATCCCAGCCGTATCAAGTACCCGGATTGGGATACCCTGATGGATACCCTTGTCGACACCGCGGTGACCAAGTAGGCGGTCTTGCTGACGCCGGGGCGTACATAAGCTCTCGAATCGATAGGGGTGCCAACATGTCAATCATCGAAACACGGGTACGTGAAACCGAAACCCGCATTCAGGACACCGCACGCAACATCATGCGTCTCCAGAAAGAGCTTGCCCAGATCGGGCGAGTCTTCCGTGATGTCTGGCTTGCCGACATGATCCCTGCGCTGGGGGTTGCCCCGGGAACACGTGCTGCACGTTTCGAGAACTGGCGTGGTGATGGCCGCACCGTCGATAAATGGTACGCCCTGGGATCCGATCTCTGGCGCCTCTACTCGGTCAACAATGATTCCGCGCCAACGCTGGCAGCCGTGGACCCCAAGACCACGAAGTCTGCGGTGGCCACGACCTGCGCGGTCTGGATGGACGCCGGGAACTCGACCCCTGCCAATGAGATCAATGCTCAGGCCCTCTCGATTGCACGCGCCGTGGTCACCTTGAGTCAGGACGCCTACTACCTGACGTCGGAGATCAACATCAAGCTGCTGTCCTGGATCCAAGCGATCCCCAGTGGTGGTGTCGAAGACGTCACGGGCCGCCTGAAGTCAGATTGGACGGATGCCCTCGACAGTCTCACCGCCTTCCATCTCTGCTGCTTTGGAGACTACACCTCGAAGTCATTTGGGTACCATACCGGCCTGATCAAGTTCTGAGGCCAGCACAATGGCCACCCTTTATTGGCACAACAAAGTCGGCGACTCCGACGCGAATAAGCGTCAGAACTACACCACGGACATCGGGGGCACCACTGCGGCCGCCGCGGGCTCTCTTGCCGCCGATGACATCCGTTTTGATGGCAGTGGTGCGGGGAACAATGATGCGTGTACCCTGAGTGCGAATCTCACGGTCAACACTGCGGTCTTCACGGGTTACACGGGCACCCTCAGCTTAGGCACCTTTGATTTCGCAGTTATGGCTGCTGGGGTCACCGCTCTCGCGTTATCCAGTGGGGTGACTGTAAGCGATGCCACGGGTAGATGGGTCATTGAATCCACGGCTACTTACGACTTCGCTGGTAAAGTCATCACCAAGTTACATCTCACGAACTCGGGGACCAAGGTATTCACCTTCTACGGGGACACCACGATATTGACCATCACCAGTGACTCCAGTGGTGAAAAGACCCTGGCGGCATCGAATGGTGGCAACCTCTCGATCTCCCGGTACTACCAGGTCTCGGGATCCAACACTGTTACGATCTCGGCTCCGCTTCTGCTGAAGACGGATTTCACGATCGACAACACGAGCTCGGGATTCCTGCTCACCACGGGTTCTGTGACCGGTGCACATGACATCCTGGTCAATGGTGGGGCTTACGCGCACTCGAGTTCGACGACATTCCCGGCTCACCGGAATACAGTAGTCGCCGCTGGGGTTCAACTCTCCTTGAGTTACTCTGGCGCCACGACTACTCACTCCTTTGGAACCGGAAAGATCTCCCTCTACGAGGGCTCCTACTTCGAGTGGTATGTCGATGCAGGAGCTACCCGAACCTTTGCGACCAACATGGCACTGGGGATCGGCAACACGACTTCTACGATCTCGATGCCTGCGGGCTTGAGTGCCAATTACACGTTTAGTGGTGCCATCGAAGTCGGGGGCACTGTAAAGCTCCATGTGAGAGCGCAGAGCCCTGTGAATTTCACAGGTGCGATTACGCTGCTCAATGGTGCCGGGACACGCACATTCATAATCATGCCGACCAGTGCGGGGTGCCGGGTCAACTTGTCAGGGGCCATCGGCAGTGAGATCGGCTATTCGGCCGGGCTGTCCTGTGTGTCCCAGACCACTAAGAACACCATGGAGAATGACAACGGTTTCCATGTCACCGGGGCGAACACCTTCGCAGGTGGGCTCACCGCGAGTGGGCTGAACACCAACCATTACTTTTTCATCGGGGGTGACTCCCCTGCGGGCACCGGCAATCTTACCCTGGGCTCCAAAGTCTTCGGGCTTGCCATTGACTCTGCGCTCACATGGACTTTCGCGCTTACTGTGGTCGAAACTGGTTTAACTATAAATTACGCGAACAACAATGTCACGCTTCGACGCGACAACTACGTGTTCGATTTCTCCAAGTTTACGATCACTGATGCCAACAATAGTTGGGGCGGTGTCCTGGCCGTGGATTGCGCAGGGGCCTCAGTGGTATTCAGTTCCACGCCTTCTCAGAAGATACCGTCTCGTCTCGCATTTAACTACTCCGCAGTGTTAGACATGGGTGGTACCGAGAAGTTGATGAATATCACTGTTGTCGGACCTGGTGCGAATCTCCTCGGGATCACACTTGGAACCGGGGTTGTTCTCACCCTTGTGTCTGGGAATCTGCGGTTAGCTGGGGGTGTGGCCAGCTACCCCACTCTGATCACGGGGTCGGGGAGTACGATTGCTGGAACCCCCACGCTCATCCTGGACACCCTGAAGTCGACTCCTCTGCCGGCCCCTGCCAGTGTGGTCTTCACGTGCCCCATTGAGTTCCGTGAGGGTCCCAGTGGCAACACGATCTACTCGGTGCCCACTGGTCACGTCTTCACGTCTCCCGTGACTCTCAAGGGTCTCTGGGGCAACCTGTGTAGGCTCATATTCAACGGTAGTGTTGACCTCCAAGGTGGCTTCACCATGGAGGCCACTGGTGCGTCCGCAAATCTCGAATGTCGATTCGAGGGGCCAGGAAACGTGAATATCGCGGGTCTCCTCGCGAAGCGCACATCTGGTAACAAGGTCATGCAGATTCAGGCACGTGACGGAGTCATCGCGAATATCTCGAGTTTCACGTACACCTATGTCGCCGGTGGCGGCAGCGATTACTTTTTCGATTACCCCGTTGGAAACGCAGATGTCGTCGACATCACGTATGGTGATGTCACCCTCGGTAGATCCGGGGGTACGACTCGATGGGGTATCGCGGCGATGCCGCATTCAGGTGCAGGTGCATCTCTTGCCAAGTTTACCGGGAAGCTGGTCATCGGGGCCGGGGTCAACGTGGTCTCTAATGGAGTCCCCAGAGTTGACTTCGTTGGTGGGGTGCGTCAGCAGTTCCAGATCAACGGTGGGCTCCCCGCAGCATTCCCTTCCATCCTGGTCTCTGGTGCCGGCACGATTCTCGATCTTTCTAATGATGTCGTACTCACCACTGGTGCCTTCACGGCTCTCGCGGGGTCCAGTGTGGATCTCCACGCCAGGGTGCTCGACGCCTTTGGTGCACTCACGCTGACTTCAGCGGCACTGTTGAACTATGTCGGGGCAACCCTGCGTGGTGGCCAGATCAAGATCGAGGGTCTCGATCTCCAGGCCGCCGGGGCCTGGAATCTCGTGAGCCGGTCTGGTGCGAGCTCGAGCAGCTACATCAAAGGAAACTCTTCTCAGGGCATAGCATGGTGTAACGCCAGTGCGGGGAGCCCGGTGTATGCGCGCGGGGGTATCAAGGATCGCGGGGACAACCACAACGTTATCTTTGGTAGCTCACATTTCTATGAATCCAGTAATGGCGCTATCTATGATCTCCGTTGGCTGGTCTCGTTTAAGGACGACACCCAGTCGATATCGGCGATCTTCTTTGGCAACCCATACTCCCCGATCCATTTCAGTCGTGCCTGGTTCCTGACCCAGTGGGACCTCTCGCGTTCAAGTAGTCCGACTCTCCTCGGCAGCCCTGTTATAGCTTCGGCGTTGCCTGACCTCATCATTGGGCAGACCACGCTCAACGTGCTCTTCGTTCAGAGGTATGTGGATTACCCGGCCCTGGGGTACGTGGATGTCTGGATGGCGTACTCGGCGATGGCCGAGGATTCCCAGATGCCAGTGAATCCCCCGCTTCGCATCCCCCGCGCCACGTTCCTGGCAGCGCTGCCCTCGAGTCTCCAGTGGTGGAACCCCTATGGGGGTAGCGTGTACTATAACCTGGATTGGGTGGCGACTTGGAACCGTAGCACGCCTTCACTTGTACGTTTCGCTGATTCCCCTGATGTCAACGTGAGTTTTGATCTCAATGCTTTTGAGACCGCCATGCAGGCGTCGAAGTCGAGGTCATAATGGCTGTCACAGATAACTTCTTTACTCCTGTTGTCGGCGGTGCCACATACAATGTGCGTGAAGCCGTGATGTGGCAGCCCTACGGCACCGACAAGGTTGTTGTCCGCTTTGCCTCGCAGCCCAACGTGCTTGTCACCTTTGATGCCGTGGCATGGGCGGCTGCGCTGGACGCCGCTGAGGGGTCTGGGTTCTGACCCCGACTTGCGCCTCGACTTGACCTGCCAGAATCCAGCCATCTTTGACCTCGATAGAGTAAGGGAATCGTATGGCACTTGTGACATCCCCACAGATCTGGTATCCGAATGGGGCCGATGGTCCTGCCTATGATCTTACCAAGATCACTTGGTATGCTCCCGACGATGATCCCAATTTTGTGAACGTGAGATTTCGGGGACTCGACGCCGCCACGGTGAGATTCCCGCAAGCCGCTTTCGCCGCTGCAATGGCAGCCGTCGGGTGATTCATGAAAAAGAAAACGAAACCGGCTCCACGGTGTACGCCGGTGGAGTACGCGCCCACCACCGACCGCATGCTCGCTGGCGATGGTGTCGGCTACAGGAAGACTCCAGTGGTCCGCGCGCCCGGGGCCCCCTCGACATCTACCCCGATTAAAAAGAAACTCAAGGAGTCCGCACCCTTCCTTGACCTCTGTGTTGATCTCCTGAATTCAGTGGAAGACTTGAAAACACGCGTAACCATTCTGGAAACAGAACGCGTGGCAACACAACCCACCCGACGTCGCACTTAGGCCAACACAACCAGACTTGACTGACAGTAAACCCCCACAGGATGTAGCACCTGTGACGAAAAAACCAACGACTACATGGAGTGTCATATGACAACGCAATCCCTAGCAGCCTATAAGTTCGCAGCGTCTTATGGATGCTTTATCCCTGAACTGAATCGCCGAGAGATACCAAGTGAGAGTTTTGAACGCGTCATCGACATGCACCGCACGAAGTACAAAGGGTTTGATATCGAAGCTGAGTTGAAGACCTGTCTGGAAGCCATGAAGGCTGGTTTGGTTCTAGGCTCCCAGAGAGCTCTTCAGTTCGGAGGTTCCCCTATCCTGAGGAAGGAAGCCCGTGCGTTCAACTGCTCGGGGTCCTACGCGGATCGCCCCCGCTTCTTCCAGGAGTGCTTGTATCTCCTGCTCTGTGGCTGCGGCACCGGGTTCTCGGTTCAACTCCACCACGTCGCCAAGCTGCCCAAGTTAATCGCCGTGGATAAACATCAGATCAAGGTGTTCACGGTTGCCGACTCTGTTGAAGGCTGGGCGGATGCCCTTGGTGTCCTCCTGGCGTCCTATGGATGTCTTGGCAGTGGTATGAACGAGTTCGCGGAAGAAACCGCACCAGGCAATGATTCCCAGGTGTCCTTCCAACACCCCGGATGCTTCTCTGATTACATGGGCAGTCATGTCAGCTTCGATTACTCCCGGATCCGTAACCAGGGCTCGAGTCTGAGCACGGGTGCCGGCAAGGCCCCGGGGCCTGGGCCGCTGTCAGCATCCCTAGAGAAGATCAGAGGGGTCCTCGATGCCGCGCTGACTCGCTGCCATGGTGAGGACTGCCGTCTCCGCCCCATCGACGTCTATGACATCATCATGCACGCCTCGGATGCCGTCCTCGCCGGCGGGGTTCGCCGCAGTGCCACGATCTGCTTGTTCAGTGTCGACGACCACGAGATGATGAATGCGAAGACTGGGAACTGGATGCAGGACAACCCACAGCGCGCGCGTTCTAATAACTCGGCGATGCTGATCCGTGGTGAGACCTCCTGGGAAGCCTTCCATGACATCTTCATGTTGGCGCGTCGCCAGTACGGGGAGCCCGGGTTCGTGTGGTCGGATAGCACGGAGCTCATGGTGAACCCCTGCGTGGAAACTGGGATGTACCCCGCGATTTCTCGGAAGGATCTCAAGGAGATCCTGAACGACCCCGCATCACGTACCCAGTTACTGCAGGATGGGCGTCGGCTCGTTGACGTCGATTTCAATGATGGATCCACCCACGCCGCAATAGTCAACCAAGACGATGAGCTCAGTGGTTGGGCATTCTGCGTCGGCGGGGATACGCTTCTGATGACTGAGGACGGCATCCACGCTATCAAGGATGTAGTCGGTAAGCAGATAAAGATATGGAATGGCACCAGGTGGTGCGTGGCTAAACCGTTTTCCACTGGCAGTAATCGGAAGCTCTATCGAGTTGAGCTCAGCGATGGCAGTTTTCTCGACTGCACTGAGGATCATGTCTGGTTGGTAAAAGATAGATTTGGCAAGGGATACTCTGAGGTGCCCACTGGTAAACTATTACAATTCTCGGATCACCCCATCCATGTTCCCCGTAGTGGTTTTCAGGAGCAGCCAGGGCTCGATGAACCCTGTGCCTATGAGATGGGTTTCCTACTTGGGGATGGTCACACGGAACCTCTTCACGGTAAAGGGCGTGCGAAGGCAACTCTATATGGTCCTAAAATTGATCTACCACTAGATGGCAAGCGGGGCCCGCGTGTCAGGAAACCAGGATACGGGGTCGACTCAGTTGATATCGTTTTTGATATCGACGTTGGTTTTGCTACACGATTGAAAAGAGATCCGAACGCCTTGCGTGATCTACACGCGTGGTCATCGGATAGCATCTTATCATTCATCGCGGGGTGGGCTGATGCCGATGGTTCCCAGGCTGGCAATGGTATCCGGATTTACGGTACCGAGTCACGTTGTCGCGACGCCCAGCTTCTATTAAGCCGAGTTGGAATCCTGTGCTCCGTCAATCTTCATAATGATGCCGCCACCAACTTTGGGGAACGGACTGAGGCATCATGGTATATCCAGATTACTGAGTGCCAGAAGATACCGTGTCATCGCTTGGATACATCTAAGGGGTACACCCCACGCTGCAAGGGCAAGCACCAGATAATCCGGTCAGTAAATTTCTTAGGAAAAGGTGATACCTACTGCTTAGAGGAACCGGACACACATTGTTGTGTGTTCAACAACGTACTCACCAAGCAATGCAACCTCTGTGAAGTCAACGCGAAGGCGTGCCGCACCGATAAGGACTGGGGTCTCGCGTGTACCGCTGCGGCGATCCTGGGCACACTCCAGGCCGGGTACACCAAGTTCGACTACCTCGGCAATGTCAGCGAGTGCATTGCGAAGCGTGAGGCCCTGCTCGGGGTCTCCATGACCGGGATGATGGACAACCCCACACAGTCTTTTGATCCCCAGAAGCAACGCGCCCTGGCCCAGCTCATCCTCGATGTCAACGCGCATCTCGCACCTCGTCTGGGTATCCGGCCAACTGCACGGGCGACATGTGTTAAACCCGCGGGTTCGACGTCTTGCCTGCTCGGGACCTCTAGCGGTATTCATGCCCAGCACGCCAAGAGATACTTCCGTAGGGCCCAGGCCAACATCAACGAGGCCCCCTTCCAATACTTCAAGGTCCACAATCCCGATGCCATTGAACGCTCGGTGTGGGAGCCCAATGGTAACACCGCGGTGATCACGTTCTGCATCGAGGCCTCCGATGAGGCCCTGACGCGGCGCGAGGTCAATGGGCTCAAGCAGCTCGAGTACGTCAAACTCACCCAGGACAACTGGGTCGCCGCTGGCAGTGTCCCCGCGAGAGCAGTGAAGCCCTGGCTGCACCACAATGTCTCCAACACGATCACGATCCGGCAGACCCAAGAGGAGGCCGCGGCACGGTACATCTACGATAACCGTGAGTCCTTCACGGGGGTCAGCATCCTGGGGACATCAGGGGATCTCGATTACCCCCAGGCCCCGTTCTGCGAGGTCCGCACGGAAAGTGAGATCCTGGAGCGCTATGGTCGCGGCGCCTTCTTTGCATCTGGTCTCATCGTAGATGGACTCCACGCCTTTGGTAACAATCTCTGGTTGGCATGTGATACCGTGATGGGGCTTGGTGAAGCCGCCGTTCTCGCCAATGGTGTTCCATATCCTGGGGATCCCGATGCACTCCCTGATGCCATCCGCGAGGCCTATGAGCACGTCCATGAACTCAAGAAGGATTGGATACGTAGGGCCAGGAAGTTCGCAGAGAATTACTTCCAGTGCCCAGTAGAGATGACTTATGAGCGCAAGGCTGACCGTGACGCTGCGCTGAAGCAGATGACCTATTGCCTCAAGGAAGTCAACAACCTCCACCTCTGGGAACGTTTGACCCGGAGCTGGCGTGATGTCGACTACTCCCTGATGGTCGAGGAACACGATGGCACCAAGGGTACCCAACCTGAGATGGCATGTGCGGGTGGAGCCTGCACCTTACAACACGCCTGATAGTAGGCCTTGTCGGATCCCCAAGCCATGGTAGATTTCTGGGGTCGCCCAGGTCCTCAGGGGTGGGTGAATTGGGCGACAGTGATAGATTGGTGGACACTTCGGTGTCGGAGCGGCCCTCAGGGAAACCTGAGGGCCCTTTTATTGCTGGCGACGCCGAACCCCTCTTCCACAACCTGAGATCCCACTTACTCTAGGGACTTCACCGACGTCCTCGTCAACTCTTCCAGGAGATTTCCCATGACCAAAGGTATCAATGAAGCCGGCGCTCTCCGCCTTCCCGTGGATTCCCGCGAACGCAGTACAGGCCGCGCCAAGACCAAGCGTGCCCTGGAAAACCGTAATGTCGAGAAATTCAACTTCCTCGGCACCACAACCAACGCCACCGCCACTGAACTCTTTCAGAACGGTGACCAACGCCTCCCCGCAGGCATCTTCGCCGATGGCAGCGTCAGCCTGATCGAAGTCAAAGCCGTGGCTCGCAAATCCGATGGTGCCAAAGTCGCCGCCGAGATCCGTCGCTACCTCGTCAAGGTCGTGGGTTCAACAGTCACCCTGTTGGAATCCGGCTCCCCCACTGTGGTTGATCACATCGGTGAAGCCGCCTATGTCGTCGCCTTGATCAACGACACCAATGTCCTCAAGCTCAAGGTCACCGGCGCCGCCGCTGAAACCGTGGGTTGGGATGTCGCCGTCGAAGCCATCGCCTTCATTCCCTAATCTCAAGTGATTCTAGGAATCGAGGTCACGTCTCCCCGGGGACGTGACCTCGACTCGTTTTGTCTCTTTACAGGGAGTCAACCCTCATAGGCTGTGCGGCATGAGGTGCTGCGATGTCGTCCTATAACTGGGAACAGCTCGAACGATTCTTTCCGGGGTGCACACACGCCGCCATTGATCCCTTCGGGATGCTGGTGGTCATGAAGTGCACCAAGGGCATCCCGATGTTCGGGCAGGCCAGACGGTGGATCCCTGGCATCATCGGTGAGCGCAGGGATTACATGCTCACCAATGCCTATGGTCCCGACTTCATGCCTGCGACCACCCTTGAAGCCAATCCTAATCGGATCTCTGAGATCCAGGCCGCGGTACGTGCCGCTGTCGGGGAGTCCGTGGTCCAGTCGAGCCCTACACACCAGAACGTGGCGAAACCGCCTATGGCGGCTCCAACGGTTGCGGAGACCCTGGCGACCGCGGAAGCCGCGGGGACCAACAAGCATGGCTTCATGAACCCACCAGATCAGGCCCATGTCGTCGATGGTGGCCCCGGGGTTGTCCACGGCATGACCTCCCCTGGCCCCAGTGTTACCGACCCCTGCAGGGCCAGCGCAGCCCTGGCACCCAACCAGGTCAACACCAATGGACCCCTGAGTGAGCCCCCTGTGGAAACCACGGTGGGTGTGGCATACGGGGATCCAGCCTCGATACCCAAGCAGGACATGGGTCCTCTTAGAGGCTCGACAAGTGTGGTGCAACTCGCCGCGGCCATCATGGACATCGCCGAGGGAACCCCAGTACAGGACTTCATCCCCATGGCGAAACAGGTCCTCCGGGACTTCGCCGCAGGAAAGATATCATGACTAACAAGCCCAAGCCTCCCCAGCCCCGAAATCTCGGTGAGGCCTGGAAGCAGGCCCGCCATGAATGCGGGCTCGCCCAGGACAAGATGGCAGCAGCTCTGGGGGTCAGTGACTCCTACCTCAGTCTCATCGAGGCGAACCGGAGAACCCCCACGATCGACTTGCTCCGCAAGATGTCTGGGCTCACCGGGTGGACCATGGAAGCCCTGTCGCCTGATCCCTTGTCCGCGGTTTCAGTTGAGGAACCTGAATAGTCTCGACGCCGAGACTGTTCAGGGCGAGGGCATAGGCTTTCCTCGTCGGCTTGAAGCCTTAGGCTGCGCACATGGGGATCATCCGCTCAGTCAATAACCCCGCTAATGGAGAGCGCAGGATTCTGCGCCCCGGTGTGGGCCCCGTGGCCTCCGCGAACACGGAGGCCGAGGTTGCCGCTGGTGCTGTCCTGGATCAATGGGAAAACCAAGGCGTCGTTAAACACGGTGTCCGTGGGGATGGCAGAATAATCATCCCCAGGTTTCTGAGTGATCCAGTGTCGCCTCAAGAAGGCGACTTCTGGATCCTTGATGACGGCGGTGCGGTCTCCTTACGGTATCGCAGTGGCGGGGTCACCTATAACTACACCGGGGGTAGCGGGAGTTCAGCGGGCTCCCAGTTCGCAGGAATCCCTAACATGGTATCCCTTCGCAAGGGTGCCGCCGTGCGGACATCGAGTCCGGGGAAGGTTGGTCTCGCCAGCGCCGGCGCGGGTTCAGTTGCCGCCGGGATCTATGAACCCCTGGGGCTCCTGAGCGCCACGGTACCCGCGTCTCCGAACCCACCGGTTGATGACTTCGGCATCATACTCCCCGGGCACGTCATCGAACTCACCTCAGGTGAGATCAACTATCTCACGGGGTCCTCAGCTCTGATTCCGAACCGGGTTTACTATCTCTCCAATGTCTCGGGCAAATGGGTACTCAACCCCGACGCCGTCGGTGTTGCCGCTGAAGCCGCGGTCCCCCTGTGCAGGGCGCTGACGACTACCAAAGCCCTCGTTGATTTCAGCATGGCGGTAATTCTATGACACTCGACGTCTTCTTGGCTTCCAGTCTTGTTAAAGTCGCCGCTGAGGCGACTCCATTGCTCGCGCAGCCCGAGCGTGCCCCTGTTCCAGTTTACGATCTCCCGACTCCGAATCCCACACCTGGGGTTGGTCTCGCGGAATCCCTGGGCATGAGTGTCCCCTGGAAGGGGGCTCTCCTCGGTGGACTCGGTCTCGGCGCCTACAAGTACCTCACGGCGAAGAAGGGCGACAAACTCCGGGATACCATGAAGGGGGCCATCACTGGCGCCCTGGGTGGCGCGGGTACCGAACTCGGCGCTGGCCTCGGTGGTGAGGTCGCCAGACGGCATGCGCGTTACGGCGACGGGGGTCCCATGGCGACCACTGGTATCGCCGCAGGGGGCACCGCTGCTGGCGCCGGCCTCGGCCTGGGTTCCGCATATCTTCTCAACAAGTTTTTGAGCCGTGATGGCGAGGATGAATAATGCCAAGCACTCCTCAGAAGCCAGTGTTCTTCGATGGTCGCCAGCTTCGCAGGGTTTCCCCTACGAATCCTATCGACACGGATACCCTGGAGCCCGATGTCGTCACCACGGATGGTCTCCATCCATTCGTGGCCGCTGTGGCCGGCGTAGACGCCACCGCAGATGCCCATTTGACCACACGGCGAACCGTTGACCGCAGAATCGCTGATGGGTTCTGGGGTGACCCTGTTCAGACCATCACGAACACCCCGCCGGTAGCCCCTTTGCCGGGGCAGCGCTGGATCGTGGGACCACTCCCGACCGGGGCCTGGGACGGGCATGCCCACGCCTATGCGAGCTGGCGGGATGGCGCATGGTTCTTCGTACCTGCAGTCCTCGGGACTATATCATTTAACAAGGCCACGGGGGCGTATCTCCACTTTAACGGTAGCGGATGGTCCGGTATGATTGGGGTGGGGACGGTGACCTCTGTTGGTCTCGCACTCCCCCCTGAGTTTTCCGTAACAGGATCTCCTGTTACTGGGGTGGGCGAGCTCACTGCTGCGTGGGCACCTCAGATTCCAGGCCTCGTGTTCGCTGGCCCCGCGGATCCCGTGGCAGACCCAGCAGCCCCCGCCTTCCGTTCTCTGGTTTTCACGGACATCCCGCTATTGCCGATTACCAAGATTATTGGTCGAAGCTCCCTTCTCAGTAGCGGGGGAACCTCGGTCCCTGTAGTTACAATCGGCGTCACGGGCCTACTCAATGTGTCGAGCATCAGTGCTAATTTGAATCCAAACGCTGACTTCAGTGGGGATACAACGTCCTTCGTGATACCTGAGCTGACTAATTATCAGCTCTCAGCGAACACGTATTACTACCTCACTGTCTTCTATAACGCGGGCACACCAGTTTACGAGGTCATTACCGACAACACTCTGATCAACCATGCTAATCGCATCGCTGTATGCAACCTATTCTGGGAGAACACCGGGCTTATCAATGAGGGTCATGTCTTCTGCGTTGGCGCCTATGGTTATGGGCTATCGAATAAAATCGCCCACCGACTCATTCACACTGAGCGCTTTGGATGGCAGGATGGGTTATCGCTATCTGACCCGGGGTCAAGACAGATCGAGGTCTCTGCGGGTACGGTGTGGTATGATGGGAGCGAGATTCCGCTTGGTGTAGTTAGCTCCGGGACGACGTCGTATCATCTGTACTATCATGCCTCACCTGGGGTGTGGACTGCGGTATCGCGCACACAGTACAGTAATAGTGAGTACGACAACGGTACCGGACTACAGACGATAGGGAATAACCATTACAGCGTTTCTTGGGTGTACCGCTCTGTTTCAGACAGTGGACTATTCGTGGTTCTCGGGACCGCGTCGTACACGCTAGCGCAGGCACAGGCCTCGCAGCCACCTGCGAGTTTACCTGCTGTTATTTCCAAGCAGGGGATACTTGTTGGGCGCATTATTGTCATGAAGTCATCGGAGACGGCGACACAGATTGATTCTGCGTTCGCAGTCGCTTTTTCTTCTTCAGGGATCGTCAATCACAATGACACCGCTGGTATACAGGGTGGGGTATCAGGGGAGGCTTACCATTTGTCGAGCGCCGCATATGTCGCGCTGACAGGTCCCCAGGCCGCCAACACTGTCTACGCCGCTCCAAGCAGTGGCAACGGTATCCCTACATTTCGATCTCTAGTTCTGGCAGATCTACCAACATCTGTCGTATCTGGTAATGGGGTAACCGGGCAGGTAGCTTACTGGGGAGGGGCTAACGTCCAGGCGGGCAGTACGCTACTGACATATAACTCCACGCTTGCGAGTGGTGGACTCGCGATTGCAAACACCACATCGTCGACATCGTCTACCACTGGGGCGCTAAAAGTCGCAGGTGGTGTGGGGATATCCGAGGCGCTTAACGTACAGGGACCTATATGGACGTACACAAGTATAAGCCTCACAGGCTACTCGAAGAGCAAGCACATCTTAATTGATGGTGGTGGGAATGACTACTGGGGGACTATACTTGTTCGCGGTGGTTCGTCTGTCGAAAAGTTTGATCTGATTTTGACTTCGGTTGGGGCGTCTCCACAGCCAGGCCCACTACCCTCGTCGTTGTTCGGCTATTCCACCAGGTCGTCGTCATCAATTATTTTGTCGTCGGGTAGCTTTGCGCCAGATAGATTGTTATTTGGGATATACAACACGAACAAGCCTATAATTATAGGTATTAACACAAGTGAAGTCGCTCAGTTTACCGGCGGTAACCTGGGGACCGGGGCCCTGCAAATCAAATACACCACTGATTCAATTAGCCCGGCGACTGGCGCGTTACAGGTGGCCGGAGGAGTTGGTGTTGGTGGCAGCGTGACAGTAAATGGAGATGTCGGCATTGGCGGTTTTCTGAAGAACAGCACTCAGTCGGTCACGACCACTTCGGTGATCACGGCTTCACGCGTCAGATTCACGGGGTCTATTGCTGGGCAGGTCTTCGAGCTCCCCGCGGCAGGGAATGGGCGGGATGTCTGGATTCGTAATTCCGGCACTGTGGCTATCACAGTGTCGCGTGCAGGGGCTGATACAATTGAGGGGTCAACTGCTAATTTCACCATCTCCCCAGGTGAGGCATTCTCGCTCACTGCGATTGGTACTGATTGGACCATATTCTAAGGGATTTGAAATGACTATCAGACGAGCGATATCCTCCCCCTGCCAGTCTCTACGGTAAACGGCTCAGACCAGACTTATCAGGGGAGCATAGGGTTTCGCGAAGTTCACTAACCACCCAGGGGAGAGGAGTATACCATGCCCTACTTTATACCCAATTATTCCCCATTGTCTTCGCTCGGCAGTACGCGGCGTCGGATATGGAGGAATGAGAATGACAACCCGGTAGACCACGCTCCATTCGCGACGATGCACGAGGAGGATGTCGGGCTGGGGCTTATTGACGGCACCCAGCGCGAGGTTCCTGTACGAACTCACAGTGTCGCCCTGATTCACTGCCCTGTACGTCCTGAAGAGGTAGTTGAGCTCCGCCACGTCATCACCGATGAGTTGATACAGCTGACAACTTTAGGCGTGGTCCACACCATGATCTACTCCCTGGGGCGGCACATGCAGTCCTTGCGGGATGCCGCCGAAGCTGCCCGTTATGCTCGAGATGGTCTCGGGAATTACAGTGCACCTAACTACGCGCCATTGACGGTGTTGGGGACCACGAGGCGGCGCATCTGGCGCAATGAAAACAACAACCCCCTGGGCGCTTCACCCTATGCGATAATGTATGAGGAGTGCGTAGGGTTGTTTCTGCTTGATGGGGAGCTAGTCGAGCGTTCGGTGTCACGCCAGTTTCCACAACTTATTCATTATCCGACTAACCCAGACGAGGTTGTAATCTTACGTCGGAGCGTGGATGACGTTGAGATCGGTCTCACAACGCTTGGCAGTATTCACACCATGATTTACTCCCTGGGGAGGCATCTGCAGGGCATACGTGACACACGAGAAATCGCTAGAGTTGCAGAGCTAGAGGCTCTGAGTGAGGTGCCAGTGACCCCCTAGTAGCGGCGGGTTGCAGGTGACGCCTTGCTGCCATACTTGTGCCCATCCGCGTATTTCACGCAGTGCACCCACCCCAATCTCTCCGTAGCGAGAGGAGGAGTTACTATGAAATTGACCAACCGCCGTATCGCCGAACTTCGCCAGCACATGGCAGCGCTAGACGGTCGCGCCGTACCTACCACTCCCGGAGCTGATGGGGAGCGTGGCGGCGTCTACGTGAAGCCCTACAACTTCACTGGCACATTCCGTTTTCGTCTCAGCAAGCTGTTTCACGAGATCCGCAACGCCGCCGAAGTATTTGACAAGGCGCGTGCTGGGCTCGAGCAACAGTTCGCGGTGAGAAACCATATCCCGGCTGACCGCGTGGTCGAGTTTAGCGCGGAACTCGAAAAGATCTTAGATCAGGAAGTCGAGATTAACGCGGAGAAGATCGTTGAATCCGACCTACAGTTGGACACCAACGAGATCCCGGTAACCGTTCTCGCCAGTCTACAGGCCCTGATGTAAGCGAAAGGAAGCAGCTATGCCTATCGTCGGGGATGCCAAGAAAGTTCTTAATTCCATGCGAGACACCTACAGTAAGGAAAAGGCTGAGCGTGTGTTCTACGCTACTGCCAACAAGCAGGGGCGTAAACCGGAGAACTGGAAGAAAGAGGCGGCATTCCTGGGGTTAGGTGTTGGCAAGGTCGCAGCTGCCATCCTCGGGGGGCAGACACCAAGGCATGGCAAGCTCAGTGTCAAGGAACTCATCAAGGGGATCAAGGAAGAGGGTGAGCACACCCCCAACCTCGAGGCACGTAAAGAAATCTCCATCGACCACCTCGCCAAGAATCCAAAGTATTATACGGAATCCGAGAAGTTGGAAAAGAAGGCGATGGCTGGTGGCAGGCTGCCGAACACATCGATGTCAGTCTCCAATACGGCATCCTCGACCCCCAATGTGAGCAGGATGCCCGCACCGGGTGGCGTGGGGATCCAGAAGAACCAGGGTCCCGGCGATCTCGCCGTGGACCCCCAGCATCGCTCAAAGACCATCATCCCCGCTGGAGGTGGTCAGGTCAGTGGAGCCCAGGGGTCCACTCCTGGTATCGGTTCCGGTGGTGTCGCCCAAGCCCAACCCATGACCTCCACGGCGAGTGGGCAGCCCGGGAGCCCGCCAACACAGTCCACGGGCGCCAGCTATGGCATGGGCCCCAATCTCCCCAAGACAGCAGTGGAACTCCGGCGTCTCGGCGCCTATGCGATCCGGTATCTCGGGGGTATCTGATGCGTGCGGAGACCAAGATTCCATCTCCAGGCCGGGGCAGTGATCGCCCCGTAACCAACACACCTGTGGCGACGCCAACGGGTGGGAATCCTGTTAAAGCCACGAATGCCCACATGGTCGAGGGCAAAACCTTTCTTGAACTCTTCAGTGGCGGTGACTGCAGGGGGACATCCGAGGACCACAGCCTGCCGTCTCCAGCAGCGAAGATCTGGACCAATGCGACAAAGATGATGCCGGCGAAGCCCAAGGATGTCGCGCCCGATGAGGCCGCCTTGGCAAGACAACGCAGGGATCACAGCTTCGCCAGAGGGCTGGGCAAGCGTGCCGCCGAGAATGAACCCACACCGGATAAACACGAGGGCTCCCCGAGCCAGCTCCTGAGGCCGAGATCCGAGATCGTCGCGTTCGACAAGGATGGAGTCGTCGGCATCGACAAGGGAGACTACATCCTGTTCCCCGGGGGTGGCATCGACGATGGCGAACCCCCATTGCTCGCCGCGATTCGGGAGGCCATTGAGGAAGCCGATCTCAAGATCATCTCCCCGGAGACCCGTGAGATCGTGGAGTCGATTTGGCCCCAGGGGGTCAACGACTTCTGGGACGACTCCGCATTCGACGGTGAACGAACCTACTTCTTCACTGGAGTCCATGACGGCAAGCTGGGGACCACACACCCGGATCGGGAGGACTTCGATGTGATCCCCTTCGCCACGCTGATCTCCCGTCTCAAAGAACTCGTAGCCAAGAACGACTGGGCCAAGAGGGCCAACGAGGTCCGCCTCGAACTCGTCGAGGCCGCCAGGGGCATGGCGAAGAAGGATCCCGAACTCAAGGGCAAGAAGCTGGCCAGTGTTCCGCGTCAGCACCACGGCTGGGCACTGTACCGCAATAGTCTTCGCCGTATCTATGCGCCCAAGGACCCCAAGGTCTTCGTGAAGGCCCTCCAGGACCTCGAGGCCGCCCATGGCCACTACTTCGATGAAGTCCGGAGATTCCCGGATGGCCGGGTTCTCCTTGTCCTCCGCAGCGGGGACTCCCCGACCAACGGGGATTTCACGATGGCCAAGCACACCAATACTCTCGCCGAGAAGCATGCCGCTGAGATCTCGGGATCCATGCGCACCCAGAAGTTCCAGGACAAGACACCATCGACGGCGCCTGGGCTCCTCGTTGATCTCGATGGCACCGTGGTCGCCGAATGGGATGACGACGCCGGCATCGATGCTACTCAGAAGATACAGCCTGGGGTCAAGGAACTCCTGAAGAAGTTTAAGGCAGCGGGGGTCCGCATCATCGGGGTCACGAATCGCAGTGTCATGGGGACGAGCACCCTAGCTGATGTCCTCGACTTCAATGACGAGACCCTTGAGCTCCTGCCTGAGATCGACGACATCGTGTTCTGCACCGATGAAGACGATGCGGGTAGGAAACCCTCGCCGGCGATGCTCGAATACGCCGAGGAAGCGTTCTCCTTGGATCCCGTGATCTGCATGGTTGGCAACACCGATGACGATCATGACGCCGCAGAGACCGCTGGGGTCACCTACTTCGATGAGAAAGAGTTTTTCACAGGCGGGGTCGGTGAGGACGTCCTGGCCACGCACACCGAGATGCCACTGAAGAAGCAGGCAGATGCTGCCGCGCTGCTTCCTAAAACTGAGTACGTCTATTTGGATCCCGAAGGTAAAGTATTGGTTCGACGTGACAGCAACCGTCGATTTCATTTCCCGACTGAGGGTAAGGGGGCCCCAGCCCCCTACTCGTCCAACGTCCGCGTGATCCCTGATGAAGGGGCGCCGGAGCCTGGGTACCACGGCTACGACTACGCCTTTCATCTCGGTGAAGGCGAGGCACCCGCGGATTTCCCCGGTGAGTGGATCCCCCATGACCAGGTCCTCAAGCAGGTCTACGGGTCCATGGGTCTAGCCATCAATAAGCCATTCCGTAATCTTGATCGTGCCAGGGCGAGGGTGATCCACCGTGCGATTCGGAGGTCGAAGGCGGTGAAGCCGGAGACCCCCGAGATCCAGAACCCAGAGGCAGTAGCCGAAGCACCGCTACAAACGTCTGCACAGGAGCCCCAGATATGAGCCCAGCACAGATCATGTTGTTTTATCTCACTCGTAAAGTGGCCATGCAAAAGGAGGCGGCGGCGGCACTCCGTGACATCATTTGGCCAGTGGCCACAGGTGTAGCTGGTGGCACCATTCCCATTGCCATTGATAAGATTCGTGGACAACCCATCGATCCACTGCAAGCCGCAACTTTCTCTGCGATAGGGGCACTGGCGACTACGAAGGGGCAGCGACACGCAATGCGTGGGGGCCACTTACACGCTGGACACAGCGAACTCCAAGATGCCTTAAAAGCAGGTAAAGGACAACCCGATCTATCTAAATCTAATATCTGGTCACCAGACCCCAAAAATCCAGGGGCATTTACGATGCGGATTGATCACCCCACTACGAAGGGGGGACAGCTCGAGATTTCATCTGCGAATCCCCAGCGTGCGCTTGCCATTCTTGACCCCTTGAAATCAAGGGCTGGAACTGACGCAATCATGAAGAATATCGGTGTTAAAGCTGGAATTGGTCTTGGGTTGGAAGCCGCTAGATCTGCGAAGTCAATTAGTAGTGCAGCCAATGCTTTCGAGGGGGCAGCTGGAGCCTCCAAGAAACTCATCGAGGAATCAAATAAACCAGTTGTTGAAGGCTTGACAAGTACGGCAAATACGGCGAAGAATGTTGAACAACTTTCTAAAGATGTAGCCGCCACTGGTGAGCGGACATCACGTGGTGTCGAAAACATGGGCGATGCTGTTAAAACTTTGACATCACCTCTTGTCCTGGGTACTGCTGGTGTAGCCACTGCTGGACTATTGTATCTCTTATACAAAATGTCTAATCGTCCTGTGGAGTCTACAAAGAAACGTCGGTCATCTGATGACCCCTACAGTGGGGATGTCAGACCCACTAAACTACGTCGGAAGTACGCCCCTGCTGACCATACCCATCCTGAGTTGCAGTCGGCATGATGGCCCCGGGTATGTTCGGCGTCGTCGATGTCATCGACGTCAATGGCGCACGCCAGCTCCGAATCAATGGGCAGGTCCAGGGTGCCGCGTTCCTGGATCCCCCGTCTAAGCACGGCGGCCCCGGTGTCGTCTCGGCATCCCCGTACACCCTGGGGTGGCTTGCCGCCGCAGCGATGAACCCAAGGGGGAGAGGTCTCATGATTGGTCTCGGCAGTGGTGCCGGTGCCGTCGCCGTGCTCACCAACTTCCCTGGGGTCCGCATCGATGTCATCGAAATTGACCCCGTGGCAGTCCATTTGTGCAAGCAAGGATTCCCTGAGGTCAATGCTGCCATCGAGTCCGGCCGTCTTCGGGTATTCACCGCTGATGCCCTCGCCATGATCCCCCTCATCGCGGGGAGCCCGCGTGACAATTACCCCTACGATTTTATCCTCCACGACGCCTATGATGGCAAGTCTCTGATCACCGGGGATCAGGTCGCCTTCTTCAAGGCCTGTGCCGCGATTACTCGGAACATCTGGATCAATATCATTGGTCGCCCCAACATTGACCCCATGAAGACCATGCTCCAGGATCTCGTCGCCGCTGGGGTGGCACCTCGCAGCCTCCTCTTCGCGGACTTCACACTGTTGCATCCTTTCGACACCAATACGGCAGGGAACCACAACTGGATAGTCTCGACACAGGAGACTGATCCGGGCACCCTTGATGCCTTCGTTCCCTATGCCGACCTCGAGGGTGACACCCCAGAAGCCAAGCGGAATCTCAATGGAGTCCGTGTGCTCTGGGAGCGTGTTTTACTCACCGAGATCAATGGCAGCGACCTCGACGGCTACATAGCAGGGCTTGACGCTCAGTGAACCCCATCTAGCCTTGTCGTACAAGGAATACAAGATGCCAGGTGAATTCGACGCAGCCGTGGACTCGCTGAGCCCTACTCCCAAAACACGTGAACCCCTGGAGCGTGTCGAGTACCATCTCGACCAGCACATTGATCGCCGCCAGGCCTCGACGCCATCGGTGGCCGAGAGTGCAGATGCCGATGGCATCGTGACCCTGCAGTCCCCGAATCCTCAGGGAACCGCACAGGAAGTCCTCCTCGCCGCGAACCAGGATGGTCTCCCCGATGGTGCCACCGTGGTCATGAAGCCAAGGGCAGTCGAGGTCCAACGTGGTGATGGCCCCGCGAAACGTGGCAAGGGTGCCGTGATGAGCTCCCGTGATCTCGGGCTCTCCGAACGCCCGATCCTGATTCAGTCTAATGCCGATGTCGACAAGTTTGGGATACCCAGTGACCCCGAGGGTTTCAAGCCCAAGGTGTTCGCTTCAGATGGCACCGCAGCAGGGGGCAGTCGCATCAATGCCACAAAGTCGGTAACTGTTGGAGACGCAGGTGAAGTCCGCGCAGTGACCCCTACGGTCAAGATTGCCGAGGAGACCCCTGTGATGGCGGAGCGGGTGCCCCGTGGAGCCCCGGTGACCCCAGCGGTTCACGTGCCGCCTCCGAAGCCCCCACGCCGCCGTGTCGTCTTCATGCCCGCAGATGGCAGCAAGGTGCGCTCCCAGGTCGACGACATCATCCTGAGTCCCAGCATCATCATCCTGATCTATGATGCCGACGCCGAGACCATCTACGAACCCAACCCCGCGGGTGCCAAGGCACCTCTACAACTCCAGATCGATGCGAACTCGTATCAGTGCATCTATGGGGGGTGGTCAGCTGAGAAGGACAACAAGCTGTATTTCGTCTTCGTGATTGTTCCCGTCGCCCAGTAGCCTTGTCCGATTTGCCCCCCGGGGTACGCTGGGACACCGCTGCTACCTAGATTGGGAACTCCTATGCCACACTGCGCTAATGCCTCGACGGAACCCGTGCTCGCCGCGATCGCTGAAGACGCCGGGGCCGAAACCGCGATTCGTATGAACTCCCGTGTTTTCGCTGTTGTCGGGATAAGTGATGAAGTCGCCGCCGAAGACATCCAGCGCTCATGTGCTCAGGCCACTCTGTTACGCGACTACCACCCGAGCCCCCGATAAGGCGCTGACCCCATGGCGAATCTCAATGTCAATGGTGGGGATCGCGGCCAGGCCGTACGTCAACTCCATGTCCCCTGGCTCGACTATGCCTCCACGGTGATGCCCACTAACCATGAGCTCATCATGTGGTGGGCCCAGTACCTCTGGCTCACCGATGGCAACTATCGTTCTGCTTTCGGGCGTGTCATCGCACATTTCATTACCAATGTTCAATTCCCGGCACTCTCCGAGAATGAGGAGTCCGAGTTCAAGGATCTCTTCCAGAAGCATCTCAACTATAGCCGCGAGCTAAAGGCGGCAGGATCCGATTTCCTATGTTATGGTAACTGCTTCCTGTCCATATACTTACCATTCAAGCGTAACCTGTCATGCCCACACTGCTACTTCGAGCAGCCCATCAAGCATGTCGATTACACCATTGATCTGACTTCTCAGCGAGGGGTCCGCTGGCTCCGCAAGAAGCCATGCCCTTCCTGTGGGAATACCCAGGACTTCGTGCTCCGGGATCGCAAGGATCCCGATATCTCCCGGATCCGTGTCCTCCGGTACTCCCCCTTCGAGATCGAGCTCGCCCAGAACTTCTGGTCCCAGCGCAAGAACATTTGGTGGAGGATCCCCAACGACTTCCGTCAAGACATCATGTCGAAGGCCCGCATCTTCATTGATGACACTCCCATCGAGGTCCTCGAGGCCGTCGCGGTTAATGGTCGTCTCCTCTTCGACGAGGACATGATTTACCACGTCGATGAACCCGTGATCTCGGGGATGCGGACTCGTGGCTGGGGTGTCCCCGCCTCGATCTCCAACTTCCGGACATTCTGGTTGCAGCAGATCCTGAACCGTGCCGACCAAGCCATTGCATCGGACTACACCCTGGGCCTCCGTTTGATTTCTCCAGCAATGGCGAATCAGAACGACCCCATGATCCAGCATGGCATGGACAACTTCGTTGGTGGTATGAATCGTATCATCAATGCACATCGCGCTGAACCCATGTCTTACCACACCGCACCGTACCCCGTGAACTACCAGTTCCTGGGTGGTGAGGGCAAGGATCTCCTCCCCGCGGACAAGTTGAAGTTCCGTCAGCAGGAATCCTTGAACCAGTGCAATGTCCCACTTGAGTACCACCAGATGACACTGACAGCACAGGCGGCTCCGATGGCCCTGCGTCTGTTTGAGTCCGCGTGGTCTGCGGTGCCCGCGATGTACACCTCGATCCTGCAATGGATCGTTAAAGTTGCCGCACGCAACTTTGGTCTCGAGGAAACCGATGTCCGGATTCAGCGGAGTACCATTGCTGACGACCAGGAACGCAAGAACATTCTCATGCAGCTCATGGCTGCGAATCAGATCAGTCCTCAGACCGCGCTGGAACCCCTGGGTGTCCTCGCCGGCGACGAGGCCAGGAAAGTCTTCAAGCATCAAGAGTTTATCCAGGAGCTCCAGAAGGAGCAGGACGACAAGGCGGTCAAGGATCAGGAGATGGGAGCTGTCAGTGCCCTCGCCGGAGCCCAGAGCCCCTCGGCGATGCTGCAGCAACAGCAGGCCCAGCAGCAAGGCGGTGCCGGTGCACCTCCACCTCCTGGTATGCCCATGGGTGGATCTCCTATGGGGGGACTCCCCGCAGGTGGCGGCGCAAATGCGAGTACCCTGGGCGGCATGGCTTCCCAGGCCGAGCAGATCGCGGGTCAATTAGCCGGGATGCCCGAGTACGACCGCAAGCAGCAGCTCAAGGCGCTTCGCGAAGGCAACAAAGATCTCCATGGCCTCGTCAAGGCCAAGCTGGATGAAATACGTCAGCAGGCCTCGTCACAGGGCCAGCAAATGCTTCTCCAGGGTGGGCAGGGAGGTCAGGCCCCTGGTGGCGGAGCTCCCCAATGAAACCAAAGTCGGAGATCAAGCGCGTCAAGAATCGACGCGCTCATTTTCCTATTGATGAACTCCGCAATAACACGCCCAATTTCTTTGGGCATGGTAAGACACGTAAACTCGCCGCGAACTCCCGGACCCCGGATGACGACGAGGATGAAGAAAAGTCCGATACATGGATCTGGTTGGCTGCCATCGGTGGTCTTGGCGCCGCGGGTTACATCTGGATCAAGAATTACCCAGATAAGGCTCGAGCGGCCCTGACTTCTATTGGAGCCATGAGGATCCCAGGGGTCAGTGATCTCGTCGATACCATCGCAGGCGGCAAGACTCCCTCGAAGGAGCTCACCAAGCAGGTCAACGATGGTGCCGCCACGATGACCCCTGATCTCGCCGCGATACCAAAGACACTGTCACCTGGGGTTCGCGACCAATACGTCGACATGTTGGCCAGTGATGCCCAGGCCAAGGATGGCGAGTTCAAGTTTGATTCCAGATGGGCACCGCCTCCGAAACTGGATGGGCCGAATCCTGACGAGGCCGCGAAGGCCTGGATGGCCAAGAGATACTTTGCTGCCCAGGCCTGGGAAGTCGGAAAGGCGTCTGGGGCACCCACTGATAAAATCATTAGATTCTGGAAAGCCGATACTGGTGCCACTGGTGACATCTGGAACCGTGCTTCTGCGGACAAGACTGCCAGAGACATCATTGATACCGCAGTGGACTACCACACTCATAGGAAAACTGGACTTCCAGTTTTATTACACCTAGAGAATGGTGAACCCAACACCGATGATTACATGCTCCTGAAGTCAGCGCAGGCAGCGATCATTGAATCCGAGAGGACAGGGAAACCATCAAATCTTGCCGACGCCTTGAAGGCGTACCGCGTGGACACCGCGAATAAGGGGCTGAACCCCGAGGGTATGTTGTCTGCGTTCGTAGATAACCCAGATCACCCGGAATCTCGGAATCTCGGGGCCAAGCTGCGTGCTGGCTACATCGCCGATGTCACCACTGGGATGAAGGCTGCGGCTGGGGATCCCCTGAACCCCGCGCATACCATGGCCACTGAGTTCCTCAAGATGGGGATCCCGGAGACTCCGGCTGAGATCCAGCAGTGGAGTGAGAAGAACCCAGAGTTCCTGGATAATGCTGTTGCAGCCGCGACTCGAGTTTATGAGAGGGTAAAATCTGAGTCTGGGATCCGGGCTCAACTCCAAGTTGACCACACCTTACGCGCAATCAAAGATCACCATAACATGGTGAGTTCGGGGACACGCCCCGTCGCTGAAGTCGCTAGTTCGCTTTCCAACTTTCTCGACGTACCAGTTGAACTATTCTTGCCGAGACTCGGGGCATGCACTCCTGTAGCAGCCCCATTCATGCCGACTGATCTCAACATAAACCGGATCGATAAGAAGGGGGCTAGGATTGTTGGGGGGGACCCCAATGTCATCAATTATCACAACCACTTCAATGCGATGCAGGATGCACTCCACGAGGTTCGTGGGTTACCTGTGCAGGAAGCCCAGGCCAGGGTGAACTCCATCCTGGACAAAAAGATTCCACCCGGGTCTGATCTCTATCGAGAACTTCGTGATCGTGATAATTTCGGAAACGTGACTCAGAACGCTGGGATAATGGCGTCAGCGCTGATGTCCAGGAATGGTAGCCTTATTGGTATGCCTTTATGGGGCACCCTAGCCGGCGTTGGCGGGGCAATCTATAACAGGTGGAACAACCCCACGAACGTAGATGTCCCGACATCTGAATGGATCAAGAGTTCAGCTCTCAACATTGGCCAGCAGACCCTGGACATGTCCGCACATTTCGGTGCCCAGCAGCTCTGGTGGCGTGGACTCGACAAGGCCACCCAGGATGCCGTGAAGGCCAGTGCGCCCCCAGGGGCCAGCCCCACGGGAATCCTGAACAAGGTTTATCAAACCGTCAGGCACCCCATTGATGCCACGAAGTCCGTTGCAGGCGCAGTGCTGAACCCCGCGGCTACTGCAGGGAAGGCTTACACTGGTGCTCTCGATCGCATGAAATCCACTGCTAGAGTCCTCACGGGATCTCCGAGTAGTGGGGCCGCCGCTGGGGCATCCTCCGCTGTTAGACTAGCTTCTGTCCTCAAGGGAATCCGTGCTCTGAGTGCGAACACTGCAGCTGGCGCCGTAATCATGGAGGGTGTCTCGTCCACACTGGATATCGGGAGATGGGCGTATGGGCTGCTCACGGATACCACGGGGTACGAAGACGAGAAGATTGCTCAGGTTGCCCAGAACACATTCGCAAACGGTGGCCATGGTATGGGTTTCTGGGGTACTGCATTGTCCCCTCTCCAAGCCTTTAATGTAAGACAGGGAAAACAGAACTATATCAACAATCTTGGTGATGAATCCAAGTTAAACATGCTAGGTGCCGGGTACAAACGCGGCGCCAAGATGCTGGTGGATGCCAAGTTGATGCAGGGGGCCATTGAGTTCGCGAATGGGACTGTTAAAGACAGCCCATTGTTCGCTGGGCTCCCCCCAGATCTCAGATTGATGTTGGCGAGCACGATTGGGGACCGTGCATTCAACATCATGAAGCAGGAAGCCGAGCCGTTTAACACAGGTGTCATCGACATCGACACCCTGGGTAAAGGCGCCGGGAATCCCTACGACTCCTTGATCTCCAGGATCACGGGGGCCTCGAAGCCCAGGGGTAATGCACCCCCTGGACTCGATGCCTCGACATGGGAACAACAGAATAAATCTGCGGGGCAGCTCAGGGGGCTCTTCAATGTCCTCGGGGATCGTGATCTCAGGGACATCGCGAGGACCTCAGTTGCGGCGACTCATGATCGCGTGAGGACAACGGTGCGGGATGCCCTGGACACCAGTCCGTTATACATGCACCTCCCCGCGGCGTACAAGGACCAGTTGGCGCAACGTGCTCAGGCCCACTGGCAGTCCAAGACTGATGGCATCGTCAATAACCTGGAGTCCGTGAAGACCCACGACGAACTCGCCTCAGTGCTATCGCAGGCCTCCACGGCGATTGCGCCGGCGACACAGCAGATTAACGATTTCTCCACTGGGGCAGGGTTTGGCGAGAAGCCTCGGTTCGATATCTCCCGGAACTCCCCACATGCCATCCACCGCGGGGTCCAGGGTATCCTGGACACCCTAATGGACCCCCAGGACATCCAGGCACTGGGGGCCCCGGAGACCACGAAGCTGATCACGGATTCCACGGGGCTCACACCTGAGCAGATCATGGCCAAGGCCAGGGTGAAGACCACGGATTACACGGATGTCATGAAGCCCAAGATGCTCCAGCGAGGTGCGCTGAGAAAACAAGAGATCGTAGATGATCTCAAGAAGAACGGACTCGGGGATCTCCTCGTCGAGTACCGGGGCAGCGATCGCACCAGTGACAAGTATTCATGGGGCGGGAAGACATTCGGGGGACCCGGTAACCCCATGAACTCCAGATACGGGTTTGATTCCATGGGGGGTGACTCCCTGAAGAACCAACGCATCGTACTCGAGGACCGCAGGGAGGCCGCGAAAGCCGCGGCGTATCAGCGCCTGGACATCGACCCCAAGGATCCCAACGCTGAGTCCATTTTCCAGGCCAAGTTGTCCAGACTCCCGGAGACCACGGCCAAGGCAGTCCTGGCGCCATTTACACGTGCCAATGCTTCCCTGCACGCCCTGAACCAGGATGTCCGGTCTCAAGGCGGCCATACCCTGGGAGGCGCTGCTGGATTTGAGAGATTCAAAGATAACACTTTCGTAAACCCAGAGGCAACCAATAAACTGTTACAGGAACTTGGAGAGAAGTATGGCTTTGATAAAGTAGAACCCCCGGCTGTGCAGGGCAGGTACTACGTCGATGCCAAGGGTAACTCACATGACCTCGCCGAGGGCCAGGAGGCCCCCAAGGGGTTCAAGGAACAAGCCTATGGGTTTGACTCCTCGAAGTGGGATCCCCAGGGCGACAATGCGCCGGCGTGGACTTTCAATAAGACCACTGGCCGCATCATGCAGGTGAGCCCCGAGGCCATCCGTCGTGGGTACCAAGTCGACTCCCCGCTTACCAACCCAGGCCTCTACCTCACCGGGGTATCCAGGTATCAGACCGCGCACCCCGAGTTCTGGGCTGCGAAGTCCCCGGAGACATTCAAGAACATGGATGCGTACTGGCGGCAGCACCAGGCCAAAGCAGGCGAAGCCCCTGACCCCTTTCAACCCGCACCTGAATACATCATGGGTGCTGATGGAAAACCCACTCAGAGCATTGGTGAGGGTGCTAATGCACGCCCGGTGACCCGGGAGGATGTCATCACTCACATGCACGAGAACCCCAAGGTGTACCGTGACATGTTCCCAGGCGGCTTCAGGGGTCACTCGACACCACAGACGCCACCAGGGGATCCCGCTGAGCAGAGCTGGAGTTCGGCGTACTGGGACAAGAGAGCAGGTGGAAACCGAGCACAGGCCATAAAGGATTACGAGGCTTACCGGAAAAATCTTACTAAAGTCGAGGCACCGAAAGCCCCAGTGGTTCCCCTACCCCAAGAACCCGCTAAGGTCAAGCCTACGGAGATCCAACCCGTGAAACCTGTTGTCTCGAATACTCCGCCTGTAATTGGCAACCCAAAGAAGGCTTTCGCAAAGGTGTGGGGGCGTGGGTGCAAGCTCGCCGCGGAATCCGCTGATGGTGGGACCCCTCTCGAAAACGTCGTGAAGCCGATGAGGCCTCTGGCTGAGGGCGCCATAGACTGGGCGAAGAATATGATGGGGATGCAGAAACAGCCCACGTCACAGCCCCCTCCGGCAACTCCTGACGCCGGCGACATGGGGAAGACGTACACAAACTCGATCAAGACACCCCCGTCGGCTCCCCAGCCCCCTCCTGGGACTGGTGGCAACACGGGGACCCCTGCGTTGACCCAGCAGGAAAAGTCAGATGCGGTGGCGAAATCACAGGCTGCCAAGCGGAAGTCGACACAGGCACCGCAGACCACGGCTACCAGCACGACTGTCTCAGCGACGACGCAGGCCACACCCACCAGCCCCGATGCCACGAAGCCTCCTCAGGCCCCCTCGGTATGGGATCAGGCCAAGGCGAAGGCCCAAGAGGGCATGGACTGGGCGCAAAAGTACAACCTCGACCTCGCCGCGATCCCCGTGGGTCTCGTGCTCATGCTCATGGGTGGTAAGGCCGGCGCCATCATGGGGGCACTTGTCCTAGGTGGTGGCGCTTATGGGGCATACCAGAGATATCAGTCCTTGAACAACGCAGGTGGTGAGATCCCACCACCCACGGATCCAGATCTTCTCGCACAGATCAAGGCGGATCCCAAGAAGATGGATGATTATCGTGCCAAGGTGGTCAAGGAGCGCTTGGAAGTCATGCGGCAGGCTTCGGCAGACGAGGGGAAATGGCAGCAGTGGATGAAGTCCCCTGATAACGCCAGATTCTTTAACAGCCTTGAACTCGCACATGACTTCATGCCCAGTTTTTTGAAATCTCGTGTCGAGGCCTCGGACCCCTATTTCAAAGGCATCAACGATGACCAGTTTGAGGCCCTGCTGGCATATCTGACTGGAAACCGCATTGGTAAACCAAAGGCGAGCAGATGGAGCCTGACTGGCTTAGCCAACAATACTGATCTAAAACTGCGTTCTTGGGGCTTGGCGGGAGGTAAGAAACCATGACTATGGAATCCGCAGCGGCTATGATCGCGGTGAGCGATGCCAAGGACAGGGTCTTCACTGACCCATCCTTGAATCTTTGGGACAAGGTGAAGAGCATTGAGATCATTGATCGTGCCGCAGCTCAGCAGCCGGCAGCCAAACCCTGGATCACGCCTACTCAGGTCGTCCAGGGTGCCCTGGGCGCCGGCGTCGGCCTCGGCATCGGTGCCCTCGCGGCGAAGTGGCTGGGGGTCAGCGATTCCACGGCGTCGACAATGAAGACCATTGGGGCTGGGTTGGGGACGCTACTCAATATGAAAACTGGAATGGAGACAGCAAAAATGAAGCCGGCAGAACTCATTAAACTCGCGATTGAGCGGGACGTCCGCAACGCGGTCAGACTTGGGTACCTCGAGGGTGCCCGGGCCTCTGGGCTCATCGATCACCCCGGGTTCTGTAAGACTGGTCACGTCAAGGAAGCCGCCTCGTTTCTCGTGGACCCCACTCTGGTCACCGCACCGATCAAAGGTGTGACCTCGGCGTCCGCTGGGCTCTATGGTACCGCGGGGACCACAATGGGGCATATCTTTGGGGAAGACGCCACTGATGAAGACATCGAGCGTGTCATGGTTGAGAAGCGACTCCTAGAGCAGAAAGCGGATCAGTTGAAGTCACAGCGCACGAATAAGATTTTGTCATCTATTCTTGCCAAGCGCACGGCCCCCAAACAATCCATGAGGTTCTGAGAGATGAGCTCTAACCCCCTGCCTCCAGGAACCATTAACGCCAACCAGGTCCTCCAGGGCACCCGGGTACCCCTGCCTCAGGGCATGCGGGTGGTACGCCACACGGCACCACGTGAAGTCCCGATCACTGGGGAAGTCCCACTGATCCATCCCAAGGATCCCGACTCCAAACAAGTCCAGGAGTTCTATACTCCTGAGGTCGCCGTATTCGATCTCGATAACCCAGACCACCTGGAAGCCTATCGTAGGGTTTGGCAGGACATCGCTGAGGCCCGTGCAGTGTTATCTGAGAATCGGGTGGATTTCTCCGAGAAGACCGGAAAGTATAAAGCATTCATGCGATGGTCTGCACTCGATTACGGACTTCCTGGATCACCTCGACCCCCGCGCCGATTCGCCCCTCTACAGGCGTCCCCGGAACAATAGGATCCCGTCATGGCACTCAATCTTACTTACAGTGATGTCGCGTTCCCAGCTATCGCCGGTCTCGGACTCGGTGTTGGTGCTCGTCTGGCCCGATGGGGTTACGACATCGCCAATAAGTCGGGCACCCGTGCTCCTGTCAAGTTGCCCCCGGGGGAGAGCTCAGCGGTTGAGGTCCCCGTGGATGTCAGTGAGGAAGAGGCCAAGGAGCTCAAGAAGCAGGGCATCAAAGTTAAAACAGCAGCCGACAACATTCTGGATACAGCGGTGCAAGGCAGCATTGGCACCCTGTCCGCAGTTGGTGGCTGGTCTGCCCTCGATAGTTTCCTGGACAAGAAGCGAAAAGCCAAAGCGATGAGCTCACTGGAGCGCAGCAGAAAACGTGTCCAGGCCTTGATCAATGGTGAACCCGACCCCGCGGATGCCGGGCTCTCCCGCGCCATGAAGGTTGCCGAAGACGTCTATGTGGAAAACCTGGGTACCTCGGAAGTCGGTAGTCATACCGCTGAGTTACCGAAGACCGCAGGCTTCATCGCGGACCTCGGGATGCGTGGTGCCGCCGGTGTCGGTGAAGTCCTGGCCCCCATTGGGATCCCTCTGGGTATCGCGGGAACCATCGTGGCCATGAACGCGTATAACAAGAACAAAGACGAGAATAAGTATCGCGCCAAAGCCAAGGCGATGCGCGACTACCTCAACAACGTGGGGGCGAGTACCCCGATGGCTGTTATGGTTCCAACTCTCAAGAAACGTGATCCGGCTACTGAGATCACGGGGTAACCATGATAGGCGATCTCAAAGGCGCCTTTGATACCCCCGTGGGTAGCCCGAGTCCCGTAGCCCCGGTGACCCATAGAAGTTTTGATGACGTCAGCGGACAACGCGACGCCATCTACTCGAATGCACTGCGCGGGGTCCGTGCCCTGAAGCCTGTCGAGAATGAGAAGTACAGGGTTGAGATCGCAGACTCCGATTACGCCCAGGACTACAACCCCAGCCTCAGTGATGAGAAGAAAGCGCTGATGTCTCGTCAGAGCATGCAGCGCGCCATCAAGGGCAGGGTTCGCTTGGTCGACAAGGCATCCGGTGCAGTCGTCGATGAAACCGAGACCACCCTTGCGCATGTCCCCCATTTGACCCCACGTGGCATCTTTGTTCGCGGGGGCACCATTTGGGCCGCCAAGAACCAGCAGCGCCTGCGCCCCGGGGTCTACGTGCTCCGCCAGCAGAACGGGGACGTCAAGGCTCAGGTGAATCCGAAGCCAGGCAGTGGTCGGGGCTTCGATCTCCAGCTCGAGCCCTCCACAGGCGTGTTCAAGTTGAACGTGGGCCAGAGTGGAACCCGGCTGTACCCCTTGCTGAGATCCATGGGGGTCCCCGATGCAACCATCAGGGAAGCCTGGGGGGATGATCTATTCAAGGCGAACTGGCGCCCACCTGGTGGGCACGACGCCCAGGAGGCTCGTAAGATCGTGGCCAAGATGGGGCGTCGAGGTGACCAAGACACGGCAACCGAACTCCTCAAAGACAAACTCCATGAGATCCTTGGAAGAGCCGAGCTCGACGAGGAAACCACTGAGACCACGCTGGGAGCCAAGTACAAGAATTTCAATCTCGACACCATGTTGAATGCGACTACGAAGATGTTGAAGCGGAGTCGTGATGAGGTCCCCGACGATGTCCGGGATTCTCAGGCCTTTCAGAGTTTCCATGGCCCCGAGGACTTCTTCGAGGAACGCTTGAGTCGTGGCAGTGACGCCATGCGAAAATTGCTGTGGCGGGCGACCCGTGAGGGCAATCTTGGAAACGTATCCCCAGGACTCCTGAACCCAGCAGTGGATGGCGTGTTTCAAAGTGGACTCATGAGCTCAGTGGAAGACACGAATCCCCTGGAGATCATGGATGCCCGTCAGACCATAACGCGCCTCGGCGAGGGCGGGATTTCGTCCAACCAAGCCGTACCGCGTTCAGCACGCGGTGTCCAGCCCAGCTACTTCGGTATCATTGATCCCATCCGGGCACCTGAAGGCCAGAACATCGGTGTCGACATGCGTCTCACCGATGGCGCCCTCAAGGGTTCCGATGGTCGCCTTTATTTCAAGGTGCGATCACGCAAGGGTGAGGAAGTCACGCTGTCTGCACTTCAGGCCTCCCAGAAGCCCATTGCGTTTCCTGGTGAGTTCGCGAAAGCGGCGAAGCGCGAGTTCTACAAGGTACCCCTGCCTGGTGATGATGGAAAGTATGTGGACCACGTGGTCACCATGGATGACATCTCCAGGGATCCCGAGCTCTCGGCGTCCGTGGGCATGCACGGTCTCGGGAAGCCATTGCCACCGATGGTACGCGTTCTCGATGGCGAAGACATTAAGTGGAAGCCCGCCGCAGAGGTCGACTACGAACTCCCCCATGGGTCCTCGATGTTCTCCAGGCTCACCAATATGGTCCCGATGACCCAAGGTGCGAAGTCACAGAGAACCCTGATGGGGGCAAGAATGACGTCACAGGCCCTCCCGCTACAAGCGCCTGAGGCCCCTTTAGTTCAAGCCGCGAATCCCGACGGCACCTCGATTCATGACTCCATGGGTACCTGGATGGGCGCCGTGAAGGCCAAGGCACCCGGGCGTGTTGTCGCCGTGACACCAGACCACATCGATGTCGTCTACGCTGGGGGCAAGAAGGAACGACATGAGTTGTATAACAACTACCCCCTGGCGCGTAAAACAAGTCTGCACAACACACCATTGGTTCGCGAAGGTGATAGTTTCAAACCCGGGGATGTCCTCGCGAAATCGAACTTCACGGATGACAAAGGCCAGGCAACACTGGGTACAAACTTAAATGTTGGTTATATGGTTGGAAGCGGCAGAACATATGAAGATGGTTTTGTCATCTCGGAATCCGCGGCTCGCCGGCTGTCCTCACAGCACGCCTACAAACATGAACTTGAACTCGATAAGAACATTCATTCCACGAAGAAAGCGGATTACTCCTCGATCTTCCAGGGTAAGTACAAACCTGAGCAGATCTCGGGTATCGATGACGACGGTGTGATCAAAGAGGGCACCATTGTGCAGCCCGGGGATCCCGTGCTCCTCGCGGTGCGCAAGAAGACCCCGAGACCTGGTGGGGTCGTCACCCCATCGGCGAGATCAGCGTTCTCTGATGCCTCGCAGACCTGGGATCACTCGACCCCCGGTCAGGTCACAGATGTCGTGAGAACCCGCAAGGGCATCAAGGTCATGATCTCCAGTGTGGAGCCCATGACTGAGGGCTCCAAGCTCTCAGCACGCTATGGCAACAAAGGTGTCGTCTCCCAGATAGTTCCCGATGGTGAGATGCCAGTGGGTGCGGATGGCAAGCCCTTGGATGTCATCGTTAATGCCCTTGGGGTCATCTCCCGAGCGAACCCATCAGTGCTCGCGGAGACCCTGCTAGGTAAGGTGGCCCAGAAAACCGGGAAACCATACGTTCTAAAATCATTTGACCACGATGACCTCGGTGAGTTCGCGTTGAACGAGGCCAAGGCCAACGGTGTCGATGAACTCGATGATGTCACTGATCCCAGGACGGGGCGGAAGATCAAGGGCATCTTCACTGGGGTCCAGCATCTCATGCGGTTACATCACACCGCGGAGTCTGGCCTCGCCGCACGGGACACCGGGGGTTACACATCCGATGATTCGCCTGCCAAAGGTGGCAGCTCAGGTAGTAAGAAAATTGCTCTGCTTGGCGTGCAATGCCTCCTAAGTGCCGGTGCCACAAATGTTTTGAAAGACGCCAAGCTGATTCGTGGGCAACGCAACGATGACTACTGGCGCTCCGTGAAACTTGGTATGGATCCCGTGATGCCCGAGGCGTCGGGTGCACACGGTCACTTCCTCACCCTCCTCAAGGGTGCCGGGGTCAACGTGCGTGAGAACCAGGGCAGGCTCAAGCTCGCCCCGATGACTGATGCGGACACCGATGCCCTGGCCCAGCACTCAGTCTCGACATCGGAGACTTTTGACTTCGAGACCATGCAGCCCAAGGATGGCGGCCTCTTCGATCTCGCGAAGACAGGTGGTGCCGATGGCCGCCACTTCACCAAGATCGAGTTGCCCCAGAAGATCCCGAATCCCGTGATGGAGGAACCCATCATCCGGATACTTGGCCTCACCAAGCAGAGGTTCCTCGATGTCCTCAGTGGGCAGGAGAAGATTGGCGACAAGACTGGGCCTGAAGCCATTGAGACTGCGCTCAAGGGGATCAATGTTGAACGCGAGATCGCCATGCACATCCAGGGGGTCAAGACGGGATCGAAGTCATCCCGTGATGTCCATGTCCGTGCCCTCAACTATCTCAGTGGTCTGAAGTCCGCAGGCGTCGATCCCGGAGACCTCATGATCTCCAAGATCCCTGTTATACCTCCGAAGTTCAGGCCTGTTATACGTGCTGGTAAAATGGATATCATCCATGACGCCAACTATCTCTACCATGATCTCATGGAGTCCGGGAAGAATTACACGGAGGCCCAGAAGACCTTTGGGGATGCCGGTGAGGAATACGGTGCCATGTACGCGGCTGCCAAAGCCGTCGCGGGTCTAGGTGCCCCCATTAACCCCAAGCATGTCGAACAGGGCGTCAAGGGGCTTCTCCAGAACGCCATTGGTGTCGGCGACTCCCCCAAGTTTGCGAGATTCCAGCGCAAGGTGCTCGGCCAGGCCGTGGATACCGTGGGTCGTGGTGTCGCCACCCCGGACCCCGAACTCGACATGGACCAGGTCTCGATCCCCAAGGACATGGCGTGGACCGTGTATCGCCCCTATGTGATCCGGCGTCTCGTCCGATCGGGGTGGAGTGCTCGTGAGGCCGTCATGGCTGTACGGGAACAGAAGCCCGCTGCACTCCGTGAGCTCCAGAACGAGATGAAGACTCGCCCCGTGTACTGGGATCGCGCCCCTGCACTGCAACGCTACAACTATGTTGGGGCCTGGCCCGTGCTCTCCAGAGGCAACAACATTGGGGTCCCCCAGGTCGTCGAACCCGGGGCGAACCTGGACTTCGACGGCGACAAGATCAATTTGCATGTGCCCTCGCATCACGACGCCGTCAGGGATGTCATCGAGAAGATGATGCCCTCGAAGAACCTCTGGCACCCCGCTGATTTCGACGTCCATCTCAAGCCTGACAAGGATTATCTCGCCGGGCTCTACTTGGCCACCAGTATCAAGAAGAACAAGACTCCGCGCACCTTTGCCTCCAAGGAGGACGCCTACCAGGCCTACCTCAGGGGGGATCTTGGTGTCGCCGACCCCGTGGTTATCCTGAACTCTGGTAAGGGGTCCAAGTAATGCGGCTGCCCTGTGTAATCTCGAAGACCGCAGCTGCCAGTCTTAGCGGGATATGGAACGCGGCGAAGTCCGGGGTCAGCGCGGTGAAACCAGTGGTCAACAAGGCCACTGATGCCGTGCAGAAATTCCACACACCCGTGATGACCCCCAAGGGGCAGATGACTCCGTATCAGCAATGGACGGGGACCACTAAGGTGGGCCCCTCCTCGATCCCCAGACTTGTCATGGGCATGGGCACCAGACCTGGTAAGTTCCTGGCCACAGGGCTCGGGGCCACCGCAGCGGGAACCGGACTATACGCAGCCGGGGATGCTGCCAGTAGGGCCAATGATTCCGCGGCCGCCATGATCGTGAAGGAAACCGGGTTGCCGGTATCCCCTGCACGGGTCGCCGAGCATCTCCCCATGTTTGCTTTGCGATCCCTGAATATCACCAACCCCGTGAATCGTGCGATGGGGCGTGTCTACCTCGATGAGCTCCTGCGGACATTCAAGGAACAACCCGTATTCAAGGATTACACACAGCCCCGGAAGGCGCTCACGCTGCCCAATGTCGTCGGTGACACCATCCCACGTGCCGCGATGACTGGAGCAGGCAATGTCTTTGCTCCGACACGAGTGGATACTGGCAAGCGTTTAGCAGCGGCACTGATGCACTCGAATAAAGACGATTTCAAGAACTCAGCCATATTTAAGACTCTCGTTGATGTCTGGAACGACCGCAAGGAAATCGCAGGCGAGGCCGTTGATGACGCCAAAGCTGCCTGGAAATCCCCGGAGACCCAGGTAAAAGTGAAAGCTGTAGAGCGCATAGTCGGCTCCGCGGCTGCCATTAAAGCCCAGGAAATCGCATTGGCTAAGATCAAGGCAGCGGCGAGGCGTAAGGCCCAACAAGTAGTTTTCGATACCATCCGCAGACAAGGGGAAGCCCAGCCTGCCCCATGAACACACCATCTTGGTGTCTCCGATCCAGTTGTTATCCTGTCATCCCATAACCCATAGTAGGAATCCACCATGCGCCCAACACGTCTTCTTGCCCTGTGCCTGACTAAAACAGCTGCTGAAGTCCCCTTCTATGAGGACCCCGCCAATATCGGTGCCGTCGCTGGTGCCACTCTCGCCGGTGGTGGCGCAGCTCTCTTGAGTAAGAAGAACAAGTTGCGTAACGCCCTCATCGCTGCTTTGGCTGGGGGTGCCGCTGGTTATGTCGCGGGTCCCCATGTCGACAAAGCGGTCCCCCAGATCCGCCAGGGCCTCGGTGCTCTCTCTGGAGCAGGTGCCAAGGATGTCGCCAAAACAGCGGCGGCATCACGTGCCGACTTCGATGGCAACGCAGTGGGGACTTCACCGGATTTTCTCGAAGCACTTGGCGCCAAGATGGCCCCGCGCTCGGCGACGAAGCCAGCCGTGTTGCCAAAAGCAGCCCCTGCACCAAAGGTGGCCCCTGCTAAGGTTGTTGGCAAGAAGACTGCCCAAGACGCCGCCCCGACAACCCCGTTCTACAAGGACCCCGCCAATATCGGTGCCGTTACTGGTGCCGCTCTCGCCGGTGGGGGTGCTGCCCTCCTGAGTAAGAAGAACAAGTGGCGCAATGCTCTCATCGCTGCCCTCGCCGGCGGAACCGCGGGTTACTTCGCGGGACCCCATGTCGACAAGGCATTCCCCCAGATTCGGGAAGGGCTTGGTAAAGCGCAGGATGCACTAACCCCAGCGACAGCGCCGGAAAAGCAGCCACAGGCTGGCAACGATGTAGACTTGAATAAAGCTGGACCGGAGATATTCGACGCAGCGCATAACATAAATCCAATGAACATGCTATTAAAACCTGATCCCGTGGGGGCTCCACCAGTTAAATTGCCGACGAATGATGACCTGAAAGCGGAGTTGGCACAGCTACAACGTAAGTCACCGGGCAGTGCGACAAACGGTGCGGTAGTCCCGATCACACCCCCAGCACCTCCGGCCAGCGCCACAAACGGTGCAATCAAATCGACACCTCCGGTAACCGCGACTGGCCCCGCCACAAAGTGAACACCCTTTAGAGGTCACCATGGACATCTCCGCAAGACTCTTTCAACGCAGCCTCAATGAGTTCGCACAGAAGCTGGCCTTTGTGGCCGCGCCTCCTCCGGGCAGCAATCCCGCCGCCGCCGCTGGTGGTGCACCTCCTGGTGGTGACCCCGCCGCCGCAGGAGCTCCTCCGGCGCCTCCAGGCGGTGATCCCATGGCCATGGGTGGGATGCCTCCAGGCGGGGATCCTGCAGCCATGGGTGGGATGCCACCGGGCGGTGACCTCGCAGCTGCAGGTGGCATGCCACCCGAAGGCGACATGCTGAGTGCTATTGGTGGTGGTGACCCCGCCGCAGGTGGTGACCCCAGCGCTGGTGCCCCGGATCCCACGGCTCCGGGAACTCCTGACGTCAAGGGTAGTCCCGATGATTCCGTGACACGTGGACAAGCCGATGTCGTCATGGGCATCGTTGAACGCGCCATGGCCTCCATTGGTGAAGGCCGCACCAAAGAACAAGCTCAAGCCGAGTTCGAGCTCGAACAAGAAGGCAAGAAGAAAGAACAAGAGAACAAGGGCAAGAAGTCGGATGCCGACGCCGCCGCAACGGCCAATGGTGCTATCACTGGCCAACCCCAAGGTGGCGGTGGGCCCATGGGTTCACTGGGTGGCCAACTCGACCCCAGCGCTATCGGTGGCAACACGGTGAAGATGGCCAAGGAAATCTTGTCCCGACTTGGTCTCTCCAAGTCTGCGGCGAGTGCTCCTAAGAAGACACTCTCATTTCCACCTGTCGCCAAGGGTACCAAGTCAGGCATCGTGTCCGTCAATAATCAACCAGTCGAAGACCCCTCGGCGAGCGCCACGACAGCTGCGATCACGGCACCAAAGAGTTCAACTGCCCCCGTTTTAGCGCAGAGGTAACATGCGTGCTCGCATCCGACTCTCCGATGGACGCCAGATCCACATCAGCGTTGCCGAAGTCGTCGTTACCGATGACTTCGGACAACCCCTGGCGCTGTCGTATGAGGAAAATGGGTTGGTTGCGCATACCGATGCCACGAAGTCAGATTTCTCATCCACGGTTCGCAAACTTGGTTTGACCCCGACCCCCGTTGAGGTCATCCGTACTGGATCCCGATAATGGACCCCACCACGGTCGGCACCCTTTTGCTCAATGACAGCCTTCCCCCGGAACTCCAGATCCGGGGTAAAGCCATCGACAAAAAAGAGCTGATGTCGATTCTGCGGCACATCGCCGAGAAGTACCCCGATCGCTACAAAGACGTCATCAAGACCATGAACGATGTCGGCAGGGATGCCGCGTTCACCGAGGGTGTCAGCGTCAGTCTCAGCGGGCTCAGGAAAACAGACAAAGAGAAAAAGCTGATACAGCGTGCGCGCTCCAGGGTCATGGCCATTGAGACCTCTGACCTCGACCCCGATGCTAAGAAGCAAGCCATCACCGATGTCATGTTTCCAATGGTCGAGAAGATGCAGAAAGCGCTCGAGGAGTCCGGTGAATCCGAGAACAACCCATATTGGTTTCAGGTTAAATCTGGTGCCCGTGGGAAGATGTCAGACTACAACGCGATTCGTGGGGCATCTGGTCTCGTCAATGACCACCGCAATGAAATCGTTCCGATCCCGATTCTCCACAGCCTCAGTGAAGGCCTGGATCCCGTGGAATACTGGGCAGGGACCTATGGGCAGAGAAAAGGTATGCTAGAGGTCAAGCTCGCGACAGCTGACGCAGGGTTTTTAAGCAAGAAGTTGGCTAACGCAGCGCATCGTATCGTCGTGAATAAAGACACTGCTCCCATGACCAGGCTACCAGTTGGGCTACCATCCAAGGTCAGCGACACTGATAACATCGGCGCGGTGCTTGCCAGGGATGCAGGCGCACATAAAGCCGGAGAGAGAATTACACCAGACATACTGGAATCTCTGTCAGAGGATGGGGTTGAGGACATCTTGGTTCACAGCCCGATGACAGAGCCCACTGAAGACGGGGGGATCTCACGTATCGCAGCAGGGCGCAGAGACAGAACAGAACTCAGTAACATTGGGGATGCGATAGGTATCGCGGCTGCCCAGAGCATAGGCGCCCCGTTGTCGCAGGGGTCCCTGAATTGTCTATCCAAGGGTACGCTTGTTCGCATGGCTGACTTTAGCTTACGTCAGATAGAGACCATAAAGCCTGGTGAGTTCGTGCTTGGGGCAGACATCTCCGGAAAGACCTTTCCAGTGGAGGTTACCCATACGTTTGATAATGGTGTACAGCCGTGTGTTACTTATCGTTTCAGACAGAGCTGTAGCCACCATACGTTTCATACCATTACATGCACCCCTGCCCACAAGGTTTTAACGCACATTCACTATAGTTCTGAGTATGGGGAAATGCACCGTGATGCCGTGTGCGCGATTGGAGACATGAGTAAAGCATCTGGAATACGTTGTGAGGGAGGGCTATCTAGCGAAAATCATCTGATCTACGATTGGAGAGCTAAGTTGCTCGGGGTGCTTCTCGGGGACGGATGCTACACTGAATCAGTGACCGGGATCCATCTTTCCTGTGCAGACCAGACTCAGATTGACCACCTCAATGGCTACTTAGCACCACATGATTTACAGTTCCATATATGCGGGGGGCAGACCATTTATTATGCGTTGACCAGGTTGAGCCAGCGGTCGTACGGGCGTATCGTGAGGGATACAATCACGGGACGTGTGATGCGCACGGTCACTGAAAATCCAATTTTGCAGTGGTTCAGAGATGAGGGTCTTTATGGGAAATACGCGCATGAAAAAGAAATACCTTCGTTTGTGAATCAATGGGATAACCAGGCAGTGAGTGAGCTCCTGGCCGGGTTGTTTGTCACCGACGGCTCAGTATTTAGTCGGAAAAAAGATGGTATGGGGTTTTCATTTGCATCTAGCAGTGAGAAACTCATCGATGGCGTAATGGAGTTGCTGCGCATTAGGTTCGGCATCTATGCGACAAAGAGCAGCTCCAACTCGAAGAAAAAGAGACGACATTACAACGTCTGCATTACTAAATATCGGGATGTTATTCGTTTTTATAGAAGCATACGGTTATTTGGCGTGAAGTGTGAGAGAGCGGCCGACCGAATAAAGACAGCAGTTGAGAGCGTTACTCGCGAAGAGTGGTGGCGTCAGGAAGACAGGACAGATGCCGGGCATCTTCATGTCTATGATATCGAGGTAGCTCACCCCGACCACCTATTCGTGCTGGGTAATGGCATGATCGTAAGTAACTCAAAGCACCAGTCTGGTGCCATCGGGGCTAAAAAGAATCTTCGTACTGGTTTCGAGTACCTCAACCGTGTTATAGAATCTCCTGAAACATTCCCGGAGTCAGGTCCACTCGCCGAGGTCGATGGTGTCGTCAAGGGGATCCGCAAGGCACCCCAGGGTGGCCAGTTCGTCACCGTGGATGACCGCGACTACTATCTCCACCCCGGTGTCGAACCCGTGGTGAAGCCCGGAGATGCCCTGGAAGCCGGGGATGACATCAGCGATGGCGCCCCGCACCCCGAGCAGCTCGTCAGGCTCAAGGGAGTCGGGGAAGCCCGCCGCAGATACGCCGAGATGCTCCAGGAGGCTCTGACGAACTCAGGGATCAAGACTCATCGTCGCAACATCGAGACCGTGGTCGCCGGGCTCATCAACTGGGTCAAGGTCACGAATCCCAACGGGGTCGGTGACCACATCGTCGATGATGTCGCGTCTTACAACTCAGTCGCCGGGGCCTACAAGGCCAGAGCAGGGACCAAGCGGGTTGCTCCGAACTCTGGGGTCGGCAAGTACCTCGAGGAACCCGTGCTCCACTACACCCCGGGAACCCGGATTACCAAGAAGGTCGCCGGGGATCTCCAGAAGTGGGGGGTCAAGGATGTCGACGCCCATGACGACGAACCCGATTTCCAGCCCGTGATGCAGCGGGGGGTCCTCGGGGTCTACAACGACAATGACTGGCAGACCAGGCTATCCGGTTTCTATACCTCCTCAGGATTCCTGGACAGTGTTCATCGCTCCAGGGTCTCGGATCCCAACTCGACGTCCTATGTCCCCGCTCTCGCCAAGGCCACTGGTTTCGGGGATACCCTGAAGACCACGGGGTCTTATGGCACGCCGCCGCTACCGACTTCCCCTCCGCGATCCCCACGCTAATCTTTGATGCACCGCTAGGAGTCCCCCAGATGCCGCAAGATACCTCTGAGTCCGCGCTGGAACAGACGTTCTCTGATCTCGCCAACGCCAGACTCCGTGATAAGTCACCGGTTCTCCTCGACTATCTCGTCGGGTTTCAACTCATTGATGCCGATGAAGATGGCGGTCGTGCGGTCGGCATGTTCGCGTTCGAGATCGGCGGGGACTGGCATTACAGCCCCGTGTTCTTCCTTAACGGTGAGATCAAGGGGCTCGATTCCATCTACTCCGTGAACTCAGACCTCTTCGTGCCTTTGAGTGAAGACTGGGTCAACTCGATTATCAATCGTCGTCCCACGGTTCTCGGTGAAGCCGACAAGCGGAACCGGGTCCAACGTGGGGTCCGCACCCCAGACTACAATCGTCTCCGCACGCTCCCCGCCGGTATTTACGACGGCGATGGTGGTGGCAGCAGTTTGTCCAAACGCGCCGCGGCTCGGAAATCAGCAGGGGGCTGCCCCGTGGTCCCCGTCCACAAGATTACCCATATCCGCAAGATCGCGGGTGCCATTGATCTCCCCAGTGGGCTCGAAGCCATGGGTCACGATGTCGCCTCGATGTTCCTGGATACCATCACGAACCCCCAGACCGCAGGGCATGTTAAACTCGCCAATGCGGTTCGTAAGTTCTACCCCGATCTCGCCTTCACGGTTCCCGGTGTTGTTAAACTCGCCGCGGAGCAAAAGGGTGAGCCCATCACTGTGATCTCGACCATTGACCAAGAAGGCGTCGACGACCTCACGGATGCCCAACGCAAGCAGATCCTCGAGGGTGACGTCGCCGTTGTCGACAAGCGTCCCGAGATGTCGAAGTCCATTGTGTACTCGACGCAGACCAAGCAGCAGCTCACGAGTCCCACTGGTGGCGGCCTCTACGACGTCCTGTATTCAGACGGCTCCGTGGAACCCACACTTGTGATCCCGATGTCGCAGGACAACGGCAGGGTCTTCGTGATCCGATGCTCGGATGAAAAAACCTGTATCACAGCATCTGGTGTCATCGCGACTCTGCGGCAATACACGGAAACCGATTTCGCCAAGGAACTCGAGAAGGTCAGCGTGGGCGCCGATAAAGTTCGCCCTGGCGACCAAGTCATCTTCGTCGCCAATGATGGTGTGAAGACCTCGGCTCCCCTGGATGTCTTCACCGCGGTCAGTGATGACGGCATCACGACCTATAAGACCCATGGGGGTTCCACATGGGATCTCCGCTCGATCCCCGAGCGCTTCGCTCACAAGGATCGTGGTGTCTTCGCTATCAATCGCCCCTTGGGCTACATTGGCGAACACGACTGCGACCAAGTCATCGTTTCCGCTGCCGGGAACCGTGACCTCAAGAAAACAAATTCAACTCTGTACGTGAACTCGAAGTATTACAGTGCCGTTGTCTATGGTAATCGTGAAGACGACTCCAAGGTGAGCTGGGATGATCGCGAGAAGGCCCGTCTGGAAAAACATCTCGAGGCTTCTGACTTCGGCGACCACAACACGATCATCGAAGTCCTCAAGAAGCAGGCCAGTGCTGTTAAAGTCTGGACCGACGAAACCGGAATCAACATCAAGGATGATTTCGGCAGCCACTACTTCGGGAAGACAGCTGCGATCAGCTATCTCATGAAGAAGCACGGGTGCTCCGAGGTCGACACCCGCAGCATGCTCAAGCATGCCCTCCGGGCTCCTCAGAACTGGTTAGTCAAGCAAGCCGCCTCTGAAAACATGATGGCGTTCCCCGACATCAATGACACCTCTGAAGGTGGTGTGATGTCGAGTTTCCATACAACCAAGGTGCCCTGGGAGACCCAGGCGAGACCGGCACAGATCCCCGACAATCGGCAGCAATACCAATACTTCTCGCCCTTTGGGCATGGAGACGCCGAAAACGAAGGTGGTGGGGACCCCTTCGATGCCATTGATCAAGCCGCGAAGACTGGCCAAAAAGAAGTCTTTGACTCCGCTGTACTCGGTAGCCTGACCAAGGCTCACGCCCCCATTGAAATGATTGAGCGCTTCCTGCCCACTATTGTCGCCGGAATGGACCGCCTCGGTCGCATCCTGTTCCTGATGCACTGGCACTACGATGAGTTCCAGGAGAAGTTTGGCAAGGAAGACAGTGTTGAACTCGGTGACAACCTGAAGTCGTCCTTTGAGGGCTTAGGTGACCTTGTCATTTTCTTGCGCAAACGCACGCTATCAGGAGACCCCGAGTTCTACGGTCTCGGCATCAATTCAACCATGGACGGCTAATCCCGTCTTCAATTTCCCAGAAAAGGAATCCACCATGTCGTTATCCAAGACCGCTGAAGAAGTCACCTTGAAAAAGTTGGCTGCCGCTGATCAAGTCGACGGTGCCAATGCTGTCGATCTCGGCTTCTATGAAGCCGCACGTGGTATGGGCCTCAGCGATGAGCAGGTCCATGGCCTCGCCAAGGTTGCCCATGCCAAGCTCGATGCCTTCGCCGCTGCTCAGGCCGCCCAGAAGTAATCCATGAAGCTCGTAGGCGACATCTACGCAAAGAAGTACGGACGCTCCCGGGATATCCAGGGTAGCTCTCTGTTCCGTGCGGACTGGCGGTGGGGTCGGGTCTGTGAGCTCAGTGCGATGCGGGAGACCGCGGCACGAGTTCGCCTCGAGGAGATCAATGATCTCGGGGTGACCTCGGCGTATGAGTTCAAGACTTTCAGAGATCGTGAACTCGACGTCGGCGAAGAATACTCCTGTATTAAAAACGCGTACACGTTGTTCACTGAGGCCCCCGGGCTGAGGTCCTCTCTGGAGGCCTACCTCCTGTGTTCCGACATCGAGGTTGAAGACATCCTGTCCAAGTGGACGCAGGGGAATGAAGCCGGGCTTAAACTCGGCGACATCTACGCGTACACGGAAACCTTCTTCGATGTCCGTGGGATCCTGAACAAGCCTGAGTGGATCTGCACCCTGTTGTTTGGGGACATCCTTGGTCTTATCAGGGACATCAGTAATACGAGTCGACTCGGTGAACACCATCGTGCCGGCTGGCTTCTGGGATCCAAGATCCTGGAGACCTATGTGGACCCCAAGGGCGCCCTCCAGACTACCATGAAGGGTGGCGCACTCCGTGAAGCCCTGGCCTCTCAGATTGAAGAAATCGCGTATCGCCAGACCTTGATTTCCTCTTTCTGCAAGACCCGTGGAGACGAACGCAGTCTGGAGACCATGCGATCCGTGCTCATGATGATCAAGGATCGTGCCATCCATGCCCTGGGTGGTGTGGGCACCGGGGATACCAATGCTGACGCCGTCATGACGTTCCTGCAAGAAATCCCGTTCTCAGTGGCGAATCCTTCACTGGAAGCCAACAAACAACTCCCGGCTCGGGAGGCTCGTGTTCACGAAATGATTCGCACCGTGGAAGCCACGGTGCTCGAGGAGACCTCTGTATGAGCCTTGAACTCATGGGACCCCGGCGTCACGCCATTCTTATCAAAGCTGCCGAGGCCTGTGTTGACTGCATGAACGATGGCGCTGCACCCAATGCAGCACTCCGCAAGGCAGCCCAGGAGTTCGACCTCAATGCTAAAGAGGTCGCCTTGGTCAGCCATGCCGTCAATAACTCACGCACCCTCAGTCATCTCGCGAACTCAGAAGCCGAGGCCAAAGCGGATCCCTTTCCGTTGACCAATGCGGATGAAGTCACCCAGGAGTTATTCCCGGAACCCGATGCTGAAGACAAGAAGCCAGCGAATGGTACGAAACCAGGGGACTACCCTGACGTCGAATCCCCGAACAAGTTGCCGGGTGCCAAGAAGACGGCATCTGAGAGCTCGGGTAAAGCCGACGCCGAAGAAGTCGATGAGTCCTACAAAGAGGATGGCGACTTCAAGGACGTCATCAGTGATGACGAAGCCGAGGCCGAAGACGCCGAACTCTTCAAGACTGCGCGTGAAGTCTTTGGCAGCGACCCCATGGCACTTCGCCGTGGTCGCACCAAGATTGCATGCGATATCAATGGAGTCGGGGTCAGCGCTGATTTCGGTATGGAAGCCGCACGGATCCGGGAAGCCCTGGACTCCGGGCTTCATGGCATCGACTGCTCCCGCCTCGCCGACAACCCCTTTATCAAACTTCAGAACATGAAGGCTGCCGCGGAAGCCGCGAGAACCAAGTTCTCTGAACACCGCGACGCCGCCTTCGTTAAACTGGCTCGAATCGTGGAGTCCTTTGCCCGCATTGATTCCCCAGCGTTCTCCCGTGTGGAGACCCTGGCGAAACGTGCTGGTGTCGACCCCGCAACCCTGGATGTCATCTGGGTCACCGGTGGTCTCGAGAACCGTGGGCACCACAGGGCGACCCCGGCGATGAAGATCGCTGGCGACGTCATCGCGACATGCACCCCACAAGAGAAAGCAGTCGTCGACTCAGTCTCGACGCTGGAGACTTTGTGGAAACACGCCTCGCACTGTTTGGCCGCCAAGAATGAAGTCGACCGCAGGCTCGCCGAAGCCGGCCCCTGGATTGCCAAGATCGCCGGTGATGCCGGCGGCTACGTCAAGGATCTCTCGGATACCGCGGCAACGCTGCCCCAGGCTGCCATGGGTGGCGAAGCCATCGAAGATGTCATTGGTGGTGCCATGGGTAGCCGTGGTAGCGGCGAATCCCCGGATTACGGGGTGACCCCCAAGTCTCCTCTGGGTTCCGGAGGTCAACAGCGGGTCAAGAACACGGGTGCTGCGGTTTCCCTGGCCGGGCTCATGGATGACCCCTATATCGCCCAGCGCCCGATCCCAGAAACTGTTAAAGCCTTCAATGCTGTCATGGCCGCGAATCCCGATGCCGATGCCTCCATGATCCGCCGACTCGTCAAGGATCAGCTCGCCAGTGGCGGTGACCTCGACACCGATGTCCTCTTGAAACTCCAGAAACATCACGCGAAGGGCTGAACATGGTAACCCATGCTGACCACGACGCCTTTGCAAAGCAGGCCGCTGAAGAGGTTTACCCCGATTCAGACGGTGACTGTACACGTAGTAAAACGAATCACGCTAGTCCCAAAAAAAGGCGTAGCAGTAAGGGTATGGTTTCCAATGTTATGGGTAAGGTAACCGACCCCGATTTCTGGAAAACACGTGACATGAAGGACTGGCGTGCAGATGACTATGCGTCAGCGGGGAGGACAGCGTACAACGTTGCAGACATAGCTATCAAGTGTGCCGCTGAAGCCGTGTATCCCGTCTCGGATGACTCCGAGGACGAGGAGGACGACAAGGGCTGGGGTGCCAAGGAATGGTTGACCCTGGCCTTGGCCAGTGGTGGTCTCGCCGCTGGTCTTGGCGCCGCCTACGTGTACCGCAAAGAAATCGACAAGGCTCTTGGTGGTCGCATCTTCGGGGACTCCCGTGAGAAGATGAGTGCGTGGTTGCAGGACAACACCCCCACTGGAACTGGTGCTTTTGGTTTAGGTGCTGGTCTTGGGGTCCTCCATGGCACTGTACCTGCGCTGAAGAAACTGCCGGGTGGCCCCGATCATGGTATCCAGACCACTGGCGGTCTCATCAACAAACTCAATCAGGGCGGTGAAGCCGCAGAGCCCCATCTGCGTGCTATGGGCACCGCAGCAGGACTCGAGGGTGACAAGGGGCCACGTGCTCCCCTTGAAGCCGGAAATGCGGTACACACGTTCGCCGCGGGTTCTATGGTCAATCCCAGTCACCCCCTGGCAATCCTGAACAACAAAGACTTGTTTGATAACAAAGAATTGGTCAACGCCGTGAATCAGGGCACCGCGAAGGGCCCGATGACTCCGGACCCCAGTAAGCAGTCAATCCTCAAACGAGTCTTCGGTAACAACAGTGATCCCAACTTGGCGATTCAACAAGCCAATGCGGAGAAACTGGTGGGCTTCGCGGATTCAGGTCAACGTAAACTTGACTTCAATGCGAACACGCCGGATATCACAAAGCACCAGGCACTCTCCGCGCAGGAGCAAGCGGCTCATAGACTCCGTGAGGGGTTTACGTCTGGTCTGGGGTCCAGGGTAGTCAACATCGTTGGGGTCCCCCATGGTATCGCGGGTGCTCAACGCATTAGTACCAAGCCAACACTTGGTGGAGTCGCAGCACGCGCACTCGGGTATGGCTTCATGGGATCCGGGGCATCCATGCTGGGTGAGAAGATATGGGGCAAGTAATAAAATGATTGCCAAGATTCTTTCTCCGCACACCTACGACTTCCAGGCCCCTGAGGTAACCCTGGTGAGATTCTCGAGTCATGGGTTCGACAAAGAGCTGTTCATGAAGACGGCGAAGGAGGCCGGCGGTCTCCTGTTCCAGAAGGAACTCGCCGAGATGAAGCCGATCCCAGGGAAGACCATCATCCATACCATCGCAGTGGGTGACGAGGAACGCTACGGGGATAATCGTAACAACGATGGCTTCAGCGAGAAAGACAACAAGACTTGTCATACCAGATTTAAGACTCATGGTCATGTCTTCAAGAACCATGACAACGATGACCCCGATAAGAAGACGGGCGACATCCTGTTCACGGGTCACAACGGACCCATGTCGAGAATCGAGCTTCTCTCAGCACTCGACAATGAAAAGAATGCTGACGAGGTCCAGGCTCTCGAAGAAGGCAAGGATGTCCCGGTATCCATGGGATCCATGCAGGCCTATGACGTCTGTTCAGTGTGTGGCCACAAGGCACCTGAGGCCAAGGATCACTGCGAACACGTCAAGCACATGCTTGGTGAAGTCACCAAGGATGGGCAAAAAGTTTACATGCAGAATCCGAATCCGTACTACATGGACCAGTCCACGGTATGGAAACCCGCTGACCGCATTGGTTATACTCTGCGGAAGGTGGCACTAGAGCGACCAGGAGTCCCTGGTTTCGAGGCTGCCCTGCAGACCTCGATGCGGAAACTGAACTCATCGAAGTATGCGATGATGATGCGGCTGGCCACCATCGAGAAGCGAATCGGCGGTCTCGCCCAGCTCGCCGATATTGGTCCAGAACCCAAGGATCTCGATCTCGAGACCCGCAAGGAGATCAAGAAGGCGTTTGAGGCCCATGGTGCCCCCTCGATGCTGAACTGGCTCCACAAGCGTGGGTGTGTCCTCAGTATCCGGGACTTCGCAGACTTTGTCGTCGAGATCCCGATGGCATCGATCTCTCCAGATGTTCACCTGGCACATGATCTCGCTGTTAAACAAGGCTTTCATGGCCTCTTGAAATCTGCTATCGAAATCAACTCTTTAGATGGCGCTGAATCCACGACCCCAATTCGTCTCGAGGACGAGGTCGTGGGCTCCCTGGATTACGCGACATCGATGCGCGGAGACCACCCGAGTCGTCGGGTTCTCCACGCCACAATCTCCGGTCAGCCGAATGTGAAGTTGGCCGGTGCTGGTCGTGCTCCTGATGTCACGGCGAGTAGGGGTCTTGCCGACCTCTATCTCCACTACAAAGTAGCTTTCGCCGTGCATCCCAATAACAACGCAGATGAAGCCACGCTCGGAGCCCTCGTTCAGGGCATGGCCTTGTCGAGGCGCGCAACCCCGTTACCATCACCCTTGTCACCAAGGAAGTAGCTATGACTCAAAAGACACAGCGCACGATCATGGAGGATCTCGACCTCATGATCAAACGCGCCTCCGAAGTTCCCACCGAAGGTCTCCGCAAAGCCGCGAGCCCCGCTGATCCCCTGGACAGCGATAACGGCACTGAAGCCGTTAAAAAAGGTGAACACTACAACAAGAACGTCGAGGAGGCCGGTAAGCATACCGCAGCCAAAGTCGACGGCGGCGCCGAAGCCAACAAGCCCGGCGCAAGCGTGGAAGCCTCCACAGAGGGTGCCACCGCGGTGTCCACTGATGGCCAAGAGGGCGGCAAGGGTGCCGATCTCGAAGTCAAAGGTGAAGCCGACAATGGTCCCGTACCCCAAAGTGAACTCTCGAAGTCCGCTGCTGAACTCATCTCGACTGGACGCAAGATTTCCGCGTATCTGAAATCGGCTGCTGAAAAAGCACCGGTTGATGCCAACGCAGCTGCGGCCCAACAGAAAGTCGCCAGTATCCTGGGAAAATCCAACGGTCAGCCTGAAGCCGCCAAGCCCCTGACCGGCATGAGCGCATACATCGCCAAAAAGGCGATGGAAGCCGCAGGCGGCGAAGCCATCCCTGGTGGCGAACAAGGCGCAGCGCAAGCCGGGGCTCAAGAGCTCATGCAAGCCCTGCAGAACGGTGAGATCGACGACGAGCAAGCCGCACAGATCCTTCAGGAAGCCGCCCGTAGCGGTGCATTGTCCCCTGAGGACCTCCAAGAACTCCAAGCCTTGAGTGAACAGATGGGTGGAGCCGCCGGTGCTGGTGGTGATCCCGCCGCTGCTGGAGCTCCTCCTGGTGGCGACGCCGGGGCTCCCCCTGCTGATGCCATGGGTGGCGCTGGTCCCGCTGGTGCACTTCCCCCTGGCGGCGACGCCGGCGGTGAACTGCCTCCTGAAGACCTCCAGGCCATGAAAGTGGCTGCATTGGATGTCGGCCCCGGTCATCCCGATTACCCCCAGAAGCTGCGCACGCTCCACAAAGCCGCGCACACTTTTGGTTTCAATTTGGCTATCAAGACTGCTCAAGAACTCGAAGAAGCCGCACGGCATGAAGCCGGTGAAGGCGAAGGCCACGAGGGCTCCGAAGGCGCGAAGGCTGAAGAAGGCAAGAAGGAAGGCGACTCTGCTGCGCACGAGCAAGGCGAATCCCCTGCCCAAGAAAACGCCGAACATCTCCCTGGTGGTGAAGAAGCCGGTATCCCCGGTGGTGATCCCGCCGCCGCTGCCGCAGGTATCCCCGGTGGTGATCCCGCCGCTGGTATCCCTGGTGCAGCCCCCACGGGCTCCCCGATTAACGGTGACCCCCTGGCTGGCCTCGAAGCCAAGACTCCTGAGGAACAAGCAGCTCTGATGCAAGTTCTCCAGGAAATGGGCATCGATCCCCAGGAACTCGCCAACCTCCGCGCAGCCCCGGTGCCCGCGATGGACAAAGTCGCGAGTTACAAGGCTCGTGTCAGCGCAGCGATCTTCAAGAAGGCAGCTGCTCTCCAAATCGCGCAAACCTCCACCAACAAGAAAGCCTGATCCCATGACTGGCAACGAGCTCAAGAAAGTTGCGAGCACTATTGATGGTCTCGCCTCCACCCTGGAACAAGCCCAGGGTATCATCCAAAAACAAGCCGCGGAGAATACAGCCCTCAAGGCCGAACTCGCCGCAGCGCAGAAAACGCAAAAGACCGCCAGCGAAGCCGACCAGGCCAAGGTGGCAAATCTGCGTGGACTCGCCAAGCGCGCCGCTGCAACCCTGTTGCAATCCGGCATGATCTCGAGTCCCGAACGCGCAGAAGCCTTTGCCAACGAAGTCATGGATCACTCCAAGGCTGTCACGGCACTGCACAAGTTTGCTGAAGTCGCAAGCCGGGCCACCAAAGTGGCCAGCGTTGTCGAGGATCCTGAAGCCCAAGCCGAGTGTTCAGATGCGGTTTGGGATCGTCATGCTCGTCAGCACATCCCTTCGGGTAACTGAACCTACCTGATTAACCGGGGCATATGTCCCCTTCACATGTCTTCACCAAAGGAAGATTAACATGAGTATCCCAACCAGTATGGGTGGCAAGAAGCTCGAAGTCCGTAAAGGCGACCGTAATACCCTGGTCGACTTTACTGGTCAACTCGGCCCCGGCGTCCTCATCGACGCAGGTTCTGTCTGCTCCATCTCTCCCCTCACCGGCAAGCTCCGCGCTGGCCTCGACGCAGCTGATGCCCTGAACCAGCTCCCGCTGTTCGCCGTGTCTGGCACCGACGCCAACAATGCTCCAGACGTCGTCCGCGACGGCCTGCTCAGTGGCGCCCTGAATGCCCAAACCCGCTCGAACTCCACTGGCGGCAATGGCTACGCCATGCCCTACGCCGGTGAAGCCCGCTTCGGCACCATCACGGGTAAATCGGCTGTCGAACTCAGTACCACTGCATTCGATGCCTCGAAGACCTATGTCCCCGGTCAGCCCCTGACCTGCGTGGCTACTGGTAACGCCAACGCTGGTGTTATCCGCGACCTCGCGACCCCTGCTACCGATATCATCATCGGTCGCGTCGCCCCCGCCGGCAAGTTCACTGGACCCGATGGCTACGCCACCCTGGCGTTCTATCCCGGCCTGGAACTCCTCCGCGCCGGAAACACCCTGCCTGCCAGCCTGTGAGCTCGGTAGCCTCCAACCACAAACCAACAAGGAATTGAGACCATGAGTCAGAAAAAGCTGTCCGCGGCCCAGTCCAATGCTGCATTCTTCGGTATGCTCGAAAAGGGTCATATCAAAGCCGCAGCGGACATGGTGACCGATTTCACCCGCGTTCGCATCCGTGAATCCTCGTTCTTCGAGAAGATTCTGCCAGCGATCAAGATTGGGGATGACGAACTCACCCCACAACTCAGCAATGACAAGAACGTCAAGCTGGTTGAACGCGAACCCAACTCACCCGCTGCTATCACGATCCCCCTGGGTCAGCAGCCCATCCAATACTACTTCCGTGGTGACCGTTACCCGGTCTACTTCGATCGTATCGTGACCCATAAGTTCACGAAGGATACCTCGGAACTCCGTACCTACGGTATGGACATCCGCCAGGTCATCTCGGACAACGCCATCCTCGACATGGATTTCGAGTTCGACCGCAAGATGCTGTCGGCTTGCCAAGCCATCGTGGGACCTCAGGGCGGTATCGTTCCTGAAACCGGCATCGTCCAAAACGTCAAGTTCGTTGATCCCGCGGGCATCACCCGTAACTCGTTGTTCGAGATCAAAAAGATCCTGCCACGTACTTTCGCCCACTTGGACGGCGTGACCATCCTGGTCAACAACATCACCATCCATGACGTCAGTAAGTTCACCCGTGACGAAGCCGGTGGCGACTTGTCGCAAGACATGTTGGTCGACGGCTTCCAACAGAAGAAACTGATCGGCTGCAACTGGGTCGTTACCAACAAGACCGAGCTCGTCGCCGAATCCAGCTTCTGGGTGTTCGCTTCCCCGGAGTTCCTGGGCAAGTCCTACGTCCTCGAAGACACCACGATGTATGTCGACAAGCGCGCATACAACCTGGAATTCTTCGCGTACGCTGAACGCGGCGCCACCATCGCCAACCCCGCTGCGGTCGCCCTGGTGACCATCTCGCAGAATTGAGCTGATAGGTTGGATTTGAGATTGTAATAGGACGCCACCTGGGAAACCGGGTGGCGTCCTTCTTTGGCAGCCTGCCTACCCCGACTTGTTCGAGGGATTTCCAAGACTATCCTATCGCATCGGAGCACCCATGAAACCCCGTGAATTACTCTTCCGGGCTGCACAGAAGATTGCAGCCCACACTTCCACCCCTGTTAAACCGCGGAGTGGAACCAATGCGCCGCCGCCACCCGAGCAGCCTACTCAGCCGAGTACCAACGCCAAGGGTAACATCACCCCTGCGATGGGGAGTCCGAAGAAGGCTAAGAATGAGAAGAAGGCGGGAATTGTAAACAAATTCCTGGAAAAACAAGCAGCCCAGTTCAAGGCAGCGGCACCTCGCCCAGGACGCCTCGATGGCGACATCGCGTTGACCAAGTTGGCGAGTCGTCACAAGGCTGCAAAGAAGTCTGCAAAATGAATACGTCAATAGCACACACCATTGTTGTAGTTAAATATCCAAGAGTTATACTCACCTGGATTAAGCCGAACCGGACTCTGGGACCCGGGGTCTACCACTTCGTTGGTGACCACCGGGGCAATATCAGGACGATGTCACAGCGCCAGGACATCCAACGCGGTGCCATCGACCTCTTCTTTGAGGTCGGGGACACCAAGGAGTTCCTACTCCGCCATCTCCGACGCTGTCAGGCCGATATCCGGGATTCCGTGATCCGGGCCGAGAAGAACGGCAGGATCCCGGAACCCGGTGTTATCGGGCCTCTCCAAGTCAATCTCAACTTCTACGCCAACCTGGCACGCATCCAGGGCATCGAGCTCGCCCTGACTTCACAGGGTGACATCTCCGCGGTGGATCCAGCCTCTAGCGCAGATGTCGAAACCACTGAAGATGCCAGGGAACCCCAGGAAGCCCTGATTCAGGCCCCCTGATTCAACTGTCTCGGGGCTGGAGACTATTCATGCGAATCGCTGAGCTCCGCCTCGATTTGAAGTCCGCGCTGACCACGCTGGTCCCCCTGCGTCCCCAGACCCCCTTGGTTCTGGATTCCGCAGATGATCTCAGCGTACGTCTTGTCCTCGAATACGATTCTGAACCCTTGGTCCTCAAGGCCCCGTATCCCCGTCTCGGTGTCTTCACCGAGAAGGGTGCTCTGATCCTGAGCGTGAATTATGTCCCCGGGGCAGCGACCTGGGATCTCGAGAACCCCAACGCAGGTCGCATCCCGTACCAGATCCATGGTGGCAGCCCCGCCTTCAATGTTCTCGACACCCTGAACCCCATTGACCTCGAGTGGCGTCTCATCGGCGTCTTCGACTCCCAGACTCCACGCGAGATCACGGCGGTTAAGGGTATCCTGACGTACGCCCCCGGGGCGACTTCAGGGGAACCCGGGCCGACTCCGAGTGGTGACTGCTGTGACCAGATTGGCCTCGACATCGAGTTCGAGCTCGACAACCAGGCTTATTACACCGAGTACGCGTGGAGCCCGGTAACCGGGGATCTCACGACTAAAACGCATTACTCGGATGCCACGAAGACAGCAGTGTTATTTGTGGTCTCCTATACCTGGCACCCCAATGGACTCCTCCATATCAAGAGGATCACACGAATTCGTGATGGTGCCGTGCTCACGCTCACGTTTGCATGGGCACCCCAGGACTCGACTCCCCTTTCAGAAACCTTGACGTCGGTGACCCGCGTGCTGAACATGGGGCCATAACCATGGCCATGAACATTATACCCGGTGCCCTGCCTCTTACCGATAACGCCACGTTTGCTGGCCTTCCCCTCACGGAGCCCACTGAAGTGCAGTATTGCGGAACCCTTGATATCGTGCTCCCCGAGGGCTTCCGTGATGCCGTGGGCGCCAACGTAAACCTGTCGCATGACATCTCGATCCCCGCGGCATGCTTCCCGCAGCCCCTGGGAGCCGAGACACTATCCCTGGCCATGATGAAGTGGGATGACGACTCGAGATCCTGGGGTTACTCTGACATCAATACCGGTGGTGACCCCGCGTACCCCGTGGGCACATGGCCCAGGCTACCGACTCGGATCTCTGATATCGTCCGCCAACTCAACATTCACTACCGGCGCCCCGGGGACGAACCCAATCATCGCGCCCTCGGGGTCCTCAGCGCCGGTGCCGTCGGGAATCGCATCCTCGCAGAAACTATATTGCCATCGACTACTGTGTTCAATCTCACGACCCCTGTGAGTGGGCTGTTTATCCAGGGGCACTACGCCGTCATCGGCTACGAAGCCATGCGGGTCACCGCGGTATCCGGCTATCAAGTCCAAGTCGTGCGTGGCAGACTGGGGACCTCCGCGGGGTACCATCCCGCGGGGACCCCTATGATCTACGATGCCTACTGTAACCCCTATCACCCCTATACGACGACTCGGGTTGATAGTGTTGGCGGCCCCCGTGGTAGCGTCTACGAGAAATCCAGGTGGACCTACTTCCCTGGGGCCACTCCAATCAATGCGATCCCGAACTGGACTCCCATTGTTGACGACGAAGACGGCGACAAGGAGTCCAGGGGGTTCATTATAGAACTCACCAGGGAAGCCAATCCCAGCGCTTTGCGTGATGCCGGCGAAGTCATCATTCATCTCACCCCGCTGACCTCGCTCTGGGCCTGGTAGGCATTGTCAGCTCACGACCAACACCAAGATTTCCTGTATCGGAGAGACCTGTGAAATATCCATCATTCGTGACCAATGCGACCCCAGGTACCGTGAACGCCGGACACATCGCCGTCGGCGTCCTCCCCGTGGCCCCCACGGGAACCGTGAGAGCTCGCGTGCTCAAGTTGCTCGCCAGTGGGCTCACCGGTGAAGCCCTGGACATCACGGGGTATGAGACCTGCACCCCGCAGCCCCTCTTGCGGTGCTATAGCATCGACATCGGGTATGCCTACGAGCAAGCCAATGGTGCCGGCACCTTCGCCACCAAGTTCCCGCCCTACGAAGAACACGCCTTGCTCATCGAGATCTATGATGACGCCAATGCGGATAATCGGGACATCAACAAACTCGTCTTTGGTGGTGGGGAAGATCAAATCGACGCGATCACTGGCGACGACCACCGCGACCTCACCTCGATCTACAACCGTCTGGGCTCGAGTACGGTGTCCATGTGCCTCCTGGGGTTCGAGTACACGGATACCGGGGTCCCCGCCAACGATCTCATCGGGTTCTACCCCTCGCTCCAGGTCAATGGGGCCGCGATCACCGACAAGTTCCTGCACCACGCCACAGTGGAACTCTACGAAGTCGATGGGGTCTCCCCAATCTTCGTGGGCACCGATACCCCAGTGTACTCCCAGCTCCTCAGTGTCCCCCTTGGCAGCAGTGCGGGTGCCGTTCAGCTCACGGTACCCTCGACCGCAGGGCTCACCGCTGGAAGAATCCTGGCATGCGACAATGAACTCATGACAGTGGTCACCGTGGACGCCCCAACCCTGGTAACCGTCACCCGGGCCTCCCTGGGGACCACACGCGCCTACCACAGCGCAGGTGCTGAAGTCTGGATCTCTGGTGCGGATTCCCGTGGCATCTTCAAAGTAGTGAAGACAGGTGCCAGTGATCTCATCTTCGAGACCAACTACACCGTCAAGGTTTCGATTACCTGGAAGGGTTCGAGTTACCTGAGCATCCACCAATTCCTGTTCCGAGAAAACGACGTCTGAGAGGTCACGATGCCAACTCTTCAAGGCCTCATGGGTCCATTCATCCATTCGCTGGCAGCTAAAAACCAGATCCCTGATGCTGGCCCCGGTGGCGACGGTCAAGACAACGTGCTCTGGCTTCCCATTGAACCCGGTGGTGTCACCAGGACATCTGAAGTCACGCTACCATACCTCACCGATGGGGACTTCAGCACTGCAGAGATGGAATGGGATCCCGATGTTGTCCTCGCGGCATCTGGGCATCCCGGTGGCTGGATGACCCGGATGGCGCCACACCCCTTCTGGGGTCTGGTCACCACGGTGCACAGCCTGATTATCCAGATCAACCAACGCCAGGGCCTAGGTGCAGTGGTCTCCGGCGACATCGTGACCCGATGCTCCATGATCGACCAGAAGGCTGCCACGGTTTGGGACTTCTTCCCCGGGGCGACTCCTCTGAACTCTCAAGCCAACTTCCCCCTGTTCTGGGATGACGACGGTGACTACAAATGGGAGCCACGTGGGGTACGAATCACCCTGGGGACTGCGCATACCCCGTTGGCCCTCGTCGATGGGGCGCGCATTCTGGTTCGGTTGAATAATCTCGGTCTCGATGAGGCCCCGGCGCCTTGGTGAGCCCATTGGCGTAACGCGGATCTCCGGTATTCTGTGGCGACACCACCAGCACGGAAACAACATGGCCGATCTACCCACGAATCCAGCAGACGCCGCGGCGGCATCTGAACGTATCATGAACGCAGCTAACCGCTTGGAGACAGGTGGGATCGTGTTCCTGATCATCGTCCTGGTCTTGGGTGTCATCGCGTTCTGGTTATGGCTGCGCTCCAAGAAAGATGCGAAGACAGCTGAGAACAAGAAGCTCGAGATCGAGCAGGACGGGAAAACCCGTAGAGCAGAACTCATCGCGGCATCCAACGAGAGCATCGCCAAGGCGATAACGGACTCCAATGAGCTCGTAATGCGTGGGCTCCAACGCCACGGGGCCTGCATTGAAGGGCTGGGTAAAGAGATCCACGGGCTCCGCAAGGACATGGTTGATCATGGCTCCAGACTCGAGACATTGACGACCTCCCAGGCCGAGTCCTTTGCGAGTGCCCTGTCAGCCCACGATCGCACGAGTACGGAGCGCGAGAACACCAGGGAGCGCAGGCTAGACCAAACCTTCATCAGTCTGCAATCCGTGTTACGTGAACTCCTGGATCGCCAGAAGGGGGTCATTAACATCGCTGACTCCATACGCATCATCGAGGAGTGCTTTGAGCGCTCCGTGAAGCCCCAAGTCTTCGATGTAGTCACAACCTCGATTCAGAAGAACAACTGGAAGCGCGAGGCACCGTTCATCACGGATCGTGTCTGCAGGGATCTCAATGCGATATTCTTCCACGCCGAACGCGGCCTCGCGAATTACCAGCTCTCCATTGACCACAAGCTATTTTTTCCGAGTCATCCCGATGGATCCTACCTAACAGTTGATCTCATCTGGGCACTCATCCGCGAAATGTTAGTGTCGGCTTCCGAGAGCACGGATCACACCGATGAAGCCGTGGGGCGACGTGTGGCCTCCACTAAGATTCGTGTCGAGAACTGCCTAAACACTGGGCTGAATGAGACCAAGAATCGAACCAACGGTATCTACCATGACGAGGGCTCGAAGGCCACGAAACGCACGAATCGGCAGAATGCTGACGACCTCCCCGGTCCCAATGCGGCGTGAGAGCACAGGCTTCTCCCCGACAGACACTGGCTTAGTATCCAGACTACAGGAGATCACGAATGTCCACCGCCCAAGGTTTCGTCAAGGTTGCAGGGGTCAACACTCCTGGTGTTTACTACACCGCGATTTACTCGCGCCCAGGTACTGTAACACGGTGGCGGCGTGTGGTCCGCCTCACCGATAACGCAGGCATCTATCAAGTCGCGATCAGTGAAGACAATTTCATGGGCACCAACTGGGTTTGCCAGAACGGTGATAAACTCGTGGTGCTCTTCTGGAGAAAGAGCGATGTCACCCCGGTGGATCCCCCGGGTTCTGCATACGAGAACCAGTCGCCGACAGACGGCAGCGGTGGCGACCATCTCCTCGGCTTCAAATATGACAATGGGGCGTCAGCGATAGCCAACTATGCCACCGCTGACCAGTTCGCCAGTGTTCTATTCACGCTGACTGGAGATGCCTGGAACGCTACCCCAGACGGCGGTGGTGTCGGCGACATCAACGGAAACATTGATCTCCAACTCAACCAGGGACCCAGTGCAGTCATCACCGGGGTCAGCCTCGATCCCGTGAACCCCACTGATATCTCTCGTGCAGTCGCCAGGATCCTTGGAAACAGCTCAAGTGACAACGAGAATCGAGTCACCGCGGGTGGGCGGACCACGGGGCAGTTCTACTCCGAGTTTGCTCAGGTCCTCTTCGAGCAAATCAGCGGGGCTCACCGCCCCAGTGGTGGGGTCCAGAATTCAGACGGCTCCCCTGTAGACGGCACCCGTTTCGCGTTCTCGATTGGATCGCGCTACGGCAACGCTTTTGGAACCCTAGTTCCCGGTGCAGGTGGAACCCTTGTCGGGGGCACCGAAGTCGTTTACCCCGGACCTGGTTTCCCGAGTCAGACGCATACCTGGAATCATATCGACATCTGGCCGGTGCAGCTGACATCCAAGGATGACGCCGGTGTCGGTGCGCTTGGTGAACTCAACCCGGCAAGAACGGCCACGGCGACGTTCTATCTCCGGACTACCTATCGAGCCCCTGGTTTCAGTTTCGCTGCACGTGAGTGGGCTTCCTGGAACGATCTCGTCGCGAGTTCGGGTTCCCCAGTGTTCTCGTCCTCAGCCCCCAACACGATTCGTGACGTCGCCATGGTGTCCCCTGTGCTCTCCGGTGCCGACAACACTCTTGTCGTCGCCGCACGCTATCAGGACGCCCCCGCGGGCTCCGTGGTCGCCCTTAACGGCACTGGTAGAGTCGCGGTACGCAATGACCCCTGGTCGTCTGGGCAGATCTACTCGAGATTCACGGGTAACGTGGATCTCAACGCCGCCATAGGCGGAAACCTCACGATTAACGTGACCAACATTGGTCGCGGTATCCAGGCCGGAGATCTCGCCGCAGGGGAGATCAGAGGGTTCCTCAACGTGGTCACGCAGACCCCTGCTGGTGGCGGTCTCGCGGCTCCAATTCTTCACAGTTACCCCATTGTGGCCTCGGCGTCAGTGGATTCCATTGTTATCGCGGTGACGGGTTCAACCCAGGTCTACACGTCAGCCGACTGGTTCTTTATCTCCAACGAACCCGGGGGTGGCAACCACACGAGCTGGGAGTGGGAGATCAATGCGGGTGGTTTTGGCTGGGAAGGTGTGGGACTGGATTACACTCAGCTCGGGGGTAGCGCAGTTGGCCCCGGGATCACCATCAATTCCCCTGGTATCGGTTTACACGCCTGGCCGGGATCTTTCTTCGTCGTCGTCAACGGTGGCATGCGCGGATGGTACCCCATCGCAAGTGTGCCTAGTGATGACCAGATTGTTTTAGTTGTGGGTTCCCCGCTGCCTGGCCTTGTCCAGCCCTCGGACACCATCGCTATCGGGTTCCCATCAAAACCTCTGAAGCTGCCACAACGGGTCAACGACTCCCTGGATGTCAGGGCTACCGTGAAGTCCACCACGGGGTGGTCAAATACGATTGGCCAGCCCTGGAAACTGTTTGGGGCTACTCCAGTGGTCTACTCGCAGACCGGCGCGGTGGACAACCTGAACCCCGCAGCAATCATTCCCTCACCTGCATCCGTACCTGGCAGCGCGAAAACATACGTCTTCGATGGTCGACGTTCCTACGGCACCGATGTCGTCTGGGTGCAAGGGGATCCCCTGGGCACCGATCCAGTCCTCGCCGCAGCGGGCACAATTTTGGCCGGGCACCCCTCAATCGCATTCACGGATCCCAACCTCATCAATGGTGGTCTCCGCACCGGGGGGCACGCGGTTCTCGTCCTCACTGATCTCGCCGGGGCGATCACCAAAGTCATCCCCATCGTGGACATCGATACCACGAACCCCACCAAGGTCTGGTTGGATACCTCAGTTATCGGTGCCAATATCACCTATGGTGCCGGGGTTCAGCACTTCCGTACCGCCAACGACTACGAAATCGAATCGGGGGGTACCCCTGCCGCGATTGCATCGTATGCCTGGGAGATCCGGTCATCGATGACAGCACTGCCACCTCTAGGTGTCAATGACCCCGCGTTCCCGACGTGGTGGAATCTGGCCAGATTTGATAACTCGGGAACTGGACCCACGTTCTCGCATACATACCCCCAGGCCGACAATGGGCGCAACGCCGTGGTCGCCCTGACCGTGGTCGACGTGGACACCTCTCCTGGAGGCAACGCTCCGGCTCAGGCGACGTCTCGCCTCGCCCTTGTCGTCAACGTCAGTGGCGGTGGTTTATCAACTCTGGGCGCACGTCGCCTCGAATGGGACTAAGGAAACACTATGAGATATGACGGCCATGAGACTGTGATTGTTGGTGCCGAGTTCCAGCCGGGGCTCGGTGCCGTCGAGGTCCAGATCCTGAATATGGAAACCATGACACTCCTTGCGCTCTCCGATAACATGGCGCAGGAGTGTCTGCTGGACCCCGGGCTCTACACGTTCTCCTTGGCCAATGTGGTCGACCCCATCATCGGGTTCACCCAGGCCATCGTGAGATTCCGAGTCCTGTCCACGGGGGATGTCTACCGCAATAAAGTCGTGTTACGCGGATATGTCGATGAAGTCAGGAAGACCAAGGCTCTCGTGGCCACTACGATCTAACAGGGGCTCCAGTGCTACCGATCCAGAACAACGCCGTTGTCACGCTTACGGCCCCGCTGGGGGTCTCGGGAACCGTGATCGAAGTCAGCGACGCCTCCAAGATAGCGACACCAATTATTGTTGCCCTGGGGTCACGTTCCACCGGGGTCGAACTCATCCGGCTGTCAAACAAGAACGTTGGTGCAGGGCTCCTCTTCGTTGAACTCCTGCCGCAGAATGGTCGTGGGTTCGGGGGCACGACGCCGAGGGCATGGGACATCGGTACCAAGCTGTGGTCCACGATTACAGCTGAACACATCCAGGAACTCCGGATTCATGAAATGACTCCGGAGCAGCGTGCCGAGTTGACCCTGGGGTTACGTGAACGTGGATACATCTACCTAGACACCCCAGGGGATATATTTACGAGGTGGGATGGCAGCAAGTTTAATGCTGCCGTGCTAACACATGGTAGTGGGAAAACTGGGCCAAGCCGGAGTATAAAGGATTTCATAGCACCGGCTGAAGATATTGTGGATCTTCCATATTCTTTTGGAGATCGCTGGTTAAGGGTAGACGACAACACTCTACATATTTGTACGGTGACCCCAACGGGACAGTTATCGGACTGGTCTCCGATTCTTGTTGGCGCCACGGGGCCACAGGGACCTCTTGGTCCCACGGGGCCCCGTGGTGACACCGGACCAGGAACGCCGGGGTCCACGGGGCCACAGGGACCACGAGGTGACATCGGTGAAGTAGGCCCTGAGGGGGTCCAGGGGCCTATTGGAGACACATCGCCGATCATGGGACCCCTGGGTCCCAAGGGTCCCATGGGTTATCAGGGTTTACAGGGTCCCACTGGGCCCCAGGGACTCACGGGGCCACAGGGTTTGACTGGTGTTGCCGGTGCCACGGGACCCCGGGGACCCCAGGGTATCACGGGACCGCAGGGGCCCACTGGTTCAGGTCTGACTGCACGACAAGGCGACCAAGGCCCCCAGGGGCCCCAGGGTCTCCAGGGGGCACAGGGTTACACGGGCCCGCGTGGCATCGACGGCGCCGTGGGGCCCCAGGGCGAGCAGGGTGTTCCAGGAAACACTGGACTCGAGGGTCCAGTGGGTCCGCAGGGGCCCCCAGGGCAGCAGGGACCCCAGGGACCGCAAGGTATAACTGGTGTCGGTCCCACTGGGCCCCAGGGTTTACAAGGCCTCAAGGGGCCTCCACAGGTAAACCCGGGTCCACAAGGACCTCAGGGCGATAAGGGTCCACAGGGTGCCCCTGGTGCAGATGGGGCACCAGGAAACCCCGGTGGTCCGGGCCCCCAGGGACCCCAGGGGCCCGCCGGTATTCAGGGTCCACGTGGAGCCCGCGGACCCATGGGAAAAGTAATAAAAGGACCGAGGGGGTTACCTGGACCAACAGGCCCACCCGGTGCCACCGGTGAACAAGGTGATAGGGGTGAGAGGGGAGACGTAGGGGTTTCAGTGACTGGCCCACGTGGTATCACGGGTCCAATTGGCCCACGTGGTAACGATTATGATGGCCCCCCAGACGGTAGCACGGGTCCACAGGGAATCCCGGGTCCAAAAGGGGAAGTCGGAGACGTGGGCCCACGTGGACTCACTGGTCCTGACGGGACCCAAACAGGACCACGCGGCATACAGGGTTTCGATGGTGTCCCTGGATTAATGGGCCCCGCTGGCGACACGGGACCCACTGGACCCGTTGGTCCAGCTGCAGCCGAATTAGTAGGCCCTGATGGCATCACTGGACCCACGGGTCCACGTGGCGATCTCGGGGACGCCGTAGGCAAACCAGAGTGCGCACCACATCAACACTGCAAGAGTGATTGCATATGTGATGGAATCCTTGGTACAGGGGATCCAAAGGATGGAGGGGATAGTTTAGCACCGGAGGCAGTAATCACCGAGAATCTCTGCACGACCACACTAGACGCCACTCTAGGTTTGACGAACACACTCACTGTTGATGGGGTGGGTTGGTGCCCAGACGTAATCAAAGCATGCGTATCAACTGGGTTCAAGTGCATCGGTGTTCTTGTTCCATGCGGAGCTGGCCCCGAATGTGACTGTGATGTAACTGAGTGTCCTACTCAAAGTGGATCGGGATCGGGATCGGGATCGGGATCGGGATCGGGATCGGGATCAGGATCGGGATCGGGATCGGGATCGGGATCAGGATCAGGATCAGGATCGGGATCGGGATCAGGATCAGGATCGGGATCGGGATCAGGATCAGGATCGGGATCGGGATCGGGATCAGGATCAGGATCGGGATCGGGATCGGGACTTGTCAGTGGGTCATCCCAGCAACCATCTGGGTCATCCCAGCAACCATCTGGATCATCCCACTTACCCAGTGGGTCATCCCACTTACCCAGTGGATCATCCCACTTACCCAGTGGATCATCCCACTTACCCAGTGGGTCATCCCACTTACCCAGTGGGTCATCCCACTTACCCAGTGGGTCATCCCACTTACCCAGTGGATCATCCCACTTACCCAGTGGGTCATCCCACTTACCCAGTGGGTCATCCCACTTACCCAGTGGGTCATCCCACTTACCCAGTGGGTCATCCCACTTACCCAGTGGGTCATCCCACTTACCCAGTGGGTCATCCCACTTACCCAGTGGATCATCCCACTTACCCAGTGGGTCATCCCACTTACCCAGTGGTAAACACTCTGGGTCATCACATCTACATTCTGGGTCATCGCACACCCCCAGTGGTAAACACTCTGGGT